AATGAATTTTTTCAGTGGAATAATATATCCACTTTTTGATACGACAACCTCATCACCTACTCAGTTAAGTTTTTTAATACATGCATATGCCGTATTAAAGGCACCTAGTGATATTGATTTAGCTGAGTTTGAAATATTAACAGGTCCTAATTATGATAGTAGTTTTAATACTTTAGGAACAACTAACCGCTATTCTGACTATTTAGGTGAAAATATAGGTTTAAGTCAATATAATTGGAACGGGGTATTAAATAAAAGAACTGATTCTAATGGCATATTAACGTTTACACCCGCTGAATTTGAGAATGATATAAACAACATACTGGAATCATCTGGTTCTGAATCGAATACCGCAGATTTAATAGATAGTTATACCAATGATGTATTAACACTTAGAGGGTTAAAATCATCGACTATAGATTTTAATGTGGACGATTCTGGTTGTTTGGTTATGGAGGTTAATACTACTATTTCTGGTAGTAGTTCTTGTAATTATTGGATTAGTGGACAAACTGGTATTAATTCCTTGAGGGTAATTAATTCTTCATCAATAAGTGCAACTGGTGACTATGCTATAGCCACTGGTTTTGCTACAAACGCAAGTGGATTTGCCTCTAACGCTGGTGGTAAAGATACAACAGCAAGTGGTGCTAATTCATTTACCCATGGTGAAAATAATGATTCTAGGGCAAGTAATTCGGCTATTTTAGGTGGACTTAATAATACTGTAATTAATACATCAACAAATTCAGTTATAATTGGTGGAAACAATATTACGGCCACACAATCAAATACAGTTTATACACCCAGTATTGTAGTTAGTGGTACTGTTACTTCAACTGGTATTATGACCGCACCTAACTTTGTGCTAAGTTCGGATAAAAGAATAAAAACGGATATTGAACCAATTTCGAATTATATTATTGATGTTAATTGGAAAAAATTTAAACTTAATTCTGATACATCTAAATTAAGATATGGTGTAATCGCACAGGAGCTTGAAGGGAAACATCCAGAATTTGTTATAACTGATGAGAATGGAATGAAATCTGTGGCATATATCGATTTACTTGTAGCCAAGATTAATGAATTAGAGAATAGGATTAAAATTTTAGAGAAATAATGGCAGTACCAGATACAACAACATTTAGCTTACAAGATGTGGTTAACGAAATAAACCCAACAACTGACGATTTAGTGAATTGTATTTCTGATGCCGTAGAAGGGAACTATGATTCAAGATATTATATTACACCAGCCACAAGCTTACTTGAGTTCAGAAATTATGGCCCATCTGGTCCAGAATCTTGTGATTCAGGTATGGATGTTGTTTTTATTTTTGATTATTCATCGAGTATGAACGACCATATAGAAGCCGCTAAATCTGGAGCTGTAAGTATTATATCCACTATAAATTCACAATCAGGTTCTAATGATTATAGATTAGGTCTAGTTATTGCAGATGAATATCTTTCAGATACAAATTCAAATTATATTAATAATATAAATTATACTAGTTTACCATCTAGTCAAAGGATAATTAATACTGGTAGTATTGCAAATAGATATCAATGGTTAACAACTATGGAAATGATGGGCGTAAATAATGGAGCAACTTTTACAAGTCAATTAGATAAATTAAACGGTGCAATTCCAATTGGTAAAGGAATATTAGACCCAGAACCTATGGATTTAGTACTAAGTAAGGTTGTTGAAAATAACTTTGCTGGTTCTTTTAGAAACGGAGTGGCAAAATATGTGATTATGGTTACAGATGATGCACCAGGTGGCGATGATGATAGTTTTACTGATGCTGATATTTTTGAAATACAGAGATTAATATCGGTTTGCAATAGTCAAGATATTAAGGTAATTGTGCTAGGTGCTGGGGTTAATAAATCAAGACTAGCACCAGTACCCTTTTTACCAGGTGATTATTTCCCATGGCGAAGATTGGCGCTCGACACTGGAGGGTCATGGAATGTTAGTTATGATGCAAGTACAATACAGTCGGAAATAATTAATAATTGCTCAACTCAAAATACAGGGTTTACAGTTGCCTATGTTACATCATTTATTAGTGATAGCATAACCAGTATAGATATTAGCGACCCTAATAATTTGATTGAACTGGATAGCTATACAAGTACTAATTTAAATGCTGCGCAAGGTATTAGATTGGACCTGAATAATAATGTGGCTTATGTAGTATCATCAACATCTGATGACATAACCAGTATAGATATTAGCGACCCTAATAATTTGATTGAACTGGATAGTTATACAAGTTCTAATTTAAATGGTGCTCGTAATATTGCTTTAGATTTGAATAATAATGTAGCCTATGTAACATCATTAGCAAATGATACCATTCTTAATGATACCAGTCCTGGTGATGCTAGTAGGATAACCAGTATAGATATTAGTAACCCTAATAATTTGGTTGAACTGGATAGTTACAGAAGTTCAAATCTTGATGGTGCATTTAGTGTTGAGTTAGACTTAGCTAATAATGTGGCCTATGTTGTTTCGTATGTATCTAGTAGTATAACTAGTATAAACATTAGCGACCCTAATAATTTGATTGAGATGGATAGTTATATAAGTCCCAATTTGGATGGAGTTCGTTATATCGCTTTAGACCTTATCAATAATGTGGCTTATGTGGCATCATTGGATTCTGATAAGTTAACTAGTATAAATATTAGCAACCCTAATAATTTAATTGAACTTGATACTTATACAAGTACTAATTTAGATGGTGCATTAGGTATTAAATTAGACTTAGCTAATAATGTAGCCTATGTCACTTCAGAACTATCTAATAGTATAACTAGTATAAATATTAGCAACCCTAATAATTTAACTGAACTGGATAGCTATACAAGTACTAATTTAGGTGGTGCATTTGGTCTTGAGTTAGACTTAACTAATAATTTGGCTTATGTAGTATCATCAACATCTGATAGTATAACTAGTATAGATATTAGCAACCCTAATAATTTAACTGAACTGGATAGCTATACAAGTACTAATTTAGATTATGTAATAGGGATTGCGTTAGGATAAAAATACATAAAATTAATATTATATGTTATATGTTTACAAGATTATAAAAAAATAAATAATATTGCAAATAAAAGTTATTAAATTTTATTTACAGTTAATTAAAAGTTAAATAAAAATTTTATTAAATGAATTTTAATATAAATAAAAATGCTACATTACCACGTTTGGTAATGGAATTAGTTAAGGACGGTAGATATACCTATAAAGAATTTAACGATAAGTTACAAAATAGTAATATTACGTTCTGTATGTCCGATATAGTTACTGGTGTAAAAAAAATAGGTAGAAAAAATGCCACACTTATACTTAAAAATGAATATAACGGTTGTAATTATGAAGAATATTATATAAGTTATCAGTTTTCGAAAAAAGATACATCAACATCTGGAACCTATATAGGTGAATTTACGATAGAATTTTTAGATGGTTCTGGTACATTGATTGTTCCAATTAGAGAAACATTACTAATAAATGTACTTGACCAAGGGATTAAAAAATAAATTTATTTTAAAATTACTTGTATCTTAAAAATATTTTGACTAAATTTGTTAATCATTTTATAAAATGATTAAAACCCTTACTTTTGGTTTTCACTTGATTATGTAGAATAAATTTACTTTATTTGTTTAAAATATAAGTATATGCCTAAGAACAGTGTAGATTCAGATTTAATTATTAACTTCCTAGAAGGTGGTGACCCACAAAAATATATTGTGGGTGTAGAGGCCACATATTACGAGGACTTTGTTTATTTAATAATCAATGACCCAGATAAACCCGAAAAGACAATAGAGAAACATAGTTATACCCCATTTCTTTGGGTTAAACAGGATGTTTTCGATATGATATATGAGGGTAAGCGTTCAAGGATAAAGAATGCTATGAGGGAGTCTGGTATTAAGGTAAAAAAACAGATTGATTCAAATGCCGATGGTGAGATTCCTGATAGACTTAAGGATGGTTACATTTATTTGGTCGAGTGTAAGAATGGTAGTTACTCTAAATTAATAAACTTTTTCAAAAATGGTGGTGTTGATTTATTTAATCAGGACTTTAGAAAATACTTTGTAACCTTTTCACCAGCCGAACAATATTTAATTCAAACCAAAAAGAGATTATTTAAGGGTATTGAAGACTATAACGATACACATAGATTACAATTCGATTTAGAGACAGAAGGTCTTGATGCTAGAACGCAACCAATATTTCAAATAGGTATTAAGGATAACCGAGGTTTTGAATATGTCTTAGAGGTTAAGGGTGATACCCCAAAAGAAAAGAGAGATTCCGAACGTTTCGTAATAAAAGAATTCTTTAGAATCATAGACGATATAAGACCAGATATTATAACTGGTTATAACTCCGAAAATTTTGACTGGGATTATTTTGAAAAAAGGTGTGATAGGTTAAATCTTGATTTAGGTGAGATAGCAATTACTCTTGACCCTAATACTAAATTCAGGAGAAAAGATTCCATGCTTAAATTAGGTGGTGAGTCTGAAAATTATAAGCAAACATATATGTGGGGTTATAATATTTTAGACATATCACACTCCGTTAGAAGAGCACAGGCAATAAATTCAAGCATTAAAAAATGGAACTTAAAATACATTACACAATTTTCGGATGTAGCTAAGGTGAATAGGGTTTATATACCTGGCGATATTTTATATAAAACCTGGTCAGACCCTAACCCATATTGGTTTAATGATTTAGATGGTTCTTGGGGTAAACTTAAAGAGGGTATGTCATTACCCGAAAACTCACAAGAGGTTAAGGGTGATTATATTGTACAGCGTTATTTATTAGATGACCTTTGGGAAACCGAACAAATCGATGGAATATATAATCAAGCAGCTTATCTAATCGCTAAATTATTACCAACAACATATATGCGTAGTTCTACAATGGGTACGGCTGGTCAATGGAAATTGATTATGGCGGCTTGGTCATATGAAAATGGTTTAGCTATTCCATCACTTGACGAAAAAAAACCATTTGTGGGTGGGTTATCCAGGTTATTGGAGGTTGGTTATGCTAGAAATGTAATTAAACTGGATTTTGCCGCACTATATCCTAAAACACAATTAACCCATAGTATATTCCCAAGTTTGGATATATCAGGTGTTATGGAAGGTTTATTAACTTATATTGTTGATACAAGGGATAAATTTAAATTTTTAACTGGTACACATAAAAATAAAACTAAAGAATTAAGAGATTTATTAGAAAAGAATATTGATAAATTATCAAAGGAAAGAATTGATAAGGCCAACGGGATGATTACGGATGAAAGTAAATTAGCATCCGATTATGATAAAAAACAATTACCACTTAAGATATTAGCCAACTCGTTCTTTGGGGCCTATGGTGCACCATATATATTTAATTGGGGTGATACCGATAGTGCCGAAGAAACAACATGTCGTGGTAGACAGTATTTAAGGTTAATGGTTAAATTCTTTACCGAGAAATACGGTTTTAGAGCTTTGGTAATGGATACGGATGGGGCCAACTTTGCTATACCAGACAATGTAGATGACATTAGGTACGTTTGTAATGGTACTCATTGGAAAACCAATATGTATGAAGCTGGAACGGAATTAAGTGGCTTAGAGGCGGTCCTAGCCGAATTTAATGAAACGTATATGATAGGGCGTATGGGTCTAGATGTTGATGATATATGTAATTCAACTATAAACTTTGCAAGAAAGAATTATGCAAATGATATAGGTAGTAAAATTAAATTAGTCGGAAATAGTATTAAATCCAAGGCAATGCCAGTTTATATAGAGGAATTTCTTGATAAGGGAATTAGAATGTTATTGGATGGAAATGGTTATGATTTTATAGACCATTATTATAAAACCGTTGATAACATATTCAATTACAAAATTCCAGTAGCTAAAATAGCTAGTAAATCTAAGGTTAAAATAACCCCAGATAATTATAAGAACGTTTATTGTAAACAAAAGACAAAGGCTGGTAGGGTTAAAGCTAGACAGGCACACATGGAGTTAATACTACATGAAGAAATTAATGTGGATTTAGGTGATGTAATTTATTATGTAAATACTGGTTCCGCAAAATCACATTCGGATGTTAAAAAAATAACAGATAAGGAAACTGGTAAGGTAGAGATACAATTAAACTGTAAACATATTCCACAGGACCAATTAGAAAATGACCCTAATTTAACTACAGATGAATATAATGTAGCTAAATATTTAGATGCATTCAATAAAAGAATTAAACCACTTTTAGTTTGTTTTGATGAAGAGATTAGACATGATATTATAATAGATGTATATAAAGATAGGAAGACTAAGGTTGTTAAATTAAAGGAAAAAAGTGTATTTACAGAAAAACAATGTAAGTTAATAGCTGGAAAACCATTTAATGAATCTGACCAAGATACTTATGAGGCCCTTATGAGAATGGAAGATAAAGAAATAGCGTTTTGGTCTAGGGTTAATAAGTTGCCAAATAATATGGAACAGGACGAATGGGATAATATTAAGTTGGATTGGAAGATTAGGTCTGAGCAAGAAATAAATGATTCAATTAGTTATGAGAAAAATTTATTCCATGAAATTATACAACGTTTAGAGATACATGAAATAAATGAAATAGTTGAACATGGTGAACTTTACGGGGAATTAAGACTATTGGGAAGTATACACCTAAACGAAGATTCTTCACTGGATATTGTTTCAAATAAAAATAATTTCGTTATAGGTTCTTTTGAGGATTTATTTAAATTTAAAAAAGAAGCAGAGGAGAGAAGAATTTATTATAACACAATCGAACATAGTGATGTTGACCTATATCAATCTTGGTTGGATTACCAAGAGGTTGTAAATAGTGGTAGTACGGTCGAGGATATAACTTCAATAACAAATGAAATATCGAATATTGAAGTTGATGCCGTAATTATTAACAATGAATATATTAAGGAAATCGAAGATTACCTTATTAATCATAAATGGGAAAAAGGTTCGGATAATCAATGGGTAATGGATGATTGGGATTATAATAAAACTGGTTCCATTACACTTGAAGATGCCTATGAACTGGAAAAAATAAAACAAAAAGTTTTAACAGAAATTAAAAACTCAAAAGTAGGGGATAAGAATTTAGTATTAAAAACACCTATTGAGGAAGAAGATATAGTCGAAGAACTGGAAGATGATGAAGAATGGAATTTCTAATAAACAAAAGACCCACAATTAAGTGGGTCTTTTTTATTTTACATATAAACCTAGTGGTCTATATTTTAATTGTCTATTTAGGTTTTCAGCTTCATCGGCTGCCCTTTCCATTTGTTTAGTACTTGATAACCTTTCAAGTCTGGCATCAAGTCGTTCAAGTAAATTTGTTCTCTCATCATTACCTTCCGCTAATAGGGATTCATAATCCATTGTTCTTTCGGCTTCTGGTGGACCTACTATACCACCGAACTTACCTCTAGTCCTACCCAGCGTTCTTTTCGCCTCGGCAATAAATAAACTTCTGACCAATGTTTTTGTTGGTTCATTGAAATCCGCATAATCTAATTTTGATAATGGAACTTCATTAGGTAATTTTATAATATCTGGATTATCTTTTCTACAATCGTCAACATTTTCAGATGTGGTGTCGTAATAATGATACCACACTTGACAACCAGTAAGGTTTAGTGAGCCACCTACGGCTCCACCACTACCACCTGGTGCTGTACCATTAAAAGATAATTTAGAGCCAGGAGTACTAAGAAGGTGTAATAATCTAGTTCCATTTGGGCCAGCTGTTATTTTATGTACCAATTCACTTCTAAGTAACCTATTTTTTAGGTTCATATCCGCTGCCATAAGTAACGTGTCATAGGCTGGGGTGGAATAATACCCACCAGAACCACCAGCACCATACCCACCAGAACCAGAACCAGACCCTATTTGTCCAAATCCACCACCGAAACCGTAATCTATACCAGCATAGTTTGCGAATAACGCCATTTGTGTAGTTGGAGGTGTAACCCATAGAACTTCATTTATTTCTCTACCAGCTGGTATCTGATAAACTTGTCTACCAGATTCAATGGTTACATAATCTTTTTTAAGTTCCCATGGTCCTCTTTGTTGTAGTCCGACCTGTTTTGAATATGCATATGTGTATTGTGTTACGAAATCAAAATCCCTAACACTTAATGCAAAGGCCATGTCGGTCGTATCTATATTTTTGCCTAATAGTGATTGCCATTGGTGTTCAACTAGCCACTCTTGTACGTATTGAGCGTAATCTTCAATAGCTATACCTAATAAAACACACAACATTTCATCCGTTAATTCAATCTGACGGATAGGTGCACCCATTGATACACGAAATTGTTGAAAAATCCTTTCCTTATCTTCAGTACTTACTGCCATAATGTATTTTATTAATAAATACTAAAAATAAAGGTAATATTTAATTTATTGGGATAAGAATTTAATTGTTAATAAGTAAGCATCTTTAATTGTACCAAAACTAACCTCTGGTGATAGTATAACGCTATTGTTTACCAATATGATTGGCACCGCATCGGTGTTACCTAATTCCATGACTTTTTTAACTTCGTCTTTATATTTTTCAAGGTTTATGTCAACATAATCATATTGAACACTATTCTCACTATATAATGCCCTTAGCTCATCACAGTAAGGGCATTCTTTAAAACCGTATAATCTAACTTTACTCATTACTTGTATTTTGTTTTATAATTTCATAACTAATATATTCTGGTGTTACATTTTCATCCCCCACAATCTTATCAATATTAGATTTTTTATTATTTAAAACATTCCACATATTAACCGAAATAGTATCCTTGAATAATTGGTAGTATATTGTAACATTATTAATTTGACCAATTCGATGGCAATTATGAACCACATAGTTACCAACAACAAATGAGTGGTCATCTTCAACTGTTAAATCATAAACTCTTTCATAACCCCTTTTTGGGTGACTCTTAATTAACTTTTTAATTGGGTAAGTAATGAAATTACCCCTTTTTGTTATTCGATTTTTTAAATTATTATTTACTGTATACTCTATTGTAAATTCTGTTTCATTTATTTCTCTAAAACTTATTGGGAGATTTAAATTGGCGTTATATCTGATTAATTGAGAGATTAATTTTTTAGACGCTGTAACCGCTTGTTGTGTGTTTTTTCGTCTATAACCATCACCATGATAATAACCATCTAATAAACTACTTAATTGTTCCTCATTTAATTCATCAACCCATTCTGGAAATTGTTTACTATATACATTATCACCAAACCAATTTTTAAAATTTAAAGCTAAATTTTTAGAATGTATCGTACATGTTTTCGTATTATTTTTATCTACGTAAGAACTATGTTTATTAATATTAAATGATTCTTTAAATATTTTAATTATATATTCAGAGGCATCATACATTTTTTTATTATCTATTTTTTGACCAACCCCAATTATATAACCTTTACCACCATCAACACTAGAATAACCGTCAGCAACATAAAACCCAAAAGCGTATAATAAATCATTTGATAGGTAAACTTTTTCTTTTAGAATTTTTAAACGTCCATTATTTTGTGTGACATCAAATTGATTTTTAAAATTACTATTCGTATAATTGACTAATTTAATATATTTTTTTGGTTTTTTAGGACATTCATTAATCGGGAAGGTTAATTTTTGAGTTTTGATATTAATTTCACCAGATTTAACCCATTTAAAATTACTATCTTCTTCATCATAAATATAAATTTTATGGTCATCAGTTGTTGATAATAATTGGTTACATCCAAAAGCGTCAATATCAATACGTAATTTCTTACGCTCTAAATGAGAATGTTTATCATTTACTAACTTAAAATTACCTTTATGAGTATAAACATAATCTCCAACTTCAATTGCTTCTATCTTTTTATAACCCTCACTAGTTAATATATTTTGACCACCAAAAATACACCTATCTTCCCCTTGTTCATTATCTCCAGGAACCCAACTAAATGAATTAAAAATAACATAATTGGATTCAGTTAAGGTTATACCAACCCCAGCTGATATTATATTACCAATGAACACCTTTATTTTATTATCTTTTTGAAATTTATCAATCGAAATTTGTTTATCATTATCAGACATTTCACCATAATGAATTACTGATTTTTTACCAAAATAATTATATAAAGTTTTAATCTCATCAGTGAAATTTGTAAATATTATAACTTTATCTCCAGACTCAATAATTTCTTCAACTAGTTTAATAGTTTCGGGTATCATTTCCATTGCAACGAATTTTCTAAGTAAACCCAATTCAACTAATTCTTTTTCTGGGGTACCCTTTTTATTTTTTTCAATTCGTTCTATAAGATATTCTTCCCATAAATTTTTATAATTTTTGATTTGGTTGTCAGACATTTCATAAACCATAGGGATTACATTTTTTTCTGGCATATCAGCAATATCACTCTTTAAACGTCTAAGTATTGTGTTTCTACATTTAGCATTTAATTCGTCTAAGTTAGAGGCCCCATTGGTTAACCATATTCTTTTCTTTTGTTTATTTTTAAGTGTTGTAGTTATTTGTCTACCTTCACAATATCTTTCGGCAAAAAATTTCCAGTTTTTAGTTAATGGAGATTTAATCAACTTTAATAAATTATAAAAATCCATTGGCCTATTGGCGACTGGAGTTCCACTTAATAACCAAACTTTTGGAATTTTTGCACAAACTTCAGACATAATTTTACCACGATTACTATCCTTATTTTTTAACTTATGGGCTTCATCAATTATACATAAATCAAAATTAGCTGAAATTAACTTTTGATGTCTATCCAATATTTGTTCTTTTTTTAAATCTTTACTAGGTAAAGCGTGAAAGTTTTTTAAAATATCATAGTTTATAATTGTAAATTTAGCTTCGGACCACTTTCTACCACTAACTATGGTTGTATCAAAACATTGGAAATAATGGATTTCTCTTTCCCAATTTATTTTAAGTGAAGATGGACAAACTATTAATATTTTTTTAGCACCTGACTCAAGTGCCGCAATAATTGATTGATAACTCTTACCAGCCCCCATAATATCAGCTAATATGCAACCATCTCTAGTTAAAAGGAATTTAACGCCATCTATTTGGTGTTGGTATGGGGTTCTACCTATTGTGCCGTCCTTAAGTTCGAAGGTATCCAGCTTCTGATATTTATCAAAATCCACATCAACATCTATTTGGTTAAAATATGGGTCCTCCAATACTTGTGTTTTTGGGATAAAATACATCTTTGGCTTTTCTTGGTTTTGTTTTACTTTACCGTATATGTGATAAGTTTTTTCAGCATCGGCCAAGATATAAAGAATCTGTATTTTTTTGGGTACGAATTTCAAATTTTCCTGAGTTTGTAGTTCCTTACCTAACCACTCGGTTATTTCAACCACCTTATTTATAAACATGGGTTCCCTATCATGGTTATCCACGATATATTTTATTTGACCCTCTGTTAGGTTAATTTTTTTATAAGTTTCGTAGGTATGTTTAAACCTTTTTATATAGGGGTTTTTACCTTCGTATTTTTGTAATAACGAAATTGCTGAACGCCCTCTTATATTTTCTAAATTAATCAAATTATTTATCTTTAAAAACTACTTATTATTAGTAAATATACTTAATTAATAATAAAAAATCAATAGTAGGGGAGTTATTCTTATTTTTCAAATATTTATCTAAAAAACTATGGCAACACCTAAAATAAACCCGATAAACCGTATTAATAAGTTTTTTTCACGAGAGGATTTTGACTTAGAAATATCTTTTGGGAGGGAGGCAATTGAAGGTGACGGTAATTTTGTATTGATACTATATAGGGTCGATAGACAAATGACCGCATCCGATGATGTATATGGTGAGGCCAAAAGGGATGATATTAAATTTTTCCCACCAAATGAACTAAGGGTCGTTCCTATTATGGGTCCACCTGAAAATAAAACATATAGTAGTGGTCATTTAAGATATCTTCAAGATGGTCAATTAACTTTCGGAATATATGAGGCTCAATTAGCTGAATTGGATATTACTTTAAATTATGGTGATTATATAGGGTATCCCGTAACCGAAACTGAAACAAGATTTTTTAGTGTTGTAAATGACGGTATTAAAAATTATGATAACACACATACTATTATGGGGTATAAGGGTGCATTTAGAACGGTAGTCTGTGCGCCAATAGATAACGATGAATTTAAAGGATTTTAATTATGTGTGCACTTCCAAAAGGATTTAGAAAAAATATAAAGTTAGTCAAGGATAAGGTCGGTTTCGAGAGAAGACAGGAAATATTGGATGATATAGCCGATAAAGATACATTTTTACCTAGAGGGGTTATGTATGAGGATATGGATAAGTCATTTATTGAATTCATCGATAAGGATATGACCCTAACCGTTGAAGGTGAGAAAGTGCCAGTAATATTTTTAACGTTACAAAGATGGTCCGAGTTTAGTAAGACATGGCAGCATTCGGATAAATATAAAAATATTAAGATGCCTTTTATTACAATAGTTAGAAAACCAAATCCACAGGTGGGTAATAACCAGGCTGGTCTTTTTAACATTCCAGGTAGGAGAACTTATACATATATGAAGGTTCCGACATTTGAAGGTGGTAGGGAGGGTATAGACGTTTATAAGATACCTCAACCAACATCTGTTGATATTACATATGATGTTAGGATTTTTTGTACTAGAATGAGGGATTTAAATAAATTTAACATTAAGATACAAAAAACATTTAATTCGATTCAACATTATATTAGAATTAATGGTCACCCAATGCCTTTACTATTACAAAGTATAGGTGATGAAAGTAATATTGATGATTTTGAAAATAGAAGATTTTATGTACAACCATATGAAATAAAATTAGAGGGTTATATTTTAGATGAAGATGACTTTGAGGTTATTCCAGCCATCAATAGGGCATTGGTTATGACCGAAATTGACACCGAAATTAATAACAAAAAAAAATAAAGATTAATCATTCACCATAAATGTCTTGTGGTTTTTTACATGTTTCTTTTATTATTTTTTCAACAAATGCAAACATTTTTAAACCATTTTCTTCACAATACTGTTTTAATATAATATGTGTTGTTGGCGTTATTTTAATATTTTTTGTACGTTTCATTGGCATTTATCTATAAGTATGATAAAAGTATGATAAAAAACACACTAAAAAAAATAAATATGATGTATTACATACATCATAAAAACTTTTGGTTTAATTTTACATATTTATAATAAAACATTACAAAATAATAATTTTAAAAAAAAAGTAAATAATGGCAGATAAAGTATTTGTGAGTCCAGGTGTATTCACATCAGAAAGAGACTTAACCTTTGTTACACGTCAAGTTGGTGTAACAACCTTAGGTGTTGTTGGAGAAACAACTCAAGGTCCAGCGTTTCAACCAATTTTCGTTAGTAACTATGATGAGTTTACCTCATTTTTTGGTGGACAAAATGCTACAAAAATTAAAGATACTGGTGCCCCAAAATATGAACTACCTTATATAGCTAAATCATATCTATCTCAGGCCAATCAATTATTCGTAACTAGAATTCTTGGTTTTTCTGGTTATGATGCTGGTTTATCTTGGGGTATAGCTCTTGATGGCGCACTAGACCCAGGAACTGTTGTAGAAACAGCTTCAGCATTGCCATTTAATATAAATTATACCGTAACCACTGGTAATACTTTAGTTGTCCAATCGGATAATGTAAGGATACAAGAATTATGGGATGGTGGATTATTAGATGAAGAATTATCATTTTTAGCACAAGCTGGTACAGGCGACACAGCTAACATATCTACGGTATATCAAAAAGTCGGTTCCGATTTTCAAGGTTCTGAATTTAATTTAGAAGTGGTTACCGTTGGTTCAGGTTTGAGTGGTTCAACCACTGGTTCAACCACTGGTCTTACTTCTGAATTTTCTGCTGAATCTTATGCGGATGTTGAAAATAAAGTGGTGGCTTTACTTAGAAGTAGAGGTACTTATGATGCTAACGAAAACCTTAATTTTGAGGTAACTGGGCAAACTGGTGTTGATTTCGGGACAACTGTAATCGATGCTGCAAGTGATGCCAAGGGTAACTTTACCCTAAACGGTACTTCAACTAAAAGTGGACCATTTAATTATTCATTATCATTAGACGGAACTAAGAAAAATTATATTACTAAGGTATTAGGTAAAAGTACACAAGATGGTACAACTGCTATATTCGTTGAGGAAATATTCGAAAATATGTTCGAGGATTTAGTTACCAGTAATAAAGTTAGGGGTATTAAAATTGATGGTACAATTAAATACAATAGAGTATTCGATGACTATAAACAACAATATCAACCAGCGGTAACCCCATGGGTTGTTTCTGAACTACGTGGTACAAGTCTATTAAGATTATTCAGACTTTGGACCATATCAGATGGTAATACAGCTAATGAGCAATTTAAAATTTCAATTAAGAATATAAACCTTAATACTAGGGAGTTCGATATCGAAGTTAGAAGTTATGCCGATACAGATGCTAGACCAGCGGTACTAGAAGTATTCACAAGATGTACTATGGACCCAACATCAAATAATTACATAGCTAAAAAAGTTGGTACATTAGATGGTGATTTTGCCTCTAAATCTAATTTTATACTTGTGGAGTTAAATGAGGAATCAAATACTTCGGATGCATTTCCAGCTGGTTTCTTAGGTTTCCCAATTAGGGATTACCAAGATAATTCAAATACTAGTGTTAATTCACCAACTATTGAATATAATAAAACTTATGGTACTTTCCAAAATAAAAGAAAATTCTATTTAGGATTATCTAATACGGTTGGGATTGATAAAGATTTCTTTACCTTTAAAGGTGCTGCAAACGACCCTGTTGCCGATATTAACTACACTAAAGGTTTCCACATGGATATTGATGCAAGTGGTGCTACAGTAGATAATAACGGTGTTAACACTACCACATTCGGTTTTGAAGTGGGTGACGATGAATTCAGAAATGAGGCCGATGTTCAAAACGGACCTTACGAAAAGATTTTTGCACGTAAATTCACATTCGCACCTTACGGTGGTTTTGATGGGTGGGATACATATAGAACAAGAAGAACTAATTTAGATTCTTATGTTGTTAACGGTGCAAAAGGTATTGCTGGAGCTAGTGGTTCAAACCCAGCTTTCAAAAATATCGCTTTAAGTAATGGTGATATAGGTATAAACTCGGATTACTACGCTTACTTAGAAGGTATATGGACGTTTAATAACCCAGATGCCGTAAACATTAACGTGTTAACAACTCCAGGTATTGACTCATTCGATAACACAAACTTAGTTGAGGAAACTATTGAAATGGTCGAACAAAATAGAGCTGATTCAATTTATATTGTAACAACTCCCGATACCGCAAATGGTGAAATATTAACTCCAGAAGATGTTGTTAATAACCTTGATGGTCAATTTGATAGTAGTTATACTGCAACTTACTGGCCTTGGGTACAAGTAAATGATAGCGAAAATAACGTTTTCATTTATATGCCACCTACTAGAGATGTTGTAAGAAACATCGCTTTAACTGACAACATATCATTTCCATGGTTCTCTGTTGCTGGTGTACAAAGAGGTGATGTTAGCGCAATTAAAGCTAGAAGGAAATTAACTCAAACCGATAGGGACGTACTTTATGATGGTAGAATTAACCCGATTACAACTTTCGCAACAGAAGGTATTAAAATCTGGGGTAATAAAACATTACAAGTTAAAGATACGGCACTTAATAGAATAAATGTTAGAAGATTATTATTACAAGCTAGAAAACTTATATCAGCCGTTTCGATTAGATTATTATTCGAACAAAACGATGATATTGTTAGAAATCAATTCTTATCTCTTGTTAACCCAATATTGGATAACATTAGAGCTGAAAGAGGTTTAACGGACTTTAGAGTAGTATTGGATAGTAGTCCTGAATCTATCGATAGAAATGAACTTTGTGGTAAGATTTACCTTAAACCAACTAGAGCCTTAGAGTTCATATGTGTTGAGTTTAACATCTTAAACACTGGTGCAAGTTTTGACGATATATAATAGTAAAAAAACCCTATAAAAAAACCCTATGATTTCTCATAGGGTTTTTTTATATGTAATTGTTCCACAATCATATATTCTATAAATTTTTCTATTAAGCATTATTTCATGTTCAGTTAAGTTTTCCGTATCAAATCCATCATCACTTAATTTACTTTTTCTAAAATTAAATCTATGTTTTCTAGCTTTACCTACAATATACCAATAATTTGGTTTATTAGTTTTAACCTCATCAAAACCAAGGGTATTATAAAGACCACCATCACTCCATCTTCTATCAGCATAACTCCTTATTTCATTTGGATTATAAGCGTTTATAAAGTGTTTTAAGAGCCTAGATGCCCCACCAATAACATTAGTATCCAGTTTATTAGCAAACCTACTTAATTCATAACCATCGAACTTAGCACCTATACCTAGTCTTGGTTTATTAAATGTCATAACTGAAACCAATTCATCATTATAATAAAGCCCTAAATTAACACTACTTTTAACACTACCCTGTAAATGGGTTTTATTTAAAAAAATATCCTTATCACTTTTTGTGATATATTTTATATTACATTGCCTAGCATAAATTTTATCATTAGTTAAACCTAAAATATTCTTTAATCTACTCTTGACAATATATTCCTTATTTAACCACTCATCTTCAAAAATATGAATAAGACGAATTCCCTTGTTTTCACACCCCAGTGTTTTATCTAAATGATAATTATTATATATAAATTTTTCAGAATGCCAATATAACCCATTATACTCAATGGCTAAGTTATGTGATGGAATATAAATATCCAATTGTTGTGGTTCTATTATTGACCTAGATGATTGAATCGTCATTATATTTAATTCATTTATTATAAAATCATTTATATATTTTTCAACACTAGATACTGAAGACGTACATTTTACACACCCATGACCACTCAAATGGTCATATGGTAATTGCTCAAATTCACCATGCTCTGGACAAATAATGATAATTTTATTATGACTCCCATTATAAAATGTTGTTGAATAATCATACTTAAAACTATGAACAATATTACTCTTATAAATAAAATCACCAATATCTAATGTTAAAACTTTTTTAGTTCTTTCAACCCCACATTTATTACAGCCCTTACCGCTTAAATGCTTACTTGGAGATTGTTCAAAATCACCATGCTTTGGACATCCAATAATAACCTTATTGACACTATCAATATATTCAACTTTTAAATAATCATATTTATCTCCATGAACTATTATTGATTTTTTAATAAATAAATCAGTTGTATACTTTTTTTTATCACTAGTATTTATTACCCCACATTTAGGACAACCTTGTCCACTTAAGTGATTACCTGGGGATTGTTCAAAATCACCATGTTCTGGACATCCGATAATAACTTTAGTTTTAATACCCTTATAATCGACCAACCCATAATCATACTTAACACCATGTATTAATAATGATTTTTTAATAAATAAATTAGTATCATATTTTGGTGATTTACTACATAAAGAACAACCCAAACGACCTCTTAAATGGTCAGATGGTAGTTGTTCAAATAAAATATTATGGGTTTTACATATTATTTTAATTTTTTTATCACTCCGAGTATAATCCATTTTAGAAAAATCAAATTTATCCCCAAATTTATTAAATGATTTCAATAAAAATTTTTTACTTTTATTTTTAGTATTATTCATTTTTTATTTTTTTCTATATATTTATTGTAAACATCAATATACTAATATATTGTAAAGATAATTAAAATAAATAAATAAATCAAATTAAAATAAAAAATTATGGCAGACTTACTAATGAAAATGCCCGTACCATACGAGCCTAAAAGGAAAAATAGATGGTTACTAAGGTTTCCAGCTGATTTAGGAATACAGGAATGGTGGTTAGCATCGGCATCAAGACCATCTATTAATCAAAGTGATGTTGAGATACCTTTCTTAAATACATCTACTTGGGTAATAGGTAGATTTACGTGGGAACCGATAACGGTAACCTTTAGAGACCCTATTGGGCCTTCGGCTACCCAAGCTATTATGGAATGGGTACGTTTACAATCTGAAAGTATCACTGGTAGACAAGGTTATGCCGCTGGGTATAAAAAAGATGTTGAATTGGAAATGCTTGACCCAACTGGGGTTGTTGTTGAAAAATGGGTACTTCAAGGTACTATGTTAACAACAGTTAATTTTGGTGATTTATCTATGGATGATGACAGTATAGCCGACATTACAGCCGACCTAAGGTTTGACCGAGCAATACTTTTGTTCTAACTTAACACACTTATAATAAGTTACTTACGTTTTATCGAATCATAAAACATAAGTAATATCAGAGTATCGAATCATAAAACATAAGTAATATCATAAAAAAGTCCGTTTAAACATTGTTTAAACGGACTTTTTTCTTTATATTTGTGTTATGAATATAAAAGAGATATTATTAGAATGTAAAGAAGTTCATAAGAATAAATATAATTATTCCAAGGTGACTTACGTTAATGCTAAAACTAAGGTTGTTATAGGTTGTCCAGAACATGGTGATTTTGAACAATTATTATATAGTCACAAAAATGGTTTTGGGTGTAATGAATGTGCTTTAATTGTGAGGGCTAATAAACGTAGGTTAAGTCAAGATGACTTTATTGAACAATGTAAAAATGTTCATGGTGATTATTATGATTATTCATTAGTTAATTATACTAAAATTAAAAATAATATTAATATAATTTGCCCAAGACATGGTAAGTTTGAACAAACTGCCGATGACCATAAGAATGGTCGTGGGTGTGTTAAGTGTTATAGGTCTAAACAATCTGAAAATAATCTTAAAGAAAATACTGAATCTTTTATTGATAGATTAAATTCTGAGCTCCCAAATAATGATTATGATTTTTCAGAAGTTAATTATATACATGGTAAGTCTAAAGTAATTATTACATGCCCAATACATGGTAGATTTGAGAGAAAGCCTAATTTAATACTGGATAGTAAAAAAATATGTTTGGGGTGTTCACCTAAAAAGATAGCCAGTAATAGGATTACTACTGAGGAATTTATTATTAGGGCCATTAAAATACATGGTAATAAATATGATTATTCGAAAGTTGTTTATAAATCACCAAAATCTAAAATAATAATAATTTGCCCAGAGCATGGTGAATTTAAACAATCAGCATATAATCATATAAATCCAATTAATTTTATGGGTTGTAATGAATGTGGTAAAAAATATGATAAAAGTGAAAATGAAGTATCTGATTTTATAACTACATTGGGTATCTATTTTGAAAAAAATAATAGGTTAATTCTAAATGGTAAAGAATTGGATATTTATATTCCGTCTCTTAATGTCGCTATTGAGTATAATGGGTTATATTGGCATTCTGAATTACATAAAGATAATAACTATCATTTAGATAAAACAATAGAATGTGAAAAACTAGGAATTCAGTTAATTCATATTTTTGAAGATGAATGGTTAGATAAACGAGAAATTGTTGAGAGTAGATTGAAGAATATATTAGGGTTAACTAACATTAAGGTTTTTGGTCGTAAATGTGTGGTTCGTGAAATACCAACTAAAGAGTGTAGGTTATTTTTTGATATGAATCACTTACAGGGGTATACTAACTCGAAATATAAATTAGGTTTATATTATAATGATGAGTTAATTTCAGCTATGTTATTTACCACCCCAAGATTAGGTATTGGTGCTAAGTTCGATGGTTATGAATTAACCAGGTTTGTCAATAAACTTAACACTAGTGTTGTTGGGGGTGCTGGTAAATTATTAAAACATTTTATAAAAACCTATAATCCAAATGAAATAAGAAGTTATGCTGATAGAAGATGGAGTGATGGGGGTCTTTATAATAAACTTAATTTTATTAAAATGAATATAAATAAACCAAATTACTGGTATGTTAAAGGATTAAAAAGATATCATAGATTTAATTTTAGAAAAGGAAAGTTAAATGATATGGGTTATAATATTGAGGGTAAAACTGAGCGTGAGATTATGTTAGAGGCTGGTTATTTAAGGATTCATGATTGCGGAACAATGCAATATATATTAAAACCCTAGGAATTCCTAGGGTTTTTTATTTACCATACTTTTTATTTAATTCTTTTTCATAATCGGTATAATTGATTAACGGAAAGAATTCCCCAATATTTAAACAAATATGTTGACAATTAAATCTAAGAGTCCTTATATTTTGGTGAAAATGACCATAAAAATGATGGGTAATATTGTTATTTTCATTAATTATATTAAAAGCTGTCGATAACAATTCTCTTTCCAATATTAAATCATCCATTAATTTATCATCATATGTAGCAAATCTATTAATAATTTCAGGTGTTTTACCTGGAACATTAATCGGTGGTATAAAACTAGGGGTGGTATGTGTAACCAAAATATCAATACCCCTAACTTCTTTTAAGAAATCCTCATTTAAAACAAATAATTCATCTTCCCAATGCGAGTTAGTTTCAAGTCTTCTAGGGACCCTATCTATACTAATGGCACCACCTATACCAAGTATTTTTTTATTCTCTATTTCCAAAACGGTATAATCGGGGTGTAGTTTTAAATTGGATAATAGATAGTCACCCTTAAAAAATTTAGGGTCGTCATGATTACCCCTGATAACGTGTAGGGTTATATCCCTTTCCTTTAGAAATTCGTTGAAGAATTCTAATTTTTTTATTTCGTTACTTGTTCTAGTAAACCCAACACCATAATCACCAACATGTATTATATGTTCGTTAGTTATTTTTTTTTGCTTTATTGTCCATTGGATAAAAGCATCGTTACCGTGAGTATCCCCTAAGAAAATCATACCGTTATAAAATTTTTATTAATTTACGCAAATATAATAAATAAAAAACACTTATGCAAATAAAACTTTACTTATTATATTTATTTAGTAGATTAAGAATAATAAAATTTTAAAAATAGTTTTAATTATGAGTGATAAAAAACCAGATGTTTTTCAAACAAAAAACACAGATAATATGGAATTTCCAAGTCAAATTTCTAGTGCAGAGGAACTTGCGGCTAATAAAATGAAAAGAAGAACCGAGGAACAAATTAAACTTAGGTCTGAAAATTTAGCTAAAAGTGAGGAAATAGCTAGGGAAACCGAAAAAACAAGACTAATACAAATGGAAGAAAAAAATGCTCACCAATCAAATCAAAATTCTAGTAATCAACAAATGATAGAGCCAACGGTTAATTACCCACAAGTTACTAAAGCACCAGAACTTAGTGATATTGAAATAATGAGCCAACCCCAAATGAATCAAGCATTTGATGTAATCCCATTACCGTCCGAGGGTAAATTATACCCATCTAAAAAGAAAAGTATCAAGGTTGCGTATTTAACGACCGCTGATGAAAATATTCTTACGTCACCTAACTTAGTTGATAGTGGGCAATTTTTGGAAATACTATTAAATAGAAAGATTTTAGAACCAGAACTAAGATATAGTGATTTACACACTGGTGATAGAAATGCTATTATGGTTTGGCTTAGGGCCACTGGTTATGGTACTGATTACCAAATACAAATGTTGGATAAAAATAATGTACCATTTGAAACATCCTTTGATTTAAGTACTCTTAAAACAATAAAATTAGGTGCTGAACCAGATTTGGAAGGTTTATTTTATTTTAAAATGCCATTAAGTGGTGATGATATAAAATTTAAACTATTAAGCGTTGGTGATGTTGATGCAATAGGTGAATTATTAGAATTGGATAAGGTTAATGGTGTTACTATTAATACTGAACCTACCCACATTTTAAACTTTCATATAATTGAGGTAAACGGTGATAGAAGTAGAGATTTTATTAAGGAATATTCAAATAATATTAGAACATTAGATGCTCAGAAACTTAGGAAATTTATTAGTAGTATCGAAAGCGGTATAGATTTAAATGTCGATATCAAGACTCCTGGGGGTGGGTCTATAACTACATTTCTTCCAATTAACCCAAGCTTTTTTTGGCCTAACTCGGAATTATAAAACGAGTTTATTAGAAGAGATTTATGCTTGTACCAAACACATAGGGTTTTCATACCAAGATACGCTTAGTATGCCTACTTACGAAAGGAGGTCCTATTTATCATTATTGATAAATGAAAATACTAGAAAATCTGAAAGGATGGAACAAGAAATGGAAAATACTACCAATAAGAACGCAAAGGGTAGTAGGACCAGTAGGGTTAGTGGTGAAACACTTAAAGCAAGATTAAAAAACGGAGAAATACCTAACAATTAAATAAGTTAGGTATTTTTTTCGTTTATTAGATATTTATAGTAAATACCATAATTTAGATGAAAAAACTAATTATTAACGAGTCTCAACTAAGGCTTATAAAGAATTTATTACTTGAGAATAAAACTCAGGATTTAATTAAAAAAGTTAACATCGGTGATATTATTTTAATTTACAGGGAAAATGTTGAAAAACATTTAATCTTTGAAGTTATAAATAATTTACCCGATGGTGTTTTTATGAGACCAGCTGATACAAATTCTAAGGATAGAGATAAATTGATTAGGTTCAATATCATGGATTTGGATGGTGATACATTGAATTTAAAATGGATTGATAGCCCAGAAGGTGAAAAGGTTGGTAAACCTAGTTGGAAGAACGTAACCGTAAAAAATATAACTGGTTATAGTTTACTTGATTCGGATAAAAATCCTAAGGGTTTTGTTAAGCTTAGTGATGAGGAAGAGGAAGAGGTTAATACCGATAATTCAGTAGAGGATGATGATAATATTGAGGATAATCAAAGTGAAAGCGAATATTTAAAAACACTAATATCTAGTTTGGACGAAATTGAGGTCGGTAGTAAACACATTTTGACCTTAAGTGATAATAGTAAAATACATTTTGAGGTTATTGATAAAGTACCTAATAAAATTGGTATTAAAATATTAAAAAATGTTGGTAAAGAAGCTAAACGATATGATAAATTAATTGATAATATCCTAGAACTTGAACCATCATCAAAAACAGTTAAATTAGTTAATGGTAAAAAAATATTTAACATATCATTTTTAAGTTACCCAGATGATAGGGATATTAATGAAGTTGATGAGGATGATGTAGATGTTGGAGAACCAGTAGTAATCAGTAACATAATTAATTTTGAAAAATCTTATATAGATGCGAGTACGGATGTTAGTTCTTATGCAACCATTACTGATAAAGAAGCCATGAGTATGATTTTAAAAAACCCTAAGATTAGAGGTGCGTTTATGAAGCAACCAACATTATGGGATATGATTACGAATAGTGAACCAAAAGGTCTTATTAAGGCTAAATCTATTCTTGATAAAGTTTATAATGGTGACAATGAATCTAATAAACAGGTTACCGATGTTTTAAAAATTCCCAATAAAATAAGTTTTAAACTTTTAGGTGATTCATTTAGTGAAGAAATTGATGGAGTTACTTATAAATTAAATAATGAAGTTAAATATATTGCAAAAAATAGGGCCAAGAGAGATGGTGGAGTATTTTCAACTATTTTAACTAAAGGTGGTATGGAACTATTTATTTATAGAATTAAAAATAAAGATAACGAAGAATATTTAGCCAGAATAATTATAAATTCGGATAGTGGTAAGGACTTTAAAGAAAATAGGGTTATAAAAATATTTAAACAACAATAATATATGGCTTCAAATGATGATTTTTTAAAAAATCTAACAGCTTCGGCTAAAATACAAAAACAGTTAACTTCAAGTGTTGGTGAATATGCCAAGGCTATAGCTACTATTGGTGAAATTCAAGAAAATATTAAAATTGCGTTAGAGGGTCAAAAAGCTATTGAGGCAGATTTATTATTATTAAGACAAGAGGAACAGGACTTAATCAATAAAATGGCTGGTGATAGTGCTAACCTAACCGAAGCTGAACGTAGAAGATTAGCAAATTTAGCGATAATAATAAGAAATCAACAAAATATTTCTGACGAACTAGTAAAACAAACTACCTCATTAAATAGACAGAATGATGAGTATATTCAGATAATTAAAAACGTTAGTAAGGTTAATTTAGGGGTGAGTACCGTTCTTAAAAGTTTAACTAAAGTACCTGGCTTAATTAAAAAAGGTTTTGGTGCTCTAGATGATACTGGTATTTTTAAGGTTGATAAAGAAATAAAGTTAACGTCTAGAAGTCTTAATATTTCAAAAGCTAATTCAGATGCATTTGGTCTTAGTTTAAATAAGGCTGCTAAGTCAACAAGTATGATAGGTGTTCAAACAGAAGACTTATCTAAAATGCAAAAATCATATTCAGAAGAAATAGGTAGGTCCGTAGTACTAAGTGAAGAAGGTCTAGTAGCTATGTCTAGAATGGCACAAGGTACTAACCTAGGTACCGAGGGTGCTGCTGCTATGGCAGCTGAAATGGATAAATTCAACTTATCGGTTGAGGCTTCTGCCGATTACGTTGAGGAAACGGTTAAGCTAGCCGCTAAAATGGGTGTAAATTCAGATAAAGCAATTAAAAATTTACAAACAAATCTTAAATTAGCTCAAAAATTTAATTTTAAAGGTGGAGTTGCTGGAATTACCATGATGGCAAATGAGGCCGCTAGGCTTCGTTTAGACATGGATGGGATATCTGGGCTAGCTGATAAGGTGTTTAGGCCAGAGGGTGCCGTTGAAATGGCTGCACAGCTACAAGTTATGGGTGGTGAGTTTGCAAAACTAGGTGACCCTTTCACATTAATGTTTAAAGCTAGAAATGATTTTGCTGGTTTTGCTAAGGATATTTCAAAGGCTACGGTTGAATTTGTTGACTTTAATGATGAAACTGGTGAGACAATCCTTAAGGGTGGTCTAGCGGCTGATAGAATGAGGGAGATTTCCAAGATTACGGGTATCGCCACTGATAAATTGGTTGAGATGGCTGGCGCACAAAAAAGGTTGGAGAAATTCGATTCGATTATCCCAAGTGTAATTTCAGATAAGGAAGATAGAGAAATGATTGCATCTTTAGCTACAATGAAAGATGGTAAGGCTGAAATAGTACTTTCTGGTGGTGAAAAATTTAATTTAAAGGATATTACCGATAGTACGCTAAAGTATATAAAGGCGAATGATGAAGGTTTAAAAGAAAGGGCTGAAGGTTCTAGAAGTTTTGATGAGAACATTACTGATTTTAAAAATACAATGAAATCTACATTTTTACCATTAGCTCAAACATTGGCCAAGGATATTGGCCCCAAGATACAGGGAATGGTTGATTATTTAAGGGATAATGATTGGTTTGGTAAGATAGAGACATTTATGAAAGGTGTTGGAAGTGCCGTAACGACATTTGGTGATATATTTAGTCCAAAAGGATTATTAATTGCTGGAATAGCTACACTTATAGCTCAACCAGCTTTATGGGTTATACGTGGACTAAAATTAGCTAAAGGATTTATGAGCGGTGTTCGTGGCATGGGTGGTATTGGTGATGGAAAAACTGGAAGTAGAACTGGTTCTTCTGGTAGTGGAATGTTTAATACTAGTAGAACTGGTGCTGGTATGTCTAAGTCGGCTAAGATGGGGATGAATTTTAAAAGTGCCAGTAAAGGTATTGGTAGTAGGCTTGGTGGACTTACCGCTGCTGGATTTTCTGGTTATGATGAGTGGTCTGAAAATAGTGAAAACGGTATGGGAGATGGTGAAAATGCCACTAGAACTGCCGCTAGAGCTGGTGGTGCTGGTTTAGGTGCCTGGGGTGGTGCCGCTGCTGGTGCTGCTATCGGTAGTGTTGTTCCAGTAATTGGTACAATTATTGGTGGAATTATAGGTGGTATAGCTGGTGGTGCTTTAGGTGATTATGTTGGTGATAAAGCTGGTGATATAGGTTTCGGTAGTAGTGGTAAACCAATAAAAAGTGTTGATGATGGTATCATAAGTTTTAACCCTAACGATAAATTTATGTCGGTTGGTAGTGATGCCATGATTGCTGGAACTAACGTAAACGGAAATAAAAAACTAGCTGAAACGATATCAACTGGTGGTTCTGGTGGCTCAAGTGAGGTTAAACATAAATTTGATGATTTAAATATTAATATTTCATTGAATAGTGACACTGCATGGTTAAATAGAATCGGTTCGGATATCGCTAACGATAGGACTTTTGTTAGGGAATTAACTATTAAAATACAAGAAGAAATTAGAATGGCAATAGGTGGTGGAAAACTAAATCCTAACCCAATATAAAAATTATTTTTAAAAATAATTGATTTAAAGCTTGACTTTGTGGAAAATTTTCTGTAATATTGTTATATATAGTAATATAATATATAATATATAATATATAATATATAATATATAATATATTATATATAGTAATATAATATATATTATATATAGAAAAAAATTTAAATTTTTTATTCAAACGGAAAAATCGTGATACTTTAAAGTATCACTTTTTTTTTATAATTAATATAAAATATTTATTTTGACATAAAATTGGTTACGTTAATATTTATAATAAAAGAAAGAGTATTATGTCAAATAGTATAAACACATTATCACCAAATTTCAGGGATTTTCTACTTGGTAGAAACATCATTAGTGATACTATTAAAAACAATGGATTATTACCACTTTTACAAACGGTTGCCAAACCAGTTGAAATATCCCGTGCTCCAGAAAGTATTTTACCATCAACGGATATTGAAGTTAATGGTGAGTTTTATAAAGATTTAAATATAATTGAGAATAAATTCCAAGGTACTGATGAACAGTACAGGTCAATTGATATTATAAAAACAAAGGGTAGTACTAATGAGTTTAGTGTTCGTGACAACTCTAATTTTTACCAACAATTAAATACAACACAAAACACTTATAAAGCTGAGGACGCAAACTACGTTGATGCTTCAATATATTTAAATAGTTCAAGTGCACCAATAATGCAAATGGGTCCGTATTTAGATGAATTCGGTAATTTAAATGTTGGTGGACCTTCAACACAAGCTTTAGATATAATCGGAAGTGTTTTAGGTGGTAACGGTATTGGTTTTTCAAATACTGGAATTGATACTGGGTTTGATGTTAGAAGTTCATTAGCTGGTCGAGTTCTATCGTCCGCTGGGGTTATAAACGATACCAAGTTAGGTCAACTAAGTGTTGGGTTCTTGGCTACATCATTAGGTAATAACGTTGCCTTTAATATCCAACAACAATCATTAGGTAAGATTAATTTAAACCCATTAAGTTTAATAAAGGGTGATAGTGTAATTAGACCAAATTTCAATATAACGGTAGCCAAGGGTACGTTAGGTACGGCAGTTGATTTATTGGAAAGAATACTTGGTTTTGAAACACCAGTTAGCTTACTTTCAAGGTCTTCTTCAATATTTGCTAGCGAGAGTGGAAATATAAGTACAATCGATAGGGCAAACTCGGTAATCCAAAATACTGGTAAAGGGCAAATTTTAAGCTTATTCGCTAACTTAAACTCCAACAGTAATGAAAATTTAATAGGTGAGAGAATAGGGTATGTTCCAAATTATGAAGACTCTAGAACAGAAAGAGGGTTTAATCAAGGACCACTTAATGCTGGAGTTTCATATGCGTTCAATAACACGGGTGCTTTAGGTAAATATTCAAGTGTTCTGATTGGTGGGTTTAATGATGATTTCGATGAATTTAAAAATTTATTTTTAGATAATAAATTTACTTGGATTGGTACTGGTTCAAATTCATTAACGTATAGTAGTAGTAATTTTGGGGTTAGTGATGTTCCAGGGGTAATTCCTGATTTTTCAGTTAAAAAAGGTTTATTATTTAAAACACAGGAATTGTTCAAAAATAAAAACATGAGAACCCTTACGGTTGGACATGGGGTTAGTATCGATGGTTCAACACAAACACAATCAGCAATAAATGCTGGGTTTATGTCCAAGGGTAGTGGGGTTTTAAGTGAGTCCGCATTAAACGGTACAGCAGATGCTTTGGACCCTAGTAGTGTATTTTGTAGAACTTGGACAACATATGATAGATATTCACAAGTTGGAGACTTACAGAAGAGTAGTGGTTTAGATGCTTTTGCCAGAATCAATGGTGAAGAGTATAGTAATTCAGTTTTAGATGATAATGGTTTCGTTAGAATAGGACCTTACAAGGGTGAAGAAATAAAAAAATTCATGTTCTCGATTGAAAACTTAGCTTGGGTGGGGCAATTAGATAAATTATTGGAATCCGAAAAGGGTGAAGGAGATTTACTAACAGGAAATAAAGGAAGAATTATGTGGTTTCCACCATATGATATTACATTCAATGAGACAACATCGGTTAACTGGGATAAAAATAATTTTATAGGTAGAGGTGAACCAATTTATACTTATAACAATACTGAAAGAACTGGCACACTTAGTTGGAAAATCGTTGTTGACCATCCAAACTACATGAACTTTATGGAAGATTTAAGTAGTGATGAGATTAATTCATTTTTCTCTGGTTGTCTTAAGTCTAAGGGTATTAGAAATAGAATTTTAACAAATGATGAACAAAATAATATTTCAGTTGCTGAAAACTTTTCACAACCAGAGATAGTAAATAGTGAGACAATCCCAACAACGGTATTCAAGGTATATTTCGCTAATGATAATACAGATATACCAGATTTATATGAAAATGGTTTAAAAAATGGTGTTTCAAATGAAAAGATAGATTATAACGAAACCCCATCTGGAATTGTTTCCGAGGAATTTAATTACGGTGTCGGAACTACTTTAGGTCAAGGCCCAGTGGGTAGTGTCGGTAGGGTTTATAATGATAATACAAATTTCGGTTTAAATGGGCAAACAACCCCAATTGATGTTGATGGTGATGTATTTGAAGGATGGCAAGACCCAAAATTTATAACAAAAATAAACTCTTTCTTAAAAGAAAAATGTAGATTTTGTAAAATTAATATTGTTGGTTATGCCAGTACTCCTGGAACTGTTAATAATAATTTAATATTATCACAAAGGAGGGCATCTAATATAAATAATTGGTTATTAAATACTAGTGGTATTATTAGTCCAGATGATGAATTTAGGGAAAAAAGGATAAGTGTAGAGTTTAGAGGTGCTGGTGAAACCGAGGCTGGTGGTCCTGGATGTGTTTTTGGTAGTGAAGATAGTGAACCATGTAAGCGTTCCAGAGTTGCATCTATTGAAATAGAATATGACCCTACACTAAAGGAGATTATTGAACCAACCGTAACAACGGTGGATTCAAATTCACCAACGAGAACAAGTTTAATACCTTTATCCAGATTTTATAATGAATCACATTATTTTGAAAAATTAGAACAAACCGATAACTTTATCTATGATAATATAAAACAAAAAATTAAACATTTTCACCCTGGTTTCCATTCAATAACACCAGAAGGGTTTAACTCTAGGCTTACATTTTTACAACAATGTACTAGACAAGGACCTACTACTGGTTTATTAAATGAAAAAGGTGAGGGTGGTAATGTTACAAATCCTAACAATTTAGCTTTTGGTAGGCCACCAGTATGTATTCTTAGAATAGGTGATTTTTATCATACTAAAATTATAATCGATAATTTAACTTTTGATTATGACCCATTGGTCTGGGATTTAAATCCAGAAGGTGTTGGCGTACAACCTATGATAGTAACGGTAAATATGAGTTTTGCGTTTATCGGTGGTTCCAGTTTGAACTCACCAATAAACCGATTACAAAATGCGGTATCGTTTAATTACTTTGCGAATACGGAAGTATATGACCCAAGAGCACAAAAAGTTAAAGTTAAAGCTGAATTAAAAGAAGGTGAAAAGGCTAGTGGTATGTTAATAAAGGGTACATTCCCAAATAGTGAAAACTTCATGGTTGATTCGGTTAGTGCTAAAGGAATAAATGTAGGTAATACAGAAATTGTTATTAGTCAAGATGCTATTTTAACAAGTACACAAAATCAAATCGTTTCGGATTAAAAATAAATATTATGGCAAATTATTTTGATAGATATAGTAAATTCAGTGAAAACGGTATAATAAAACCAATACCTGGTTTAAAAATACCACCAGAAAGTACTGATAAAAATGTTGTTTATAAGTTAGGTGAAACAAGGCTTGACATTTTAAGTCAAACGTATTATACTAATCCGTATCATGGTTTTTTAATAATGTTAGCAAACCCACAATACGGTGGTTTAGAATTTAACATAAAAAACAATGATATTATTAGGGTTCCATTTCCTTTTGATTCTGCAATTGAAAGATATTTAAACTCTGTACAGATTTATAAAAAATTATATGGCTAAGAAAATAACACAAGATAGATTATTATATTACGAACCAAATCCAGATGATAATGTATTAATACCAAATGAGGATATTAGTATATTCGTTGAGTTGGAAACAATGAGTAAAACTAGGTCTATGATTAGGGTTAATACTGTTGATGGTACTGGTAAAATAGTAAATAATGGTGAAAAGAACGGTGTAATAAATTTTATAGATGGGGCTAAAGAAAATAAGGAACAATTCTTATCTACCAACTATACGGTAAACGATTCCGATTTCGATAATGATGGTGATACCCTAGGTATTGAAAGTATTGATATAGAATTTGATACTGCATATACCCCATTGGTAAAAATAAAATTTATAGATGTTAGGGGCCAATCAATTTTAACAAAGGGGAATAATTCAAAATATAGGGTATTTTTTGAATTACCATACCCAACATTCAATTTAACGGTAAAGGGTTTCTATGGTAGACCAGTTTCTTATTGTTTACATTTACTTAAATGGAACGCAAAATTTAATTCAAATACTGGCAATTTTGAAATAGATGCTGAATTTATAGGTTATACTTATGCTAAGTTGACCGATTTATTAATTGGGTATATTAGGGCAACGGTACAAACCGAAGAAGGTTCTAAGATATTCAATAAATTAAAGGAAGAAGAGTTGGCCAAGGGTATTGAAATTAAAACCATTGATGAATATTTAGTTGACATCGATAAAATATCCGATGAATTTGAAAAATTAAAAAGTCAGAACGAAAATATAAAAGAGGTTAATACAATTGATTTAATTAGAGATGGTCTAACAAGTATTAGGCGTGAAATAACTAGCCTTACCACGTTTATGGTCGGTAAGGGTACAACTAATTTTAATAATGGTTCTGGTGTTTTGGGTGTTGATGTGACCAATATTTTTGAAATTGATAATAATATAATAAAGACTAGAAAAAAAATAAAGGAAATTGTTGATGACCCAGAAAGTGGTCTAAATATTAAAATAGGTATAACTAACTTAACCATTAGCTCTACTAATTTGACCTCTATGATTAAATTAAGTGGTTTAAAAAATTCAGACTTCAATACAACTGAAAGTGGTGTTGAAGCTATTACTCAAAAAACCCCTAACATATATTCAATCGTTGATACAACCCCTATAACTCAATTATCTAAATCTGTTAAGAATTCTTTATCAAATAGTAATACGGATAAAGAATTAGTCGTATATGATTTTAGAAGGATTTTTGTTGAATTAAACTCAATAGAGGGTAAATTAAATACACTCGAAAGTGAACTTAGAAATAAAATTGGTACTGATTTAGCTAACATAGCTAAAACTAAATTAAATTTCGACCCTACAATTAGGAATATAATAAGAATTTTTACAATACATTGTGAAGTGTTTTTAAAAACATTACATAAGGTGTCCAATGATGCGGTATTTGGTCCTAATGCTAGTGATAGGTTAGAAGTTTTAAATAAAGTTGGATTGAATGAAAAAAATAGTGATTTCAAATCGACATCACCAATATACCCATGGTTCGAGTATAGGGAGGCCAGTAATGATGAAGGTTTCTTTGAGACTTGGGTTGGTAGTAAAATTAATAGTGACGATACGAATAAAGTTAACGAAGTTTTATTTGTTGAAGATTTATTAGATAAATTAGTTCAATTAGGTAGAATAGATGAACAATCCGAGTTAACCTCAAATAATGATTTAGATTTTTATCCAGTCTCGGTATTAGATACTTTTGTTTCTGGAAATATAAGTGAAAACCCATATTTAACGGCACTAACATCACAAAGGGATAAGACTAGAACAACCCCAGAAGAACTTATTAGATGTTTACTCCTTAGAGGCTTTCTAGCTCTAGGTTTTAACAATGAAAATTATGGTAGACAATTAGTCTCTTTTATGGGTGAATTGGAAGCATATAACGTATTCAGCGCATTTGGTAAAATGAGTTTTAATAAAGTTAATGACTTAATAAATTCGGTTAGACCAAGAAGTAGTGATATTGAAATTAAAATAAAAGAAACTATTGATATTGGTAAGACTAAATTTAAACGCCCTATACTATTAGACGGTGAAGAAGATAGTTTTTATACTTATAATTATATTTTTGATTCATCAAACGGTAGAGCGTATTTACCAATTAATGGTGGATTCGATGGTGAAATATTTTATGAAAATCCTAGTGATAATTTAAATAAACTTAAAAGTTTATCTAGTATTAATAGTTTGACGGATACATATACATTTACAAATAATATAAGTAATAGTAGTGTTAATGGGTTAGATATTATTGAAGATGGTTCAGTTTTCTTTAAAATTTTAGAAGATGGGGAATATGAAGGTTTATCTAATAGAGTCAACAATGGTATAGAACTTTTAGGTCCAGATGGTGCGTATAGAGGATTAATAGCGTTAGATTCTGTTATAGAGGAAGGTAGTATATATAATAATGTTTATAAAAATGAAACATTATTAACTCCAAACCCGTATGATGGTAATTTAAAAGCTCAAGAAATATTTAATATTCAATATAAAGATGGTAGCGTTGAAAATGTGTTAAAAGCCTATTGGTATGTTGAAAATAGGTCTTCATTGACTGGTCTATTCAGTAATGAAAATACTGTTGGTGGAACTTATCTTACTAAATTATCAAATGAAAACGAATTAAAAAAAATTACGGATTCTACTTTTGAAAATAAAGATTTATTAGAAACAAATTCATTAGGTAATACTAGGTTATCCGCTAGAATAATTCCTGGCAAATGGGGTGACCAAAAAAACTTAATGATGGATTTGGTTAATGAAGTGGATGTTAATTTAATTTATACACCATATATTGAATTTTCATCAACTAAAGAAGGTGGTGAAACTAATAATGGTTTTAGTTTGTTCGGTAGTGAATTTTATAATAATCAAAAATTAATTGAAGCTAAAGCATTTTTATTCTTACATACATTTTCTTGGGAGGGAGTAATAGGTAAGGTTGGTGAAGATGTTAGTCTATTTGATAAAATAACAAATGATGAAAACCCAACAATAAAGGGTTTATTCAATAACTATAGTTCTTTTATAAAAGCCCCTAAATTATGGTGTGCGTTTATTGGTGGTCTTATATATAGATATGAATTAGGTGAATTAGGTGAGGATATTATTAATTTTAATGATAATCTAATCCCATTTCAAACAGATTCATCAATTTTACCAAAACATGATGAATTCTTATATTCAATTGATGATGCTGGTATTATTGATAGGTCAATGTTTGGTATGACGTTTGAACCACAGGACGGTAATTATGCCAAATTGGATAAGGTAATAAAAAACTTACCTTTTAAAGTTAGAAGTGAATTTAAGCGTATTTTTACCTCATTCGTTGATAGAGAGTTTTTAACAATAGCTAGTGAATTAGAAGTTTGGAACGATACCTATGGGGTTTCGTTCAATACCCTATGGGATAATTTAAATGAATTAAATAGTTCTTCTACTTCAATGGTGGATAATATAAGTAAATCTAGTATTAGAGATATTATGGGTATTAGAGGTAATGATGTATATAAAAACTATATATTGGTATTACCCTCAACTAATCCTAGGGATATTAATAATAAAGAATATAAAAAATTAAAACAAATAAATCTATTACTTAAACCTAATACTTTAGTTTCTAATTTAATTAATAAATTAATAAGTAGTAGTTACATTATACAAAATGGTGCTCCTAGAGTATTTTTGGATAGAACCAGTTTTAATGATGATAAATATACCTCAATAGGTGTTGATAAAGATGATTATAACGCATACTTAGAAGGTTTTCTAACTAGATTTGAGAAATTGTCGGAAGATTGGGAAAAAAATGGGAACCCAGAAATAGATGACATACAACAAAAGATATTTAATTCAATAGATGATGATTTAATAAAATTAACATTATACAGGTCTTTAGGGGCAATTTATAATAAATGGGTGGCTGGAACCGATGATGCTATAACTAGTGAATGTGGTTTTAACACAAATATTATAGATTCATTTAAATTCCTTGATAGGTCATTCAACGATATAGGTGATAAATTTTATATCAACCCAACCGTTGTTGCGGATTTAATCAGGTTTAATTATAATCAAAGTTTTTTTGATATAGTTAATAAAATTTTGAGTGATAATAATTTTAACTTTATCCCATTACCGTCATTTGTTAATTTTACCAAAATGGATGAATTAGTTGATATGTTTACACCGTTCCCATATAACGATACCCTTGAAGATAAAATAGTTGGGCCAGCGTTTATATGTACATACACTGGACAATTATCAACAAACCTAGATTTAGGTGATAGTTACGAGCACATTGACGATGGTATTTATATAAGTGAGGATAGTGATGGTAAAATTACTGGAATACCAGAGGATTTTAAAGGTGTTGATGATGATTCATTAAATATACCCATGATTGGTGTATCTTATGGTCAACAAAATCAAAGTTTCTTTAAGGATATAGCCCTTGACCAAAGGGAATTTACGGAAACATCTGAAACATTACAGGTAATTGAAAATATATCAAATAGTGGAGATAAAAGAAAAGCCGCATCCGTTGGACAAAATTTAATGAATATTTACCAAACTAGGTCATATTCTGCCGAGGTTGAAATGATGGGTAACGCAATGATTCAACCAATGATGTACTTCCAATTAAACAACATACCAATGTTTAGAGGTGCTTATATGATTCTTAAGGTAACCCATAGCATTAAAGCTAACAGTATGACAACTAAATTTAAGGGTGTTAGAATTAAAAAACCTAAAACCAAGTTAGTTGATGCACCAACATTATTTATGCAATTATTAGGTTCATTAAAATCATTTGGTACTGCTAATGGTATTTCAGATGGTACGGTGGATAGTAGAGACCCATTTGTGGTTAGAGTAGGTTCAGCTGCAACTAGAGGTGCAAAAACATCTATTTCATGTGGTGTTGTTACTAAAAGTGTTAATGATTTTAATACTGTTTTAAAATTAGTTATTGATTATTTAGAGGGTTCGTATTGTTCTGGAGGTTTAAATTGTGGTAGTGAAGCAAGTGGTGAAACGTTATGGGGTTTAGATAGGAAAAACCAAAGTAGACCTAATGATGAATTTTGGGCCTTGGTCGATGCCAAAAAAAATGGTACAAATGGTGTTGGGGTTTTTAACGCAAGATATCCCAAACCAAAAGATGAACCAGAATTATTTGAAATTTTCTCAAGGGTAATAAAATTGGATTACGAAAGATTTAAGAAAAATTATTTTAAAAGTGCACCAAATGTTGCGGATATAGTTGAAACAGATGGTAGATTATATTTTAATATGATTTATGGTGTATTTAATGGTGCTGGATTCTTTAAGGGTTATGCTCAAGTATTAATAATAGCGTATAATCAAAATAACGGTATAACAACCGATGAATTAACAAAAGTATTTGTTGATGAAAGATTGGGTGGTGCGGTAAATGCATTTAGATTAGGTACTGGTGGTAAGAAAATAGGCAGAGGGTCAATGGAATTGATTGCGAACACAGGTATTGATATCGAAAAAATAGTAGGGTTAAATTGTTAAATTGTTTATTAAAAATAATTTAACTATATTTGTAACATGAAAATAGCGAACATAGTTATAGACACACCAATAAAGGTTAATAATAAATTTAATGTGGTCGATTCCTTTGATAAAATAATCAAGGGAATCCCAACATTATTGGTTGGGTTAAATCACGTTAGAAATATAGACCCAAAACCAGATTTCTTAGATAGGAAATTATCCGAAGATGTTTATTGGACATTCAGCAAAAAAGAAAAAAGGGTCCTATTTGAAGAGGACCTATTCTATTTCACGGAAGCCATTTATAAAAATATAATCAAAAAAACAAAGTATAGATTCATTGATTTAATTCTCACAAATTCGAGTGAGATTTTACTTATACTTTCTGAAATTAATAAAATTAAGAAAATTATTACATTAAAGCATAAAAATATGTTGTATATTTATGGTGATAATATTATCTTCGGTTTTGATTTAAAACAAGTTACGTTCATTGGGTCCGATACTATTAAGTTAATTGATTTAATCAAGAACTTATCTGACGTGTTTTTGGAGGATGATAACATACTTATAGAGTATAATAATGATTTGGAAATGTTTAATTATGAAACTAAATATATCCCGATATTATACACTATGAACCAAGATGAATAGAACAATTTTATTAGCATCCTTTATGGGTACTAAAGATATAGATATTTTTTTTAAAAAGCTTAAAGATAAATATAACATTCAGAAAACGAAAGTATTCGTATTTGAACATGTAGACGACCCCACTAAATTAATCGTAACATTTAAATTAGTAATTAAAAATAATATAAGGTTCAATATTAAGAAAGACCTACCAAACTCAATATTAATTCACAAAAGAGGTACGGCAATCTATACAATCAACGCCCTTAATAAATTAATAGAAAATACCCACCCAGAAACATTGGGAAACATTAATTATAGTTCGGTTAAAATAGATTGGTCCGAATTTCAAAATAAATTACTTACCTTTTATAATGATGAATTAAAGATATGTGATATAAAACGTATTTTTTAACTTTTCACCATATTTATTAGTATAACAAAAGTATTAATATTAATATTATGGATAATAAAAAAAACATTAAAGATAGTGTTAATTCGTTTTTAGGTGAAGATGAAAAAACATTAGAACAAGAAATGGATTGTTCTTCGGGCACTTGTGTAATCAAGAGCGATAAAAGCTTAGTAGAAAGAATTAACAAAACAATAATAACTGAGGACGGTAGACAACTATTGTTTTAATACATAAAGGAAATGCATAAAAATATTAACAAAAACTTACTTAGTGAAGAAGTTAAGAGATTTAAACTAATGTCCGAGTACGCCTTCTATGAAGATAGAACACCAGACAACGGACTTAGCGATGAAGACTTAATATTAGGTATGACCGAAGATGACGATTTAAACTCAGATGAAGATGCACTTGATGCCGAAGCTGATGCGGTAGCCGATGATTTAGGGTCTGATTTAGGGCCAGAAGGTGATGGTGGTGAAGAACTTGGTGGTGATTTAGAAGGTGGTGATGAAGATTTGGAAGATTTAGAATCCATGGACGAACCTATGGACGAACCTATGGATGAACCTATGGAGGATGATGCAGTTGAATTAGATGTAACTGAATTAGTTAATGGTACTGATGAAGCGACACAAGCAGCAAATGCTGCAAGTGCGGCAGCTGATGAAAGTAACGCTAAGATGGGAAAATTAATGGGTATGGTATCTAAATTAGAAAAACAATTGGATAGTATGAACGCAATTTCAAATAAAATTGACAACTTAGAACAAGAATTAGAAAAAAGAGCACCGACCCCAGATGAAAAAATAGAGATGAGGTCATTGGATTCTTACCCATATAATCTTAAATTAACTGATTTCTGGTCACAACAAAAAGGTCAGTACGATGTCATGAATGACGAAGAAAAAGAAGAGGAATATACTTTAACGAGACAAGATGTTGATTCATCATACTCAGACTCAATGACTAAGGACTCGTTTGATAATACTTACGAAGAAGAGGATATTTAACATAATTTGTGTTGCATATTAAAAAGAAGGCTTTTGCCTTCTTTTTTTTGTTTAAAACATTGATTTAATCGATTATATTAACTTTATTTGCGGTATAGGAAATATGAAAATATTTTAAAAAAAGTTGCTAAAAAAAGTTTACTTTTCGGAATTTTTACGTATATCTAATAAGATGATTATTCATATGCATATTACACAAAACTACTACGAAAAACAATTACGAGAGGTTAAATTGCCAGAATAACTATTATAAATAACTATTACATTAAAAAAAACAATTATGAGTAACATTTTTGAAAGCATGTTAAAACAGTACGATGAATCACATAATCCCGTGGCATCAAACGCTAAAAAGTACGATTTAAAAAACTACTTTAGTACTTACCTGAAAGATGGTGTAAATCAAATCACAAAAAAAATTAGAATTTTACCTCCTATGGAAGGGTCAACCGTTCCCTGGGTAGTAAAGTGGGGTCACAAAATTCAAGTTGAAGGCTCTTGGAAAACATTCGCATGTCTTAAACATGAGTATGAAGATGCATGTCCTTTCTGTGAAGCTAGAGAGGTTCTATTATCCTCTGGTGAAGCTAGTGATAAAGAGTTAGCTAAAAAATATTCGGCTAGAATGATGTATGTCGTTAAAGTTATCGACAGAGATTTTGAATCAGAAGGAGTTAAATTCTGGAGATTTAATCACGATTACAGAAAAACTGGTATTTTCGATAAAATAATGGGAGCTATTAAAGCGGTTCAACATGATATATCGGACCCACAAACTGGTAGGGATTTGAATATTGAAATCGCAAGAGACCAAAACAAAAGACCAGTTGTCCAATCAATATCTTACCCATTAGTATCAACACCATTAAATGCGGATGCTGGAATAGCTACCGATTGGTTGTCTGACACTAGAGTTTGGCAAGATGTTTATAGTGTAAGAGATTATAACTATTTAGCGATTGTAGTTAGTGGAGAAGTTCCAGTATGGAGCAAGGCTAAAGAAAAGTTCGTTGCAAAATCATCACTTGATGTACCTAATACTGGTGGAGATAAGTCTCATGATGATTTAGATTCTGAATTAGTTATGGGTGGACCTAAAGTTAATCCTACCGACAACACCGCTAAAGGTGTGGTTCAGGTTAGTACACCAGCAGTTGATTTAGCTAAAGTTAATACAGTTAAACCTAAACCATCTCAAATCGAAGAAGATGATGAGGATGATGACTTACCATTCTAAATTAAATTAAAATATAATACAATATAATAATGGGTGTGTGATGCACCCATTGTTATCTACAATAATTAATAAATTTAAATATGGCAAAAAAAGCACCAAAAAAAGTAGTAGAAAAGAAAAATTTTGATTTAGATTCGTTCTTAGAATCCGAAAATTTAAACTCAGACCCAAAAGATAAAGAATTATCCTGGGTACCATTATCAAAGGCTTGGCATGATTCATTAAAATTACCTGGTTTTCCAAGAGGTTTTGTTAGCTTAATTAGAGGTTATTCAAATACAGGTAAATCAACAGCATTTTATGAGGCCATTGCTGGCGCACAAAAAATAGGCGACTTTGCCGTGGTTATTGAAACCGAAGGTAACTGGAACGATGGTCACGCAAAAATGGTCGGGGTTAAGTTTAAAGAAGTGGTAGATGAAAAAACTGGCGAGATAACCGAAAAACCAGATGGGTTTATGTTACTTAGAGGTAAGGATTTATATGATAGATATAAAAACTATGACCACAAGGATTCAAAAATGACCACAAAACCAACTAGGGGTGAACCAGTTATTGAAGATGTTGCGTTATTTATTAATGAAATGATTGACAAACAATCAGAAGGTTTAATAGATAGAAACATGGTATTCCTTTGGGATTCAATCGGAACACTTAACTGTTATAAATCAGCAGTATCTAATGCTAGTAATAACATGTGGAATGCTGGCGCAATGGGATGCTTCCAATCACTGGTTAACTTTAAGATACCAGCGAGTAGAGATATCGATAGTGAGTATATTAATACATTTATATGTGTTCAAAAAATATGGTTGGATAGTATGAACGGTACGGTAATTAAACACAAGGGTGGTGAATTTATGTTCTATAATTGTAGAATACTGGTACACTTAGGTGGTATATTAACACATGGTACTACTAAATTAAAAGCTAAATCATTAGGCCAAGATTACCAATATGGAATTAAGGCTAAGATTAGGTGTGAGAAAAATCATGTAACGGGTATTGAAAGAAGTGGAGATATCGCTTCAACACCTCACGGATATGTTAATCCAGATGAACTTGATGAGTACAAAAAAGAACACCGTGCATTCATTCATGAAGCATTGAGTGTAGATTATGATGCAAAAATTGACTTTTCAGAAGAAGATGGCAATTTTGATGATGTGGATAAGGAAAGTTAAAAATAGTATTAACCTTTAAAGGTAAAAGTTATGAGAAGATTGCCACCTAAAGAATTAGGTAATAAAGCAATTCAAAGTACATTAGTAGTCGATGGTAATGCCCTCTATAAAAGAGGTTTTATCGGGGCTAGGGAAGAATACAACCACAAGGGTAAACAAATAGGTGGTGTATACCAATTCCTAACGGTTTTAAGGAAGTTATTAGAAGATAATTTATATCACAATGTATTTGTGTTTTGGGACGGTGATTTTTCTGGAAAACTAAGGTGGGAAATTTACAAAGATTATAAAATAGCTAGAGGTAAGGACTATATAAATGGGACTAAACCTGACGACCCATCTGAAATCATACAAAGGGGTATGGTATTCAATTATTTGGAAGAGTTATACGTTAGACAACTTGTGGATAATGTTGTCGAGGGTGATGATTTCATAGCCTATTACTGTAAGGTTAAAAAGGAACATGAAAAAATTACAATAGCCACAAGCGATAGGGATATGTGCCAATTAATTACGGATGATGTTAGAATCTATATGTTAGATTTAAAGACATATGTAACTAAGGATAATTTTAATACATATTTTAAATATCATTTAGATAATGCCGCACTAATGAAAATATTATGTGGTGATAATAGTGATAGTATTAAAGGTGTAAGAAGACTTGGTGAAGGTACACTATTAAAACATTTTCCAGAGTTGACCGAAAGGAAGGTAGAGTTAGATGAAATTATAGAGGGTGCAATAAAACTACAGGGTGAAAGAATATCCAATAAACAAAAACCCCTACAAATTCTGACCAATATTTCAGAAAGTATAACTGACGGAATACAAGGTAGTGATTTATTTGAAATAAACCGAAAACTAGTTGATTTGACAGTACCACTATTAACCGAAGGGGCAATAGAGGAAATAAATAACCTAATCGATTCACCAATGAGTGACGATAGAAGCATAAAAAAAGTATATGCGATGTTAAAAGAGGATGGGATAGATAAGATGTTAGGTGAACATAGATTTACCGAGTACCTATTACCGTTTAAAAAATTAATTGAAAGAGAGAAAAAAAATAACATTTTAAATTAAAAACTATGGAGAAAGTAAAAAAGAATTTTTGGGACGACTTTAGGTTTGAATTCAACCTTTACATCAATGACAATATTATATGTCAAAGAATGTTTAACGTTAAAGGCTACAATAAACAAGTCTTAAATTCATTAGAATTAAATGAGTTAATGAGGTCATTAACGGGTATCAACAACAATGAATTAGGGTATATGGGTGTTATCCCAACCTACTTTAAATATTTGTGTTCAAATGTGTCTTGGAGACATTATAACCCTTACAGGTTATCTGAGACTAGTGAAAACGTAAAACCTATGTTTGATAGTGAAGATATTTTCACATTTGAAATCAAGGTTGACAAGCGAGTTGTTGCCAAAAGTCAATTCTCAGGTAATTGGTTCCAAACGGACGTTAGGTATGCCGTTAATATTAGAGACATTATCCCAGAGATAATTTCAGAAATAGAGGAATATATGAGTAGAGAAGAGTACACCTTACCTTACGAATCTGGGGTTTATTAACCCCAGATTTTTAAATCCCCATTTATAAAGTTAAAAAGTTTGAATAATTATGAGTAAAATAGATAAAGATAAGTTAGGGTATTTAGGTATTGATTTCCAATATAGGTTATTACAGCAAATTATAGTAGATAGAAAATTTGGTGAGTCGATTATAGATATAATGACACCAAATTACTTTGAAGATGCATTTTTAAGGAGTGTTGCTGGTAAAATAAAGGATAACTACGAAAAATACGAAACAATACCAGACATGAATAGTTTGGAATCTATATTATATGAAAATATAATTGATGAAGTTGACAAGGAAATGTATATCAGTTCCCTTAAAAGAATCAAAGAGGCCGAACAGAACAATAGTCTTAGAACCCAAGACATTGCAATGAAATTTTGCAAACAACAAGAGTTAAAAAAATCTGTAAGAGAAATGCAGTTGATAATTGAAAAGGGTGACTTGGACGATTATCATTTATGTGAAGAACTTCTTAAGAAAGCCTTAGAGGTCGGACATAGTAAAGATGATGGTATAGATGTATTCTATGATATCGAAAGTGTATTATCCGAAGATTTCAGGGACCCAATACCAACGGGTATCGATGGATTGGATACTTACATGGATGGTGGATTGGCTAAAGGTGAATTAGCGGTGATTTTAGCCCCTACTGGGGTTGGTAAAGCTCAACCTCTTACATCTAAAATATTAACACCTAACGGTTGGACAACTATGGGAAAAATACAAGTTAATGATTTTGTTATTGGTGATGATGGTAAAAAGACTAAAGTTATTGGTGTGTTTCCACAAGGTAAACGACCTATATATGAAATTAAATTTAACGATGGTACATCTACATTATGTGATGAAGAACATTTATGGTCTGTAAATACAATAAACCAACGTAATCGTAAAACTAAAAAAAATGGTAAAGTAGTTTATCTACCAAGTGATGATAGTTTTAAAACGATTAAAACTAAAGACATGTTAGATGATATTAAAAAATGGGGTGGTAAAAATAATTATAAAATACCCATAGTTAAACCAGTTCAATTTGAAAATAATACTAAATTACCTATCGACCCATATGTAATGGGATTAATATTAGGTGATGGATGCATTACGGATTCAAATCAACCTAGAATAACAACTAAAGATGAATTTATTGTTAATGAAGTTAAGAGTAGGTATAATGATGTTAATATTTATTCTAGAGAACGTTATATTGAAGAAAATAGTACCAATAAAATTATGTTAAATAAAAGGAGTATTCTTGAAATATCATTATTAGGTGCTAAATCTAAATTAAGTGATTTAAAATTATATGGTTGTAATAGTGAATCTAAATTTATACCTAACTTATATTTGTTTAATACTATAGAAAATAGGTTATCTTTGTTACAAGGTTTAATTGATAGTGATGGTTACATTAATTCACATAGAATAGAATATGTGACTGTTTCAGAATCGCTATGTAATGGAATGATTGAGTTAATTCGTTCATTAGGTGGTAAAGTTAGTTTTAAAACGAAAATAGGTTCATATAAAAATAAATTAGGTGAAATTATTAACTGTAAAAAATATTATAGATTATCTATGAGTTTACCCAATAATGGTATTATACCTTCCTTATTACCTCGTAAACGTAATAAATTTATAAATAGGGAAAAATATTCTAGTAATAAATTTATTACCTCAATTGAATATCACGGACATTTAGAGGCACAATGTATTATGGTAGATAATATTAATCATTTATATGTGACAGATGATTATATTGTAACTCATAATACCACATTGAGCACTAAGTTAGCAAACCACGCTAAAAACATAGGTAAAAACGTTCTACAGATATTCTTTGAGGATAACCCAAAGATAATTCAGAAGAAACATTTAACATGTTGGATGGAAGGTAAATACACATTAAACGAGCTAAGTGAAAATAAAGAAGAAATATTTGCTGTTGCCGAGGAAATGCAAAGTAGACCTGGAACTATTAGATTAAAAAAATTTCCTAGTGATAGTACTACAATTCCGATAATTAAACAGTATATTAAAAAATTGATGTCACAAGGATTTAAACCTGATTTAGTTATATTGGATTATATTGACTGTGTACAATCAAGTAAACAATATAAGGAAAGTTGGGATGCGGAAGGTAATGTAATGCGACAATTTGAAACGATGTTATCAGAACTTGATATGGCTGGTTGGACCGCTGTTCAAGGTAACCGTTGTGTTTCTATTGATACTCATGTAGTTACTAAGAAAAATGGTAATATAAAAATAAAAGATATTGTTGAAGGTGATGAAATATTAACACATAAAGGTTATAAGAAGGTAACACATGTATTTCCTATTGAAAAGCAACCGATATATAAAATAAAATTAAAATCTGGTAAAACTATAAATGTATCTAAAAAACATAAGTTTCCAACTAGTGATGGAAAACTTTTATCAATACAAGATGGTTTAAAAGTGGGTGATAAATTATTAACTAAATAACTTTTTTGTACTGCGGTTAACTTTTTAATAAATTATAACTATTTATAATGAAATATATTATGAAAAAGTTAACTGCAAAATATATTATTAATAGGAAAATGTTTAATAATATTGAAGAAAATACGATTACTGAAAGACATTTAAATGAAATTGATAAAATTTTAAAAAAATATGATAATAAAACTATAAAAAATAGGTTAAAAAATATTCATGATTTTATAAAATATAATGTTGATGGGTGTTGGTTAGAAAGGATAAATATTATTAGAACTGTTTTAAAAAATGATGTAACATCTGATTATGCTTTAGAAATAAGATATGGAAAAAAAAATGTAGAAAAAAAGAAAAAAGATTTTTCAAGTAAATTTGGACATAGTTTAGAAAAATATAAAAAAAAATATGGTGAGTTGTTAGGTAAAATAAAATGGGAAGAATATTTAAAAAAATCAAAAACACCTTGGGGTTTAGATGCATGTATTGAAAAATTTGGTAAAATAAAAGGTCCTAAAAAATGGGATGAAAGACTAAGTAGAAAAAATAAAACTATGTCTGAGCGAAAATTAATAAAACCATATAGAAATGGTAGAACTTTAAAAGAATATCAAAATAGGTATGGAATTGAAGAAGGTTTTATTAAATGGGATAAAAGAAATAAAAAACAAAGTTATAGATTTAGTAAAAAATATTATATAAATACTTTTGGTGAAAAGGTTGGTAATGAAAAATGGAATGAATATCGTAAAAGAATGAATTTAACTTCATTAGATAGTTTCATAAAACGTTACGGTAAAAAGAAAGGTATTGAAAAGTTTAACACTTACATAAGTAAATGTTTTAAAAGTGGTTCTTTTTATAGTAAAATTTCACAAGAATTATTTTTTGAAATTTATAATAAATTAACTGAAAATATAAAAAAGGGTGTTAGATTTGCTAAATTGAATGGTGAGGAAGTATTTCACGTTAATCAAGATGATTTAAAAATAATAATGGTTGATTTTAAATGTGGTAATAGAATAATAGAGTTTGATGGTGATTATTGGCATGATAATACTAAACAAAAAATAATTGATAAAAAACGAGATGAGTATTTAAAAAGTAAAGGTTATAATATTATGAGAATATGGGAATCAGAGTATTTGAAAAATAAAAATAAAATAATAAATAAATGTTTAAAATTTATAAATGAATAGTGATATGAATAAATATGATATTAGTATGGATGATTTTTCATTAGATGAAATAGAATCCATAGAATTAATGGGCGAAGAAGATACAATAGATATAACAGTAGAAGATACACATATGTTTTATGCTAATGATATTTACACACATAATTCATCACTTACGGCAGAAACGGTCGATTCAAGTATGTTCGGGGGGTCTATTAAAAAAGCACAAATAGGTCACTTCATCATTTCAATAGCAAAAACATTGGACCAAAAAGAACACGGAACCGCAAATATGGCGATACTTAAATCTAGATTTGGTCAAGACGGGATAATATTTGAGGATATTATTTTCGATAATGGTAGAATACAGATAAGTATTAATAAGGGGCAAGAGGATGGTCATAGCTTTTTACAAAGTAAACAAAATAGAGCCGTAAAGGACCAGAATAGAGTTAGTAATATTATGGCCGCCATACAAGAGAGAAAAGAATTAGAAGGATAAAAAATTAAATAATTAAAAATAGAAATTATGATTGAACCAATTTTACAAGAGAATAAGAACAGATTTGTTATATTTCCAATAGTGCACCAAGACATATGGGAATGGTACAAAAAAGCTGAATCAACTATTTGGACAGCAGAAGAAATAGATTTATCACAAGATTTGACCGACTGGGAAAAACTTAATGATAACGAACAATACTTTATTAAGAACGTATTAGCGTTTTTTGCCGCATCTGATGGTATTGTTAATGAAAACCTTGCAGAAAACTTTGTTAGTGAAGTGCAATATGCCGAAGCTAAATTTTTCTACGGATTCCAAATAATGATGGAAAATATTCATTCAGAGACATACTCATTGTTAATTGATACGTATGTTAAAGATGAGGAAGAAAAAGATAGGTTATTTAGGGCTATCGAAACAGTCTCAGCTGTAAAGAAAAAAGCTGAGTGGGCATTAAAGTGGATTGATTCACCTAGTTTTGCTGAAAGATTAATTGCTTTCGCTGCGGTTGAAGGTATTTTCTTTTCAGGTTCGTTTTGTTCTATCTACTGGTTAAAGAGTAGAGGACTTATGCCTGGACTTAGTTTTTCAAATGAATTAATTTCAAGAGATGAAGGGTTACATTGTGATTTTGCGGTGCATTTACACAATCACCACTTAGTTAATAAAGTTCCAAAGGAAAGAATTAGAGAAATTTTAGAGTCGGCCCTTGAAATTGAAAAAGAATTTATTTTAGAATCATTACCAATTAGTTTAATAGGTATGAACTCTAAATTAATGTCTCAATACTTGGAGTATGTAACCGATACCTTGTTAGTGGATTTAGGTTGTGAAGCTATTTATAACGCTAAAAACCCATTTGATTTCATGGTTAATATCGCATTGGAAAATAAAACTAATTTCTTTGAAAAAAGAGTTAGTGAGTATTCAAAAAACGGTGTTGGAAAAAGTTCTGAAACAAATATCATGACTTTTGGTGAAGATGATGAAGATTTTTAATATATATTAATAAACTATAAATAATGAAAGTAATAAAAAGAGATGGTTCATCGGAGCCAATTAAATTCGATAAGATATCGGCAAGAATTAAGAAACAAACTTACGGTTTGAATACGGATTATGTTGATTACATGGAAGTTACTCAGAAAGTTATTGCTGGAATTTTTGATGGTATTACAACAAAAGAATTAGATAACCTAGCCGCAGAAATTGCGGCTTCGTTAACTAGGGTACATTATGATTATTCTAAACTTGCCTCTAGGATTTCTATTTCTTCATTAAAGAAGTATACTAAAAAAAGTTTCACGGAAACCATTGAGGACCTTTACCATTATGTAAACCCAATAACTGGCGAACAAGCTGGTCTTATTGCGGACAACGTATATAATATCGTTCGTGAAAACTCCAAAAAACTTGAACAAATGATTGTTCATGACAGAGATTTCGACTATGACTTCTTCGGTTTTAAAACACTTGAAAGAGCATACTTATTAAAAATTAATAATGAAATAGCCGAAACTCCACAACATATGTGTTTAAGAGTTTCATTGGGGATTTGGGGAGATAACCTTAAAGAGGTTCAAAAGACATATGATTCCTTAAGTAAAGGTTTATTCACACACGCAACACCTACGCTTTTTAATTCTGGAACTAAAAAGCCACAGTTGTCAAGTTGTTTTGTTGCTGGTACAAGTGTATTTACAACAAGTGGTGTTAAAAATATTGAAGATGTTGAAATTGGTGATAAAGTAGTTACTCACAAGGGTAACGTTAAGGAGGTTCAACAACTACATAAAAATAAATTAAATGATAGACAATTGTATGACCTTAAAACTTATGGTAGTCCAAATATGACTGTAACTGGTAATCATAGAATTTTATCATTATCAAAAGAACAAGATAAGTGGGGTAAAACACCAAAATGGAACTCGGTTGAATACCTAAGGGTCGGGGATTATGTGGCCATACCAAACAAAATTGGTAAATATGCACCAGAAAAGGTTGAATTAATAGATTATGTACCAAATAATTATGGTAATATAGAATTAGAAAGTGAAATCATTGGAGATAAACTAAAAGTAAAATCAAAATGGTTGCGAAGACACAAATTAAATAATAATGGTGGTAATATTATAGTCACTAGAAAACATAATGAGATAAATAAATCAATCATAATTGATGAAGATTTTGCATTTTTATTAGGTGTTTGGATTGGTGATGGAAATATATTAACTGGTAAAGATTATAGTAAAACTTTAACTGTTAATAGGGGTATTAGATTTACAAATAATAAGGATGCCTATGGTTTAATTGATAGGTTAGATAAATTAATAACTAAAATATTCGGTATTGATGGTAATATTTCAAAACCAACAAAAACCAATACAATAACTATTGATGTACATTCACATGTTATATCTAATTATTTTTATAAAAACTTTGGTAAGGGTTTTAATGGTAAAAAAATACCCGATTTCATGTATAATTGGGATAAACTTATGATTTCAAAATTTTTAGAAGGTTTAATAACTTCTGATGGTTGTGTGACTAAAAGTGGTGATATTAGGATTACTATGGCAAATATTGACTTAATCAAATCAATATTTGCTTTATCCAGAAACTGTGGTATACCATTATCATACTCCGAGGCAACATCATTAAAATTAGGTGGGACTAAATTAACCGCTAGGATATCTTTACCTAAGGGTTCAATAGATTTATCCAATATCTATAAACTATATAATGACGAAAGGTTAAGTGAGTATTTTAATAAGTCAAATAAAAATTCCAATATTAAAATAATAAATGGTACAACTTTTATTATAATAAATAAAAAAAGTGAAAATATTAGTAAACCAGAATTTGTATATACGCTAGGTGTTCAGGATGACCATTCATATGTTGTTGAAGGTAATGTAGTTGAAAATTGTTTCCTATTGGGTATGGCAGATGATTCAATCAAGGGCATATATGAGTCTTTAAGCGATTGTGCCGACATTTCTCAGTCCGCTGGTGGTATCGGTATCCACATTCATAATGTTCGTGCCAAGGGCACTTATATAAAGGGTACAAATGGAACCTCTAATGGTATTGTACCTATGTTGAGGGTTTATAATGAAACAGCTAGATATGTAGACCAATGTTTTACCGAAGAAACATTAATCAATACCGATAAAGGGTTAATTAAAATTAAAGATATTTCTGAAGGGGATAAAGTTAAAACGTCAAATGGTTTTAATAAAGTTAAAAAAGTTAAAAAATTTAATAAAGAAAAAAGAGAATTAATAAACGTTAATGGTAAAACTAAATCAACAGTAAGTCACCCTTATTTAGTAGTTGAAGATTCAACTGGTAGAGATTTAGAAATCATTAAATTATCAATTAAATCTGGAACATTAATACCTAAATGGGTTGAAGCTAAAGATTTAAATAAAAATATGTTTATATTAAAATAATAAACATGTAAGAACATGAATTTAATAAAATAAAATAAAAAATGGCATACAAAGATAGTATTGAAAATTTTAATGAGCTAGGTTATGACTTAGATAACATTAAATTAGAAAAAGTTAAATCAATAAGTACTTCAATAGAAGATTGTGAAGTATATGATTTAGAAATTGATGAGTTTCATAATTATGAAACAGAAATGGGATTAGTTCATAATGGTGGTGGTAAACTTTTGCCTTCACGTTAAAAAAATTCAGTTAATTGCTGGAACTCCCTTAGAGTTTATAATACTACAACGCAGATGGTAACGTCAAACGTGAATGTTTGAAAAATTATAAAATTGGGAAATCAGCAGCCAAGGTTCTTAGAAATAAGAATAAGGTTCAACGACTAGGTTATGGAGTCTTAATATTAAGTTAAAGATAGTAAAAACCCACGAAAGCTGGACAATGTTAATTCATTGAAGATATAGTCTAGACTTATTAGAAATAATAAGAGGTTGAGATAAAGAACTCAACGTTAATACAACGAAAAGAAAGGGTAGTATTGCCGTATATTTAGAGCCATGGCATGCGGATGTACAGGATTTCATTCAATTAAGAAAGAATCACGGAAAGGAAGAAATGAGAGCTAGAGATTTATTCTTAGCCTTATGGACCCCAGATTTATTTATGCAGAGGGTTGAATCCGATGGTGATTGGACTTTAATGTGTCCACATGATTGTCCAGGTTTATCCGATGTTTATGATACTAAGGATAGTAAGGCTTTTACTGAATTATATGAAAGTTATGAGGCTTCTGGTAAAGGAAAGAAAACCTTAAAAGCTAGAGAATTATATGCTGAAATTCTTGAGAGTCAAATTGAAACTGGGACACCTTACATATTATTCAAGGATGCTGCCAATAGTAAATCAAACCAACAAAATATAGGTACAATTAAGTCTTCAAACTTATGTCTAGTTGGTGAAACTAATATTAAAATTAGATTAAATGGTATTGAGGGTGAAATAAGAATGGATTTATTAAATGAGTTATTTAAAACTAATGAAAATTTAGAGGTTTTAAGTCATAATATTAGAACAAAAGTTAATGAGTGGAAATTAGTCACAAATTCAGCAATGACTAACCCTAAAACTAATGTTTTAAAAATAACTGACGAAAAAACTGGTAAATCAATTAAATGTACGCCAGAGCACGAAGTCTTTACTGAGAATAGAGGTTATATTATGGCTAAAGATTTAAAATCTGATGATGTTTTAGTAATTAATTAAAAATATTTTAGTAACTTCCATAATTATAAGATATTTATTATTAAATTATGGAAGTTATGAAAAATAATAAATATTATGTGTATGGTTATTTCGACCCTAGAAAAGGGGGTGAATATAAATTTGGTAAATATGTGTTTGAATTTGAGCCAATATATATTGGTAAAGGTAAATGTGGTTCTAAACGAATGGAAAGGCATTTATTATTCATAAAAGATAGGAATATTGATTTAACGAATAATAAATATAAATTAAACTTATTTAATCAGATAATGAGTGATGGTCTTGAACCCATTTTTTTTAAAATAGAAGATAAATTAAATGAAGACATCGCTTATAGTATTGAAACGCTTTTAATTGATTTAATTGGATTTAGACACAATAATACTGGAACATTAACCAATATAAGTGTTGGTGGATTTGGTGGTGATATGTTTACAAATAACCCTAATAAAGAATATATTAGGTCATTAAGGGTTAAACAAATGAGTGGTGAAGGTAACCATAGGTTTGGTATTAAATTAGAGGATACCCCATCACATAAAATGAGGGGTGAAAATCATTGGAATACTGGTCGAGAAATTTCAAGCTCAACTAGAAAATTGATGTCAAAAAATAATAGCGGTAAGAATAACCCCAATGCCACTAAAGTGTGTAAGTATGATTTGGATGGTAAATATATTTGTACATATAATACGATGAAAGAGGCATGTGTTGAAAATAATGTTAATAAGGGTTGTTTGATTAGGGCGTGTAAATCAAATTTAAAATACACTGCTAAAGGTTTTAAGTGGGGTTATAATAATAATAATTAAATCAATTAGTATATATAAAAATATAAAAAATAAAATGATAAAAATAGAAGAATTAGAAGAGGAAGTTTCAGTTTATGATATCACTGTAGATGGTAATCATAATTTCTACGCTAACGACATTTTAGTACATAATTGTACTGAAATAATGGAGGTTAGTACACCTGATGAAACAGCCGTATGTAACTTAGCTAGTGTCGCACTACCAAAGTTCGTTGAAATCCCAAGTGGTAAAGTTAAATCTAAAGATAAGGAATTAAGAACATTCGACCATGATGGGCTATATGATATAGCATATCAGATTACGGTTAACTTAAATCAAGTTATCGATATTAACTGGTATCCAACAGAAAAGGCTAAAAAGTCTAATTTTAGACATAGACCAATTGGTATCGGTGTTCAAGGTTTAGCTGATACATTTGCCATGTTAGGTTTACCGTTTGAATCAGATGAGGCTCAAAAATTAAATAAAGAAATTTTTGAAACGATTTATTTTGCATCTATGACAGCATCTATGGATTTGGCTAAAATAAGTGGTTCTTATGAAACATTTGAAGGTTCACCAGTATCTAAGGGTATCTTCCAATTCGACATGTGGGAAATGGAAGAAGGTGAATTATCTGGAAGATGGGACTGGATTAAGTTGAAAAAAGCGGTAATTAAAAATGGTGTTAGAAATTCATTATTATTAGCACCGATGCCAACAGCATCAACAGCTCAAATATTAGGTAATAATGAATGTTTTGAACCATATACCACCAACATATATAAGCGTAATGTTTTAGCTGGTGAATATATCATAGTGAATAAACATTTAATAAGTGATTTAATCGACTTAGGGTTATGGGATGATAAACTTAGAATTGATTTAATCAAGAGTAATGGTTCTATTCAGAGTATTGATAGAATACCACAGAACGTTAAAGATATTTATAGAACTGTTTGGGAAATGAAATCCTCAACACTACTTAAAATGTCAAGGGATAGAGGTTTATTCATTTGTCAATCTCAATCAATGAATTTATTCATAAGGGATGCAAATACGGCTAAATTATCAAAAGCTTTGATGTATGGTTGGAAATTGGGTCTTAAGACTGGTATGTATTACCTAAGAAGTAATTCTAGCGTTTCGGCCAAACAAAGTTTAGGTGCCGAAGTTCAACAAAGAGTAATCGAAGAGGTAAAACAAGAAGTGCCCGAAACTAAGTTAGTTGCACCCATTGTAAGCTCGATAGCCGAAGAAGAAGCACTTAAGGGTGTTACTTGTAGTTTGGATGACCCCGATTGTGAGGCATGTGGTAGTTAAATGTAATTAAGTATTAATATTAAAGGTCTTTCAGCGATGTTAGACCTTTTTTTATTTTACCATTTATTTTTTAAAAAATTTTATTATAATATTTATGATAAAATAGTATTATGGCTGGTAATGGAGTTTTCATAAATATAGGCTTTCCCTTTAGTGAAAGTAATAGAGGGTTTTTCTTAAAATTAAATAATGATGATAAGGGTGCCATCAAATCTGATTTAATGCATTTAATACTCACCAGAAAGGGTGAGAGGTTGTATATGCCAGAATTTGGTACAAACCTATTGAAATATATTTTTGAACCAAATGATAACGTAACCCAAGAGGATATTAAAAGGGAAATAAACCTTACAGTTAAAAAATATCTACCAAATCTACAAATAAACGGGGTTATCGTTAACGAGAATGAGGCAACACCATATGGTGTAACAGTTAGAATAGATTATACCGTAACAGATGACGTATTCCAAGAAACAGACTTCGTTATAATTGAATTATAAAATATAACTTTTATTTACTTTTAATATATTTTATTTATTATACTATTTATAATAAAATAAACTATGGCCAAGAAAATAAATTATAATTCAAGGAATTTTGCTGATGTAAGACAAGAGTTAATCAGCTTTGTTAAGCAATATTACCCAGATATATTCAATGATTTTAACGATGCATCGGTTGGTATGATGTTATTGGAATTAAATGCCGCTGTTGGTGACATGTTATCTTTTCATACCGATAGGATGTTTCAAGAAACCCAATTAGATTACGCACAGGAAAGAGGTTCAATATTATCTATGGCCAGAACTTTTGGATTAAAGGTTCCTGGTAAAAGTCCATCGGTAACAATTGCCGATTTTTCCGTTACGGTTCCAGTATTAGGTGACACGTTCGACATTTCATACGCACCAATATTAAGAAGAGGTGTTCAAATAAGTGGTGGTGGTAAAGTATTTGAAACTACTGACGAAATAGATTTTTCAAGTCCGTTTACTACTGGTGGAATACCCAATAGATTGATTATACCTAATTTTGATTCTAACAATACATTAATTAATTACAGGTTAACTAAAAGGGAAATGGTTATTAACGGTGTTAGTAAAACCTTAAAGAGAGTTTTAACTGGTGATAATATTAAACCATTTTTTGAAATAATATTACCAGACGATAATGTATTATCCATAAATTCAATTATTTCACTAGAAGGAACCAACTATGTAACAATACCCACAACAAATCAATTCTTTGACGAGGATTTAAGATGGTATGAGGTAGATGCCCTGGCCGATGATACGGTTTTTATTCCTAATAACGATGTAATTAGTGATAATTCAGCGATTATCCCAGGTAAATTCTTTAGGGTCAATCAAAGATTTATAAGGGAATATACTGATAATGGTTTTACCAGAATTATATTCGGTGGTGGTTCAGAAGATGTTAGTTCTTTATCTAATTTTGGGGTAAACCCAAACCTAGTTAATAGAATAGGGGATTTTATTAATAATTTATCATTAGGTATAACCCCTAAACCGAATACCACTATGTTTATTCAGTATAGAGTTGGTGGTGGTGCCGATACCAATGTTGGACCAAACTTATTAACGACCATTAATCAATCCGAAACAATTGTAAACGGACCAAACTCAACGGTTAATCAATCCGTTAGAAATTCACTTACGGTAACTAACCCGTTACCAGCTTTAGGTGGTAAGGACGAACCATCAATTGAAGAATTAAGGAATTTGGTTAGATATAATTTCTCATCACAAAATAGGGCCGTAACACTTCAAGATTATAAAACTAGGATAGCTTTGATGCCAGGTGAGTTCGGAGTGCCCTTTAGAGTGAACGTAATGGAGGAACAGAATAAAATTAAGGTCTATGTCTTAACATTGGATAACGATGGGGATATAAGCACGTCATCGAATATGACGTTAAGAAATAATGTAGCTACTTACTTATCCGATTATAGAATGATAAATGATTTTGTTGAGGTGGGTAATGGTAAGGTATATAATTTAGGTTTTGAGGTCGATTTATTTATTGATAAACAATTTTCACAATCACAGGTAATTTCTCAAACGATTATCGAGATTACAAATTATTTCAACATCAATAACTGGGGTATGGGTGATAATATTTATTTAACTCAGTTAATAGAACAAATAAATAATGTAAGTGGTGTTATAAACGTTGTTGATTTAAGGGTTTATAATAAAGTAGGTGCTGGTAGGTATTCTTCAAATGAAATACCACAACCTTACATTGATGATGAAACAAGACAAATAGATTTATTGGGTGAATATACCATTTTTGGTGACCCAGTGGGCATGTTTGAAATTAAAAGACCAGACCTAGATATTCGTGTTAGGGTAAAATAAATAGAATTAAATAAAAAAGTTATGGGTTGTAGTAGTTGTAAAGATAAAAGTAAGGGGTTCCTTCCAAATGGGGGTGTCAATAATGCAGATAATAGTGGATTATCATTAGTTGAAAAGATAGTAATATTTATAACTAAAACAATTGGTTTTATTATAGGTGGGGCTATTTTAGCTATTATTGTTATACCATTTTCACTATATACCTTATTTAAGATAGTTTATTTTGAAGAATCAATAGATATTACTGGTGCCTTGATAAGTTTAGGTAATATACTAATGAAAGACCGCAGTGGTGATGACGATTTGAATGATGTTAACATTGACGATATTGACTCACAGGATTATGAATTGGTTGGTGTCGATGACATAACCGATGACTTTAAAAATAAATAATTAATGTCTGATAATATTAGAATAAAAACAACACCAGGTGGTGGGGATAAGCGACTTAACGTAAAAATTGACCAGAAATTCGATTTTATCGAAATACTTTCACTTAAAATCTCACAAGAGGAAGCATATAGAAAATTCTGTTCGGACTACGGGGTTGTGGTCGGTAGGGTTATTGTTAATAATGGGTTAGGTGTACCTAATGCCAAGGTTTCTATTTTTATACCGATAGATGAAGAAGATTCAATAGACCCAGAAATACTTGGACTTTACCCTTATGAGGTTATAACCGATAAGGATGAAGATGGTATTGGTTATAATTTAATGAGTAGAAGTGCCAGGGGTAAGGATGATTGTTACACATCAATAGGTACGTTCCCAAGTAAAAGGGAAATACAGGATAACCCAGAAATGACTGAAATTTATACCAAATATTATAAATTCAGTACAACTACAAACGAATCTGGTGATTTTATGTTATTCGGGGTACCAGTTGGGACCCATTACTTACATGTAGATGCTGACATATCGGATATTGGTATATTATCACAAAGACCTTATGATTTAATTTCACAAGGTGTTGATAAAAATAAATTTTATTCAAGTAATAAATTTAAGGGTAGAACTGAAGACCCGAACTTAACGCAGTTAAAAACGGTATCACCAGTGAGTGTTTCCGTTGTCCCATTTTGGGGTGATATAGATGAGTGTGAAATAGGTATTACTAGGGTTGATGTTGATTTAAAAACAACGATTATCCCAACTGCAATATTTATGGGTTCCATATTCAGCGACAATGAAAAAAATAGTGTAAATAAAAATTGTAGACCAAGAAAAAACTTAGGTAAGGGTGATGAACTCGATACTGGTGGGGGTTCAATTAGAATGTTACGTTATAAAAACGATGGGTCAATAGAGAATTTTGACGTAGAGGGTGGTAGGGTTATAGACGATAATGGTGTTTGGGCCTATCAGATACCTATGAATATCGATTATGTGATAACTTCAGAAGATGGTACTTTAATTCCATCTGAAGACACTACTAAGGGTATAGCTACCAGAGCTAGAGTTAGGTTTAAAGTGGACATGGATTCAACGGGTGGTGAAGGTAGACTTAGAGCTAGGGCTAGTTATTTAGTACCACATAACCCAGATAATTATTTTGATTCGGATTATTCGTTTGATAATACAACTAAGGATAAACATTTTACCGATTTATTTTGGAATAAGATTTATACGGTTAAAAATCATTTAACAAGGGTTCAGGGTGTTTCTAATGTGGAAAGAAGAACGTTTGTTGGTTTAAAAGATGTAGACGAGGGTGGTATTAATAACCCTTTACCATTTAATAAAATGGATACCAAGACAAACCCATTATTTGTGGTTATTTGTATAATTCTTTCAATAATGGTATCACTAATTTGTTTTATTAATAGTTTTATTATAATAACTATTAATCTTATTTTTTCGGGAATAAATGCTTTATTAAGAATGGTATGTAAAGTTATTTCTTCTTTAGCACTTGGTATAACAGATGCAGTACCCCGTAAAATTGGTCCTTTTAAAATATGGAGTGATGAAAAAAAAGATAAATTTAGACGTAAGGCATGTATGGGTTGTTGTGAAAATAATAGTTGTACCAGATGTAATTGTAATAATATTATAAAATTATTAGGTTATATCACACTTGGATGTAAAGAAGAAAAATATGCGATATGTGGTGGTGGTAAAGGTTGGTTGAAAAAAGCGACTCTAGAGGCTACTATATATAGACTTAGTCTTGATGTAAACGAACCAACAGATAATGCAGGTGAATGTCCTAAAGAACCAGATTCTATTCCAGGTAATTTTCATTACCCTGGTGATTTACATTGTCATGAAGAAACAAAAATATTAGATATTTTTAAAATAGAAGATGCTGGATTTTTAAATTGTATATTATTACAAATTGCTGAAGCACTTAATGTATTTAAATTTGATTTTTATAATGATTGGATAAATGGTACATTATATTCATTTTTACTTAAATATAAGAAAAAGAAAAATAATGAAGGTAAATATTGTAATGTTGATAATAGTTATAGTAATTATATAGTTGATAGCTGCACATCCGCACCACCACAAGACCCAAGCGCAACCAGTGATAAGGTTGATTTAAGAGGTGGGGTCGATAGTAGTAGAAATATTAAAATTAATGAGGGCTATATTAAGCGTTTTAAGGGTGAATTATTTTATGCTGCATATACAAGAACAAATGGTTATAAATTATTTGCAACAGATGTAGTTTCCTTAGGTTCCATTCTTGACTGTGATTGGCAAGGTGTACCTAAAATATATCCATGGTTAGTTGAAACAACATATAATGCACCACCACTCCAACATGAATATGTTATATTGGATAACGGTCAAAGAGTTATTGATGTATCTGGTTATAATAGCAATGACTGTAATAATAATAATAGTCCCTTAATAGGTGAAATTACTTGTTTCGGTTTAAAAACTGGACCAAAACAATGTAATAATATTAAAAGATTTAGTGAATTGGGTATGGGCCTAGATGAAAGGCGTATCGAGGATGGTGGATTGAATGTTGATAATACAATAAGTAATACAGACATTGAGAATCCGTTCATTAGAGGTGCCTTTGTATTCGCAAATAGACAATCTCAAATAGGTGGGGCAACAATACCATTAACATATATAGATAGTTTATCTGGTGGTCAATATAGTTATGACTATAACGACCCAACGTATAACCTATTTAGAAACCCTAATAAAAAAAGAATATGGCAATACGAAGATTCATTCTACTTTTATTTTGGACTTAATGCTGGTAAAACTGCATTAAATCTAATGTTAGATAAATTCTTCCCTACATGCATACCAGAAGTCGATAATGATTTCTTTGTACTGGTAAATAATATTATCGATGATGATAATGGTCCATTACCAACAGGTTCAATTGAAATAGACGTTATAGGTGGTATCGGTCCTTTTTCTTTCCAATGGGTTGGGCCAGTAGTAAATGGTATTCAATATCCAACAGTAAACGATACCCAAAATATTAGTGATTTATTTGTTGGCACATATAACTTAATAGTAATCGATTCAATAGGTAATGTAATAAAAGGTTCCTTTATTGTACCAGGACCTCCTAGTGTTTTTTGCGAAGTACAAACGGTACCAACTAGTTCTTTTGGTGCATCCGATGGTGAAATAATTGTGGGTATTATAAGTGGTACACCACCATATAGTATTGAATTATATAATGCCATAACTAATAATTTAATTAATACAGTATCTAATATAATAACTTCTTCATATAATATTACTGGTTTATCTAGTGGTAATTATAGGGTTTTAGTTAAAGATAATGGAACACCTGAAACACAGTGCTCCACTATTGTAAGTATAACTGAACCAGGGGCGTTAAATATTGTGGTTGACGGTTCATCCGTTGGGTGTTTTGGTTCAACTAATGGTAGAGCTACTGTTGATATAAGTGGTGGGTTACCACCATATACTATATTATGGTCAAACGGTGGTAATACTACAAGTATTAATAATTTAGGACCTGGTAATTATTCAGTAACCGTTACTGACATTGCTGGACAAAGTGATAATGGGTCATTTACGGTCACGAACCCACCACAAATTAATTATAATATAACAAGTAAAAATATTACTTGTTTATTTACGGATGATACTGAATTCAAAGAGGGTCTTGGGTCCGAAGATGGTGAGATAACCGTAAACGTATTAGGTGGTGGTTCACCTCCATTTACAATATCATTACAAGGGGGTTATAATGATATATCAAGAGTAATTAATGGAAACTCAACGGTATTTAGTAATTTACCTTATGGTTCATCGTTATTCTTTGATTCATATACTGTTATTATTACTGATTCTAGGGGTTGCTCTAGAATAGAAGATGTTTTTATTTATAGACCAGAATTTAAATTAGGTGGTAGTTTGGCCTATAATTCAAATACCTTAACAGCGACAGCAATAGGTGGGTTTGCGGTAACAACTGATGAAGATGGAAACATAATCGGAAATTACACGTACAGATGGGAAACTATTCTTTCTGGTGGTTCAAACTTTACTGCGGTGACAACAACGACCAATAACCAATATACACCAACAACATCTGGTAGATGGAGAGCTGTTATTATCGATAATAACGGAACTGGTGGTGCATGTGAGTTTATAACAAACGAAAGGACTGTTTAATTATGGATAAAAGAATAAAAAATAAGTTAAATAGTGGTGTATCTAAATTAGATATAAACACCAATTCATATGTTAAAGTTGAATTAGGTGGTGAATTAAATGTTTTACCACCAGGTGAAATTAATTATGTGTTAGATGTAAATGAACAATTTGATAAAGAGCGTAGGGAATCGCAAATATATAGGTTCACATTTACAATTTCACCCCTATTCAGTAATGTTCTACATAATGTTAGAGGTAATAACAACCTAGGGACATTCGGTAATTCAATAATACCTAAATTTGGTAACGGCTTAACCACTCTCAATGATTTATTATTTAGGGAAGACCCATATGATAATGATTTTACGGGTCAATTGGAATTAACATACGAAGAGGCAATCAACAGAAACTTAAAAGAAGTTAACGGTTGGTTTGGATTTTACGACCCAGATTTAACTAGAGGTTCCTTATGTAAGTTTTATGATTTGGAACCAACTAGGGAGCGTTTTGATTTAAACTCTAGTATTAATAAAAATTGGGGTATGACAATAACGTATCCTTACGCCAGTGATGACACTCACATCATCGTAAACGGTGGTTTAAATATTATAGAGGCAGAATCAGTATTAGTTGGTAATGTACCCATGGTGGCCTTGGGTGTGTCTACTAAACATGGTCTAAACAACGGTGATACAGTTAGGTTATTAAATATGCCCAATTCAAATTATGAAGGTGATTTTAGGGTAAGAAGATTAGGTCTGGATAACGGTGATAATAAAGATAACTATTTTGTGGTTAGTATTGACCCGACCACTGTACCGATTGGTGGTAACTTTAGTAATGGTAGAATGAGAAGGGTAGTAAATGGTGAACCATCAACTTACTATGTTAGAAAGTTCAAAAAAATTATGTTAAATGAGGATAACTTTGAAATTTATCCTCTAGCATACAGTAAGACTATTTTTAATGATAGTATTTTCCAAATGATAGTTAACGAGGATATTGATATTTCTGAATTAACCGATAATCTAGGTAGACCATTAAGTGAACTATATCTTACATTTGTTAAAACAAATAGTCAGGGTACGTTCGGACCAGTTAAGAGTGGTTTTGATTTAGAGTTTCTACCTGGTAATCTAATTGAAAACTTATCTAATGTTAGAAGAATTCATGATGGTGCCAGTAATGACCCGTTCACATCACAATTATCATTGGAATTTCAATTAAGTATGGATTCATATGATGAGTTTTACGGTGACATTGTTGAATATAATAAATTTGAATTGAAAGAAACCGTTTTATCGGATGTTTTACACAGATTTAATACCGTCAATAGGGAACAAATTTATAGTGGAGTGGCCGATGGACCTAGAAGAGAAGGTTATCTATATAAACCACATCATAAAATACAAATAAAACAGTTTTCATTGTATATCGAACAAGGCGATTCAAGCACTCTTGATATACCAGATTACGCAGAAGATTTAGGTGATGGTAGATTTTTATGGAGGGATTTACTGGATATAGGAATCTCCAATGGTGAAAATGATGTATTAGATTACCCATTCACAAATGGGACACACTATATATATAAACAATTGTGTTTAAATACTATAAGACAAGACCCATTCGGTGTTTATGATTTATTTTATAGTGGTATAAACACAGAAACCGACTTTTCACCAGCTGACCCTATCGGTGATGCAATAACGGATAAGTTTACAATTAAAAATAGTGGAGATGCGTGTTAACAACTATACATTAAAAATACCTACAATGAGTGGGTCAACTGGTCTTAAAATAGATTTACCGATAAGTCAATCAATTGGTTTAGCTGGTCAATCTGAAATTATAGAATCAAAATTCGTAAATGTTGAGGTAGAAAACTCTATTAATCGAACATTCGATTATGAGAAAGTTAAATTTTTACCTAAAAACTCATTAAACGATAATTTGGTTAATGGTATCTTATATAAATTAAATTTTATAGATAATGGGGCTTACCCATCGAATACCTATTGGTCCAATATCGGTTTAACTAATAATGATTTTAAATTTAGAAAAAATGGTTTTGTTAAATCTTTTTTAAGGTTGGATTTTTATAATACGGACATAACCTCAACTCAAAGGTTATTATTTTTCATAACTTTATTTCCTAAGTTTAATTTAAATGACCTACAAAGTAACGGTACACATCCACAACCATCTAATTATAGTGTAACATTTAGGTTAGGGAATAATATAATAGATAAAAAAGTTAACGGTGAGGGGTTTGCAATATACTATTTTAAAGATGAGGTATTACCGACTGTACCCAAAGAGCTTTATATGAGGGCCACCTTCAATAATGCAAAAACTGGTAAAACTACTAGATTTATGTCAAATAATAATCTAAATCTAAGTATAGATAATTTAATTAAGACGACTAGTGGAACTAATTTGGTGAACAACTTACATACTAGATATTTATTAGAAAGGGATGTTGATGGTTATTATTATAGACTGGATTCTACTTACTCAAATAACATATTGAATAGTTCAGATAATTATTCAATAAATTTATATGAAATCAGTGTACAATAATGAAGATAATTAAACGAAAAATATCATTAGACGACTTTATCAGTAAGGAACCTGGAACTTGGGGCAACCTATTGGTCGAGTCATTTAATATAAATGTTTTCATAACCCAGGATTCCGATGATATGGGTATAATGACTGATTTAGACTTCGTACCTAAAGATAATACAACCCCAGATTACCAAATATTAACGGATAAGTTAAGTACACTTGGTCTTAACTTTAATTTCATGAACGGTGGTACATTTAATACCTCACAAACTGAAATTGAATCCAGCACTAGAATTGCTGACTATAACCATAGTGATTATTTTGTTGAGGGTGGTATTGTTTCTGGACTAACGGAAGATAGGTTAGATGTAGTTAAATCATATGATAGGGATTTGGTCTATAAACCTTTATTTGATGTTGATAAGGGTGTATATTTGGATTATAGGGGTAATAATGTAAACGGTGTAACCAGGGTAAATAGTAATTTAAATAACTTGAACCCTATCACTTATTCCGAGGATGTTAATATTAGCGACCCAAATATAGGTACAATATCTCAGAGTAGTGGATTGTACTTTATGACGTACAATAATATAATCAGGGAATTAGTTACACCAGATTTAGGAATTGTTGAAATCCCAACGACAAAAATGTATTATAAGTCCCAAGGCTTTAACGATACGAACACATTAATAGCGGCAAACGTAAAGGAAGAATATTTATTTGGTATAACAACGGCACCAGAAGTTCAAAGTGATGTATTTATTGATAGAGGAAGAAATACGATATTACAAAGACATTTACAATTAGGTGAAATTACAAACATTAGTGATTTAATCAATTATGGTAATGGATTTTATAAAATAATAAAATAAAAATTAAAAGTAGAATATAATGAGTGGAACATATGGTACAGTAAGGTCGGCAGACATGTCACCAGAAGACGTTGATATAACAGTTTTTTATTCCCCGAATAGGGAATCGGTAAATAGTAACGTATTTAAACTGGATTCTCAAAATTTAAGACCAATAAATAACCCAAATAATACGACTGGTGGGTTTGAAATTTTCGGTGGATTATATTCACTTAATCTACCCGTTGAGAATTTTAGCTCTAAGGGTATCTATACAATAGTATTTAAACCAGTTGAAATAAGAACTAGAATAGTAGATTGCGGTGTTTTATCGGCTTTTCCAGATATAAAGGGAATATTATTCGATGCATCAGATAGTAATTTAACCGACTTTATCGATAAGTTCGAGAATAATAATCTTGTTGGATATCGAATCGAATATTTAACCACAAGTAACTTAAATACTAATAAAAAGATAAGAAATTTCTTTAAGATAGTAACATCAAATAATAGGGCAGAACCCGTTAACCAAAACTTAACGAATACTAATCAAAAAGCAATAAGATATAGATTTAATGATAACTCTAGTCTAGTTTTTTGTACTGTTTCCCCTTCATCATCCAGTAATGTAAAACCAAATATTTTACCTTTTATCGGGTCACCGAACCAGGATGTAATTATAACCAATACTTTCTTTAGCCCTTTTGTACTTGAAGTTGAATTAGTTGAATATGATATAGAATCATTGGCTATCGGGTTATTCGGAAATCAAACAAAAAGTCTTGAAGATGGAGTTTATACACTATATAACTTTAATGATGATATTTATAAACAATACAATCTATTTGAGATTAAAGATAGGTTTAGTGGTAAGCCATTATTTGAAATTAAGGAAAATAGACTTAATAATATTGACTTTACAAAGGGATTTGATGATATATCAGATATATAATAAAATGATAAAATAAAACATATGAGTGATAAAATTAAAGTGGTCGGTTACGCTCAAAGGGTTTTTCTTGGGGATGGAATTGAATACAGGAACTTTACCGAAGACTTAGTTGGAAATCAACAAACGGAGGGTGATGATGGCACTGGTGCGAATTCAAACTTTACATTAAACAACTTTGTTATCACAACTAATTTTGAGGGTAGAACAAGTAGGTTATACGACACTAAAAAATTTAGTGATTTTATAACCCTAAACACTTTAGATATATCAAGCATTGAAGCCACTAAATTATTAAGTAATAATATAAATATTAAAATTAACTTAGATAATACTAATTTATCTAATTTTGCATACTTTGGTTCCGCAACCGAATTTGTTAGGGTCAGCCTTGAAAATATAATTACTTCGTGGCCAGCATCATTGTATATGGTTCCGAGTAGACTTAATAATTTAGGTGTAACCACCAACGGTTTTACTGTTTTAAATTATAATTACGACTTATTGTTAAATAAGGCGAAATTTACCGTTGATACTAATTTCATTAATAATAAATTTGATATTAATTACCAAAAAAACGGTAATATTGTAGATACATTTAATGAGGGTAATGATTTAAGGAATTTATCCGCAAACTTCAGTAGTTATGTTATTCTGGTCGGTGACGATGAATACCCTATTATAGGATATAGTGGGTCAGAAAATAAATTAAACGACTATATTAACTTCGAGGTCTATGGTGACCCATTTAAAGTTTCAGGTGGCACCAATTTAATGTTGAGATATCACATTAAACCTAAGAATTTATTAGTTGAAGAATTTTTTAATTCATTAAACGGTTTTGAATCTAATCTATTAAATAGGTTAGTAACGCCTAAATATACATCCGAATACGACTATCAAGTGGAAAGTGACACTGGGGTCTTGATTAATAGAAGTCAAAAATTGACGTGGCCCGTTACCGATGGGTATAATATTGATTTTAGCACTAATGATTATACCGAATTTGTAACTAAACTAGTAGAAATAAGTAATGATAAGGATGCCCTACAAAGTAACCTTGTCGCTAGATTTTTAACCTCGGAATCAATTTCAGATTTTGATACCTTACCAACATGTGACGGTAATACACAAGAGACTTCTGGGCAAAAAATGAATAAAACCCTTAAAATATATGGTAGGGAGTTTGATGAAGTTAAAAAATATATAGACGGTATATCATATGCAAACGTGGTAACCTATGATAAAAAAGATAATACCCCAGACCAGTTAGTTAAGAATTTAGCTAGAATTTTAGGTTGGGAATTAGTATCATCAGTTCTAAACGAAGATTTGGTATCATCTTATCTACTACCAAAGAAATCATCACTACTTGGACAAAGTAGAGGTTTGACGGCACAAGAGGCAGATATTGAAATGTGGAGAAGATTAATTCTAAACTCGGCTTGGATATGGAAATCAAAGGGAACTAGAAAGGCTGTTGAGTTTTTCTTTAAATTTATAGGTGCACCAGAAGGTCTTATTAATTTTAACGAGTTCGTGTACTCCGTTAAATCCCCGATTAATATGGAATTATTCATGAGTGTTCTAGAAAATAATAATCTAGACACTAATTTGGATTTTTATAATGTTGATTCCGAAGGTTACCCAAAATTCTTTGATAATACATCCGACATGTACTTTCAAAAGGGTGGTAAGTGGTACAGGGAAACGGGGGGGGCTAATGCAACACAAAATATATCAACGGGCAATAACCCCCATGTTGGTCCATACGATAACGGTAGGGAATATATAAACCAATTAAATAATATTATTCCATCGTTCAGCGCATTTACATTAACGTCAACAACGACAACCACTTCAAGTGAACAATTGTTCAGTAATTATAATAGTGGTATATTTAACGGATATTCTGGACCAACTTATTTTAATGTGGTTGATGAAGAAGGTCAAAATTTTAGTAGTATAGTAACAATAACACCAACTATAATTAGTGACCCATGCCCACAATCGGAACAAACTGATTGTGGTTGTGATGTCGATGAAGATGATGAGGCTATAAAAATAGATATTCAAAATAGGGGTGTTTGTTTAAATTTAGATTGTGATTCTATGTTTAATAGAATTGACTTTAACCAATTAGATGATTTATATCTATTCAATTATAAGGTATATAATATGGATGGTTCGGAATCTACGACAATTAATAAGGAAAGTAAATTTGGACCAAGAGAATGTTGCTCTGGTTTGTTAGATAATAGAAACAACCCTAGTAGGTCATATTATCATGAAGAATTCCAATATACGGGTATGACTGAAACGAATGTCCAAGTGTTTATATCAGAACCGAAGAACAGTGGGTATATCTGCTGCTCATCAAATGGTATTGAGTCTGATTTAGGTTTACTTGGGTGCGGTAAAGAACTATCCTGTCAATGGCAATTAGTATCGACTAATATATCTGATATGTGGCAATTCAATGAAGAGCCAGGTTTAGTGTTTTTAACCTTTAAGGACCCAAGGGGTAATAGTAGATTAGTTAATGTGGCTGATTCTGGTTTCTGTGTTGTGGGTAGTACCCCTAAAATTGTTACAGACCCATTTACTGGTGAGGTTGGGTATGCGTGTGCGGTATCTAATAACACAACAAAACTTAGAGAAATACGTGATATATATTTGAATAGGGCTAAGGGTATAATTGGTTGTTCAGCACCAACGCCAACGCCTACTAGAACGCCAACGCCAACGCCTACTAGAACGCCAACGCCAACGCCAACGCCTACTAGAACGCCAACGCCTACTAGAACGCCAACGCCAACGCCTACTAGAACGCCAACGCCAACGCCTACTAGAACGCCAACGCCAACGCCTACTAGAACGCCAACGCCTACTAGAACGCCAACACCAACACCTACTAGAACGCCAACACCAACGCCTACTAGAACGCCAACGCCAACGCCAATTGTAGAATGTTTTTCTTACGAGATACAAAATAACGATAGTGAAGATTTAGTTTTCGAATATACGGATTGTAGTGGAGTTTTTATACAAGTTACCTTAAGTCAATTTGATGTAGATGCTGTATGTGCTCAATTTCAACCTACTATTAGAAGTGGTTTTGGGTTTGTATCAAACGCTTTAGAGCAATGTAATTAATAAATTATAATAAAAAAATAATTAAAATACCCTTATTCATAGATTACGACAAATACGATAATATAGATTGTACAAAAGATAGCAGTAAAATACCACAAATATTTAGTAACTCCTTAGAGTTATATTTTAATGAAAAAAGCTTAATTTATAGTATTTTATGAATGGTATTTAAATGATATAATTACAATATTTTGGTGTTGTAATAAGAAATTATTACAACACCAGGATATATTTAACAAAAAATAAATATATGTTTATTAAAACTTTATCTACTTTATTTTTGTTATAACTAGTAATTCAAGTTCAATTAGTTAAATTCTATACTTACGGTACACTAACTGAATCTGAATATAACAACGGTAGTGTAGATTTATTAAAGATTATATATATACATATATTGGTGTCGTTACAGTTGGTTATGGTAGTAACAATTTAGATTAATATTTACATTTTAAATAAATAAAGTACTTTATAAGATAATTATAATAAAAGACAATCAATATGGCTGACAATTTGATATTAAGCCCTTGTTTTACAAGACAGGACTATAACGGTGCCAACTATTCAATAGTTGAAAACCCGAATGGGACTGTATCTATATACGACACCGACTCAAACCCGATAACTGACCATGAAAATAAAGCATGTTGTAAGGCATTGGGATATAATTTCGATATTGATGCTCAAAAATGTTTATGGGTTAATACCAACAATGACGGTAACGATAGATTCGTAGCTGAAAATTGTGAGTTCAAGGCGTTTAAAATTGTTATAAACCCAGAAGGTAACAGTGGAACTATTCTTAACCTAGATTCAAATGAGACATGTTGTTTAAATATCTCATTTGATTACCTATTTAATTTTGAATGTGATGTATTAGAAAATTTTATTAATAATTCATCACTTAATAGTACGAATAATAATCTAACATATATAGATATATTTGAAAATCTGGATATTAGGTTTAACCTTGAAAAGATTGACCAAAGTACTGGTAGATTAGAAACCGTATTCCAAGAAAGTATTTTTAATATTTCAGAAGGTGGTTTAAGTGATTATATAATTAATAATCAAGGTTCAACTGGTTTATTAATCGATGGTGGTTGTAATACTTTCAAACCCACTATCCAAGGTCAATTATTGGCTCAATATCAATCCAACAACGAAACAATTCCGACCAGTGTTACCAGAACATTCAACGATTGGTTCAACACATGTTGGTTAAGGTATGAGAGGGAAATATGTAGTCCTAGTATTATTGATGATTTAACCAATGAAAATATAAACATATCTATAACCGTTAACAACTCATACACTGATTTTTCAATTTTATTAGATAGAATTAAAATACATAAAAACGCTGAAAAAATTGTTAACGTTGAGACCTTTATATCAGAACCACCTAAGTTCGATTTTGAAAGGGTTCCAGATAATAAAAAATCATGGTTAGCTAATAAGGTCAAGGAGAATAGGGATTTTGACCTAAAACTTAGAGCTACCGAATATGTTAGTAATGAACAAAGGTTAACAATCAATAGTAAAGAGATAGATTTAAATTTAAGTCCAGCAAGGGCTGTTGAGCAAGATATCTGGAACTATATAGGTGATAATAATTGTATTTTAGAGGGTTGTAAACAAACTGGACCGTTTGAGCCATACTCATGTCCAGATGGATTTGAATTTGATGGTAGTAATCTGACCGTATGTGTTATGAGTGCATTTACGAATACTATTAAGGTGGGTAACGCTTATAATGTATCTAGTTGGTATAATTTTAATAGAGTAAACCATTACGGCCTCAGAGGGACTATATTTATTGAAGAGGAAGTAACTGATATGGTTTGGCCCATATACTGGACTGGCACGCCCGAAAATACTTGGGTTGGACCTAATTATAATGCTGATTATTTAACGGATTCATCTGGCTCACCAATATCGGCTACTGGTTTTGGTACCGAATTCGGACAAGGAAATGTGATTAGGTGGGCATCACCAGAAGCATTTAGTGGTCATAGAAGTAAATTTGGTTCGTCCGAATCTACAACGGTTGGTGGGGTCTCAAACCCTAACTTACTTTGGGGTGGTACACCAGGACTTAATAGTATGATAATGGCTGGTAGATTATTTAATTCTGCCATATGGGTGCAAGGTACTGGCATTAATAATAAATTTTTCAATAATAGGTGGTTAGGTTTATCTAAGTGTTTGGAGATTGAAACATCTATGATATATAATATTGGTTTTGCTGGTGATGACAAAGTTAGAATAAAGGTTAATGGTGAGTGGTTGATTAACCCAGATATTAGCCCAGAAAGACCTATTGGACCTAATAGTGGCTTTGATACGATTAGACCTAATAGTAGGTTCACACAAGCTTATGTTGTTGTTCCAGTTAATTTATTTCAAGGTAAAAACGTAATCGAGGTCGAAGGGTATAATAGTACTGCTGGAGCACCAGCTGGGTTCGTATGTGAAGTTTATAGTGCCAGCACAACTTATCTTAAAACATTATTAACTGAAAGCCAGTTAGATGAGGTTACGATATTTAGTACTAAGGACTATATTGGTCAGGAATTTAATGTTGTTGGTAGTGAGGGTTATTTTTGTCCAACTGGTTATGCCTTGGACACATGTTTACCAGAACCTTATCAATGTCTAGAAATAAATAGGGTTAATAGTATTAAAAAAGAAAGAGAGATATGTTGTTGTGCTGGTGACCCACTTGTAATAACCAGTTATAATGGAATTACAACACAATTATCTATTGACACATTACCTGGGGCAATTTTAGATTGTCAAGACATATTAGACACCTATGATTCTGTAAATGCGATTGATATTATAAAAAGTGAATGTCGATTAATTTATAAAATAGGTGATAAAACCAAAACAACTTTTAAAGGTTATTATTTAACAGAAGAAAATGACGGTAGGGTAGGTGTTTATGATGTTAATTGGTTATCGGGTGTAACTGAAACATACACAAGTTTAAACGATTTAGTTGATTCTGAATGTTGTGAAGTTATCTCATCAATATTTTTATCAGACGTTCAAAATAACCTACAAGGTGTTGACATATATCCAAAGGTATCCTGGGATACTAATTTAAAAAGTTGTGTATATGGTAAGTTCGGTGATGATGGTTGTATTAATATTGATAATTTATTAACAACAGAAGTTTTTGAAATAGATACTATAGGTGAATTTGGTCGAACATTATCATCTGAATTAATCGATGTTAAGAACAGACAAACAATTTCGACATATCCGACCCTTAGGATGTTATATGATAGATATAATTTTCACGCATTAGATTATTGTGATGTTGATAGTTCAAAATTAGATTATTTCGATATGGATAAGTTCGGAAATACGGTTGGTGACTATTGGGTCGATTTAATGGAACAAGTAATACCAGCAACAACTATTTGGAATTCAACATATGAATATAGAAACACTATATTCGACCAACAAAAGTTCCAATATAGAAAATCGCTAGTATTTAATTGTACAGACCCAAGTGGTAATTACCCTTTTGAAAGTGTGGCCAATGACAATTCAGTAGATGTTATCCTAGAAACGTTACCAAAAACATCGACAACGGTTTCTAGTGTTGAAGAATGTACTGGTGTTTGGGCAATGCAATATAATGTGGGTTCTGAATTTTTAGGTACAGTAAGCATTATCGGGGTAAACGCAAATGGTGGTTCAAACGGTAATGTAATAAACGAAATAAGCCCGTTTGACTAATAATAAAATAAAAAATATATAACTATGCCATTATTAATTAAAAATGTAACAGGAACGGTCTTAGATAACCTATCGACCAATATAAACAAACTTAGTTTCGTTGAAGGTAGTTTTGGTTATAGTGAATGGTTTAAAATTGGTAATTTAGAGGTTTTCTTACAAAATTTTAAAAATGTCGATAGAAGTGAACCACTTATAACACCTAATAAATTTGGTTTAGTGGTTAATAATAATAAAACCTTTGTAGAGTTAGAAATTTCATATTAATGAGTTATCAGGATAAAATATATAATCAAAATGTTAAGGGTATTAAAAATAGTACCGCCCCAGTTATAAAAACGAGTTCGGATATTTGTGTTTTCAGTAGCCCATTATTTACCATGGTGGGTGGTGATAAAATACAATGTTCCGATGTTACGTTTGATGTTAGTGGTACTTCATTTGGTGATATATATTCCGCAACTACGGAGTGTTTTATTATAAATAATTTAGATATAGCTTGCTTTAACGATATTAATTGGAATACAAATATATATGAGGATGATAACTTAGTTTATTCTTCCATATTCTACACTTCCAATTCAATATTTGGTGATGAACCTACATTAATCGACTTTACTTTAGGCGTTACCACTGCTTTCAATATTTTAGGGTATGATTATGAAGTAGATGGTAGTACATACAACGTTAATCAAATACGTGGTATCGGTAACCTCAAAATAGATATTGAGACAAATTTAAACTATAGTGAATCGTGTCCGTTAACTGGTGCATCGTCTGGTAATACATTTACGGGTACGTGTGAAGATATTAATTCAAATATTGTAGATATTAACTATAATAATTTAGTGCCGAGTGATAATAATGTATTTCCAATTACTGGGCAGACCAGTATAGCGTTGGAGTTTATATTTACTGGTAATACGGGTTCATTCGAGAACATGGATACGGATACTAAATTTAAGTTTGAGATATACGAATTTAATGAAGTTTTAGGAATCTTTAATGAAACTCCAAAATTTACATCACCACTTAAAGATTGGGCAACAATAAGTGGGACTAGTGCATTTACCGAAACAATCAGTGTCGATAATTTAAATATCGATGGCAACTATTTAGTAAAGGGTTATTACGTTTTTAATAAATGTACCGAATTTGCTAATTTATTGGGTCAAAAATACACAACGGAGATTAATAAATTGGGTGATGAATATAGGTTATATAACGCTAATAAAGATTTTTATTTCGTAGTGTTCAATAATGCAGATGTTCCATTAGTAGAAAGTGGGGATAATAACGAGGAAAACGTATTTGGCGTATTAAAGGTTATAAGTCAAATATTACCAGGTGGAACCGACCAGTTTTCATACCCAGTACAATCTGGTGATTTAATTGTTAATCTAAACGGACTTACTCTAGGTAAAGGACTAGACTATTCAATAGAACCGATTAGTGAAGGTGGTCGAACAGTTTTAAAATTAAGTGGTGACACATATGACGGTGATGTACTCACCTATATCTATACAAGCTCGGATGAATCTAAAAATAATATTAAACAAGATGTTATTGATGTAGTTACCACTATTACAAATGGGTCAACCAACAATCAGGGTGATAATAAAGTATTCTTCAACACAACAAAAAATAAATACGAATTATACATGGAAATGACTCCAGTATCTAATAATGACGTTGTAGTTACTATAAATGGTATGGCATTGGCCAATAATATTGATTATTATCTTTCATCATCAAATCCTAAAAGAATTATTCTTGAAGGGGATATAATAATTGGGGATATTATTAATATTTGGTATAATACCAATATTAAAGCACAAGGTAATATATTTTCGGATACCGTTATAATCGATTGGTCAATAATAAATCCACCAAAGTTAAACGATAGGGGTAAATTTACACTTGAATTAAGTAGTGATTTGGATTTTACAAATATAATAAACTCAATAGAGGTACCTTATATTCAAAATATCATAACATATTCAACGATACTAGGTTTAGTCGGTAGTGCTGGCGATAAAGTTTATTACAGGGTCAAGAATGAAAAAAAATTCATAGATATTTGCGGTGGTCCCATTATTAGTACTTCATTTAGTGAAATAGTGGATATAACAATACAAACAAATTCAATAAATTCATACTAATAATTTACTTTTGAGTATTTATTAGTAAATAAGATTAAACTAAGTTATAATATATGAGTTATATAATAAATAATACAAGTGCTTTTGTTAATATAAAATTAACTGAAATTGGTAGACAAAAAATAGCACAAGGTCAATTGACCTTTAATTCTTGGGCTATAGGTGATTCTGAAATAAATTATGACAGAGAGGTAAACCATGATAATTTCCCAATGGACGTAAGTTTATCGGGTTCAAGTAAGGTTTTACGCCCGTTTGATAATCAACCTAATCTTAAATACTTCATAACTTCACAAAATACTAGTGAAGGTGGATTAAATGTTTTAAATACTTCACAAATCAATACAATAAAAGCTATTGTTAACAATAAAGCCGAAGATAGAGGTTTCTTTGAAAAAGTGGGGTCTGATTATGTAACGTATAGTGGTGACACTTACATAAAGGGGGGCGGTATTATACCTGGACCCAATATGGACGGTTCAAATATCTTGGTTATTGGCACTGGTTACACGGTTGGTGATGTAATATTGGTTAAGGTATCCAATGACACCGTTGGTACACTACCTTTAAATCAAAATACAACACCAGTACCAAACCTATGGTATAAAATACAATCATTAACGACCACAAACGATGTTAATGATACGGCAATTTTAGATAGGAATCTACCAAACACTAATTCTAGTATTTCCGACTCACAATTTATAGTTTATACTGGTGGTGAAGTTTATGGTAATTTCGGTTTTGAGGAAACCACACCATACTGGAACAGTAATACATTATCATTTGCTGGGTCAAGTGAAATATCATCTGGTGATGTTGCAGTTTGGAATATGAATAATGTGTGGTGCGAAAACTTAGTAGGTATGACAGGTACTAGTGTTAATAATTCGGTATCAACACCTAATGAGAATTTTAGTAAATTTGGTTCTAATGGTTTTTTAGGTCAAAAGTATCCATATTTAGGATATTCATGTAATGAAAATAGTGGGGCTAATAGTGGTGTATTAGATGAATGTAATTCACTTGGACAGTCGGTAAAAGATAGGACTAAAAAATCAATATCAATATTACATTACACAAATAACACTATATCCAACTTTTATGGTGAGTATCTATTCATTGACGGTGATAAAAATAAAAATTTAATATTACGTCTTCCAGATATTATGTATCATAGAAGAGATTTTACAAGTGAAAATGGTACATTAATGGGAATGGATTTTATAGCTAGTGGGGATACTAAATTTATAGATAATTCAGATATCAAATATATTGAATTAGTTGAATATGGAACTTTGGTTAGTGGAACCCCTAGAGTTGTAGGTAAAGTATTCCCACAATTAAAGACCGTTATTTTCGATGATGATGAAATTATTGCGGCAATGTCCTATAAATCAAATAGAAATTGGACATTACCATCATTAAGTGCCAACCTAATAACCTCAAATTTGGGGTCTGGTTCAGGTGTTTTAGCTGCTAAAAAAACAATGTATATTACATATAGTTTCGAGAACTCCACAACCAACGGTTTAGGTACGACACTACCATGTCAATCATACGCTAAAATATACAACTCAACGTCTAGTAGTAAAGATGTTCAATTTAAATTGAACGATATCGATTTGCTACCTTACATGAGAAAAGAAGAAAAAGTTGGGTATGATGGTCTTGGTTTCTCAGCAAGGGAGTTCAAGGTATTATATCAAATAGTTGATGATGTAACGGATAGACCAAAATCAGATGCTTGGAAAGTTTACGATTACACCAATACAAATATAACCGATGCGGTCGGTGAAACTATAGACCCAATTAAATTAGAAAATCAAAACCCAACGGTAAACGGATTCTTAATTGATAGTGTGGTTGATACTTCAGCCACTATATTCAGCATTATGACATCTTTAAACATGCCAGCGAATACAACACCAGAAGTTTTACAATTTGGTGATGAACGATTTTTCTACGGTAATTTGGAAACATATATTGGTGCAACGATTTATAAATCTATATTCAATATAGATATTTCTGCCGATGACTTTAAAACCACTGGTAACCCAAGTAGGTCCAATGCTGCGGTTAATCCACCAGATATTAGAGTTACCGAAGTAGGTATATATGATAATACTGGTGATTTAGTTATGATTGGTAAATTAAGTAAACCAGTAAAATTAACATCTGGAAATACTATCATGGTTGAGTTAAGTATCGACTTTTAATAGTATATAAGAATAATATAAATAATGATTGAACTAAGAATATACTTTTAATATGGGATTTTTAAATAACACACCTTCGATAGAATTAAAAGCCAAACTTACCCCAAAAGGTAGAATAGGTTTAATAACAAATGATAATAATCTTATCACCTCATTTAGTTTGGGGGATTCGGATAGTTATTATTCTGTTTTTTCTGGCCTAACTGGTGGACAAGTTCCACAGATATCTGGTAACTATTATGGTGCCGACACCAATAATGGTGGAATCGATTACGTATTAAAAAGTGTACTAAAGTTTAATTCGACTACACTTAGAAAACCAATTGAAACGCAATCAATAAATGTTTCTTCATTCCCTCAATCACTTGGGTATAACGATTTATATTTTTCCGCTGGAACTTTTTCACAACAAATTGTGGATTTAAAAGACCTAAATAGTGATTCATTAGTTAATTTATTCTATTCATTTAACTTACCGATAAGTGATTCTGATTTTATGAGATTTACTGGTACTACATTCCAAAATGGTGGATTTTCAAATACCGCATTAGGTGGACTAGCTACCGATAAGATATTGGTAATAGGTATCGATGGTAGTGAGTATAGTGAATTAATCGATGGTAAAAGTATTAAGTTATCGTTGGAGACCAGTATTCAACCATATGAAGTTTATTCAACTTACGAAAGAAAAGGTATCTCATTAACCAACGAAGATTCAGCTGTAACCGATTCATCGACCAATGTTGCCAATTTTGGACCTAACAGGGTTTTATTATTCAGTGATGATGTAAAAAGACCTAACGGTAACCCATTATTAAGTTGGGCCACTGGATATGCACAAAATAAACCATTTAGTGTTAACGGTAAACAATTATTTAATTATAGGGGTAACGTCAACACGAGCACAACCCCAGATGAGGCAATAGGTATCGCATATTTGGATAAGGGCTTTATTGTTATTACCCACCCAGACATTGTAGATAACTTCGTATTAACTGGGTCAACCTCTAGTGCAACTACAATTAGTTTCAATACTATTAGAAACAGAGTATCACAATCAATTACCTGTATTGCCAATAGGGGTGAATTCGGTGTATCGACAAACCCTACCTGGGCTACTTCGGATGTACCTAGAATTACCGAGATAGGTCTTTACGATTCCAACAATACTTTAATTGCCATTGGTAAATTAAATCGAACATATGATAAGCCTGTGGATGATTTTGTTGCTTTTAATATAACTATTGATTATTAATCCTTTACTATTTATAAAAATTGTTTTATTATTATATTAAATTATAAATAAGCTATGGAAGATAATAAAAATAACCTAATATTAGGCCTGGATGTTTCAACAAAAACGATTGGAATTGCTTTGTTCGAGGATTTAGGTAAGAGTGGTAAATTAAAATTACTTCACCATGTTACACCTAACGTAAAACCAAAACCAGAGAGTAATATTCAAATGTTATTTGAAAAGGCTAGAATATTCGATGAAGAATTTTTAAATAAATATAGTAATGTAGGTATAACTAAAGTTATAATCGAAGAGCCTCTTTTACGTTCAAATAACGTAAACACCGTAGCAACCTTACTTAGATTCAATGGTATGATTGCCAGGGCAATATATGATACACTTGATATTGTTCCAGAATTTATTTCATCTTACGATGCTAGAAAATTCGGTATACCCGAATTAATGGGCATTAGAAAATTTAATAAAAAGGGTGAACCATATAGTGAAAAAGAAATCTCCAAGAAAGAACCAGTATTATTTGGCGGTTATGATTGGGAAGTCGATAAAAAAATGGTCGTTTGGGAAAAAGTTGCGGATTTAGAACCACAAATCACTTGGTTACATACAAGAACAAAAACCTTAAAAAAGGAAAATTTTGACATGAGTGATGCTTATATCACAGTTATAGGCTATATGAATAAAATTGGTGTGTGGGTTAAATAATAACACACATATATAAATCTTTTCTCACCTAAATCGGTATTTTACCCACTTTCTATATATTTATAAATAAAGTTATGGGGGATAAAATAGTTAGAAAGTTATCTAAAACACCATTATGTGGTGTGTATCAGATAGAAAACACAATTAATAATAAAAAATATATTGGCCAATCAATTGATATAGAGAGGCGATGGAATCAACATCGTTATGGTAAAGGTAGTATTATATTAAGAAATGCTATAAATAAACACGGTATTAATAATTTTGAGTTTACAATTCTAGAGTCTATACCAATTGGTAATAGAGATAAAATGATTGATGAACTAACCTTAATTGAAGAAAAATGGTTATCTAAGGAGAAACCTTTTCTAAGAGAAAATGGTTATAATATAAATAAAAGCGCAAAAGTGAATATACCAATTGAAAGACCTGAAGGTTATGGTGAAATGATTAGTAAAATAAAAATTGATAATAATCATTGTGGTAAAGCTACAGTTCAATACGATTTAGAAGGTAATTTAATTAAAGTGTGGAAATCCGCTGCACAAATAGAAAGAGTATTAGGGTTTAAGGCTGAAAATATTTCAGCATGTTGTTTAAGAAAAAACAAAAGTTCTAAAGGGTTTATCTGGAGGTTTAAATGGGATTTGGTATCCAAATATGATATTATAAATTTAAAAATTAAAAAAGGTGCATCTAAAACAATAGAACAGAAAACGTTAGATGGTAAAGTTATTAGAGTTTTTGATTCACTAACCGCAGCTTCTAATTTCACCAACATACATTATACATATATTAGTAAAGTTTGTACTAAAAAACAAAAAACGGCTGGCGGTTTTAAATGGTCCTACCATGAGTGATAGTTACTTATGTGTTATTGGTTATATACAAAAAAATGGTTATTGGCCTATAAACTAAGTTCCTATTGCAAATATGGATTAATTTTCATATATTTGCAATATGGACAATATTTTAATTAATTTATTTAGGGGATTTTTAGGTGAATGCCACAGTCACAATGATGACAGTGGTCAATATTCATTTATTAACCACATTCCAAATTGTTGATTTACTAATATTAAATAAATCAGCTAATTTTCTGGTTGAATAATAACCAGTTTTATATAGATTTATAATTTCTTTTTTAATTGTATCAGTTAATTTAGTTTTTTCATTTGAAGAAAAATACACCCACTTAAACCCAATACATATTTTAGTTCTACCATTACAAACTGAACTAATTCTAGATGGGTCGATATTATAATTATTAGCTGCATCAGTTAAACTATCCCATAGTTTAATTGTATTACCATCAGTATCTAACTGGTAAACTTTTCTTTTATTTAACGCTGGTTTACCTTTTTTTATGTTGGATAATTTATTTTTAGTTTCACTTGAATGACCAACCCCAGTTTTAGTTTTTATAAGTTTAATTATAGTTTCACTATAATGTTTTTCACCAGTATGTGAAATGGACATCATTTTTTTAGTTTCATCAGAATGTTTATTACCTAAGTTATATTTATTACCCTTATGAATTTTAGATAATTTCATTTTTGTTTCGTCTGAATGCTTAAAACCTAACATGTTATTAGCAAAGCCACATATATTATATGTTTTATCTTTATCAAATGGTTTCATAACATCTAAATGATATTGTTCACGTATTAATAGGTCGGTAACATTTTCAATAATTTCGATTATATTAAACTCAAAATTATTTTCACCATATTTGTTCCAAGATTTTTGCAAATAATCATTATCATGAATACCCTTTCTAAGTGTACGTTTATGGTCATACCATCTTTTAGTTATATTAATTGAACTACCAATATAAAATTTACCGTTTTTTATATTTATTATCCTATATATACCTATTTTATTCATTTTCTTTTATATGTGTTTCTAACAACTCCCCAATTAATTTAGATTTATTATTTGTGATTTTATTTAACTGGTCATTTAAGTCTTTATCCAAAGTTATACTAACTTTTATTTTCTTATCACTTTCATTTAATTTTGGTCTTCCCATATTATATCTTTATTAATAAATATCTATAAAAATAATAAAAATAGCTTTTTTATAGCATTTTTAAAAAAAAAGTTATATATTTGTAAACATGGATAATATCATACTTAACATATTTAGAAGTTTTTTAGGGGAGCCACATGAACACAATGAAGAAAGTGGTCAAACAAGTTGGGATTGTCCAGCTTGTGCTGAGGATAAGGGACTTCCTATGGGTCAAGGTGATGGTAGACATAAATTAGCGATTAATTATAAACGTGGTATATTTAAGTGTTGGGTTTGTAACTACCAAAACAACATGTACGGTAAAATACCTAAATTAATCAAACGATACGGTAATAAAAAAATACTAAAGGATTATTTATTACTTAAACCAGAGAATGATTATCAACCGAACCTAAATGATATACAAGCAACGGTTGTACATTTACCCGATGGCTTTAAAAAACTTAGTGAGTGCACTGGTAGTGAGTATAAATATTCACACGCATATTATTATCTAATAGATAGAGGATTTACTGATGAAATAATTAAAGAATTTAATATAGGTTTTACTACTTATGGTAAATTTAGGAACAGGGTCATAATCCCATCATACGATGAGGTAGGTGATTTAAATTATTTCGTTGGTAGGGCTTGGGACGATTTCAATAAACCAAAATATAATAACCCAGATGCTGAAAAACAAGCGATTATCTTTAATGAGGATAAGATTAATTGGGATTCTACAATATATTTGGTAGAAGGAGCCTTTGACCATATAGTAATTCCAAACTCAATACCTATACTGGGTAAAAATTTAAGTGTTAGAGTTAAACAAATGATATTAACCAAGTCCAGAGCGGATATTGTAATATTATTAGATGAGGATGCCTACGATGATGCTATTAGAATTTATAAAGAACTTAATGTTGGTGATTTATATAATAAGATTAAGTTATGTACTCCACCGTATAAAGAAGACCCAGCTTCTATTTTTAAAAATGAAGGTAGGTCTGGTATTATAAAATTATTAAAAACTTCTAAAAGGGTTCCAGAAATTGAGTTATATTAAAAATCGTCATCGTAACCAAAATCAAAATCATCATCAGGTAAGCCGATTAAATCTTCTTCACTATCACTACTTAAGAAAGGTGTTTTACTTATAATTTTAGCCCCTAAACCTCTATTTTTTAAAGTTATTTCTTTTTCATTCGGAAATTCCATTCTATTTCTTATTGTGGCATCTACATCTATTAAGTTCTTGGGTGATTTAACTATAAGTAGAACAGGTTCACCACCACCAACATGACTTTTCTGACTGTGACTAGATGATAAATCTTTATCACTTAAAACATAGTGTGAACCTATATGTTTTGTATCAATACTTTCTATACTACTAACAAATACTACTCTATATAAAGTAATAGTTTGAGGTAATTTATTAAGTATATATAAAATATTTTCCAATGCCCTTTTTGCTAAGTTTGGGTTACTAAATGAAGTCTTAAGACCCAATTTTATATATTCATTTCTTAAATCATTTGTGATAGCATCTTCATTTAGAGTATATTCATCCTTTGTAGCATCTGAAACGTGATGATATTCTAAATCTTCCCTTAACCTTTGTTTTATATAATTTTTCATGTATTATATTTTAATATAAATACTTGATATAATAGATAAAAATTAGTATATTTGCCTAAATACGTATAATTATGTTGGATTTTTATTTATTAGATTTGCTAGGTAATGCCGATAATGGAAAATGGTCCGTTATCGAAAATAGGTTGATTAGACTGGATAATCAGGATAAAGAGTTATATTTTTATGAAATCACCAACACACACCACACATCCTTTATACAGGATACCGCAAACTATATTTTAGACTTAACAACGTTTAAGTTAATTGATAATGGTATTAAAGTGCCATTGAATATAATATTCAGATATAAGTTATATGATAAGATTATTACAGTGTTCGATGAATTTAATGATGAAAAAGAGGTAGATAATCGCCCAAATTATTTGTCTTATACTACTACCAAACGTAAACCAAATTGTAATACTAGCTCACCTGTTGATATAGGTCAAAGTTATAAAGAAAGATATAGTGGAAGGTATATTTGGCCCTCACGTAGTACAAATGAGGTGGATAATTCGTTGACAATTAAAAAAGAAATGAATTTTAATAAATCAATCCCACAACATAAGATTAATAGAATATTACAATTAATTAGTAAGAATGAAAAACGAACCAAATACCAACTATAAAGCCGAGTTATTAAAGATAGGTGAGGAAATAAGAAATATAATTACCGAAAAACAAAAAGAACTTGAATTAACGTTTGTTGAAGATACCCACACTTATCATATTAGAACAAAAGAGGGTGACATGACAACTAAATTTCCATCGGTATCAACTGTTATTAAACAATTCTACAATGAGTTTCCAGCACTTGAAAAATCATTCGATATGTGTAATGGTGATATATTTGAACAAGACAAACTGTTAACCGAATGGAGGGGTACAGCGGATTATGCTAATTCTAAGGGGTCTAGGGTACATTATTTATTAGAAATGGACCTACTGGCCCAATATGGTTCTTATAAGGACGTTAGAAAGCCCATATTCGATTGTAATGAAGACCAGATTAACGATGGCAATGCCATGATTGATGCTGGCCATAATTTTATAAGATTGATGCATAGGCGAGGTGCGGTTTTATTGGATACGGAAATGGTGTTGGGTAGTAACGAATTAAAGTATACTGGGCAACCAGATAAGGTATGGATAATGTTCGATGGTGAGGGTAATTTGGGTTTCATAGTCACCGACTGGAAATCGAATAAGCCTAAAAATTTCGAGGTACATTCATATACGGAAGCTATGTTACCTCCGTTTGAAGATGAAATGGATACGTCCTTAGGGCACTATAAAATACAATTACCACTATATGCCAGATTAATATTGGATATGTTAAAAGGTACAAAATATGAGGATATTAAATTATTTGGTTGTATTATTGTTCATTTATCGGCTGAGGGAGTTTATAAAGAATTTAGAGTATCTAGGGATTTTATAAATATAGTGTTAACAATGCCACCATTACCTAGAATTAAAGAGGTGATGAAAAAGAAAAAAACTGATTTAATAGCCGAAGAAGATAGGGTTAAATTACTAAAAAGTAGATTATAATGGTAAAAAAAATAATACATATGGCCGACATTCACATCAGAACATACAAAATGCATTCTGAATATGGTGAAGCCTTTAAGACAACATTAAAGGAGATTAGGAAATTAGTCGAAGGTTATGAAAGAGATGAAATTAGAATAGTTATCGCTGGTGATTATGTTCACCAAAAAATAACCATATCTAATGAATTATTAATGCTAGGGACCTGGTTCCTTAGAAAGTTAGATAAAATAGCACCAGTTGTTATAATTGCTGGCAATCATGATTTGTTAGAAAATAACAAGGATAGGTTAGATAGTATCACACCTATGGTTAAGTTGTTACCTGATTGTAAAATACAATATTATAGAGATACTGGGTGTTTTGAAGACGGAAACATAGTTTGGTGTGTTTATTCTATTTTTGAGGAAAATAGTAGACCAGATATTGAATCCGCTAGACTTGAATTCGGTGATGATAAAACATATATCGGATTATATCATGCACCATTAGCTGGCGCAACTACGGATATAGGTTATAAATTCGATGAAGCGCAATCATTGGAACATTTTGATGGTTGTGATATGGTTTTATTAGGGGATATTCATAAAAGAAGTTGTTTTTATAATATTGAAAAAAAAGAAATTTATGAATCAGAATTAGAAAGGTATGAAAAAATGGGTTGGGTTATGGATGAATAACATCTTTTCACGTTTGTTGTTATATTTATTATTAAATAATAATACAACAAAATTTTAGATATGTATAAAAAATGTGAAAAATGTGGTAACGAATATAACGCTAAACGAAAGGCACAAAAATATTGTACCAGAAAATGCCAATATAATAGTTATAAAAAAGATAAAATAGAGAGAGTTAAAACCGTATGTTTATTTTGTAAGGTTGAATTTAACACATTACCGAATAAACTTAAAACTGGTAAATCTAAATATTGTTCAAGAAAATGTAAGGATGAACATCAAAAAGAAGTTTACTTAAAAGAAGGTAATCCAGTTTATAATAATAAACATACTGATGAATGGAAGGTATGGAATTCGAATAGAATGAAGGGGTTATGGATTAATGAAAATCATAGAGATAATGTTAAATTAGGTCAAGAGCGATTTTTTGAAGAAAATGGATTTTGGTGTGGTTCTGATGAAAAATCGTTAGAGAAACGAGAAAATACTTTATTACGAAAATATGGTGTTAAAAATATATCAGAAATAGATATGTATAGAACTAAAGCTGATAATACTTGTATAAAAAAATATGGTAAAACTGCGTTTGAGTTATTATTAATGGCTAATAAAAACAATAAAGGGACTAGCATTGAAATTAAAATTGGTAAGTTATTAATGGAACAAAACATTAAATTTGAGACACAATTTGAAATTAGTTATAATAAAATAAATTTTAGGTCTTATGATTTCTACTTAAATGAATTTAATTTATTAATTGAAGCCGATGGCGATTATTGGCATAGCAACCCAAATAAATATGATGATAAAATATTAACAGAGGTTCAGAAAATAAATAAAAAAAATGATGAATTTAAAAATAAATTAGCTTATAAAAATGACTATAATTTGATTAGATTTTGCGAAACCGATATTAGAAAGAAAAATTTTAAATTCAAATTATTTAACGAAATTAAAAAATATGGAAAAAAAGATTAAAATTAAAAAAATAGTCCCAATGTGTTTTAGCAGTAGCCTAATACAACAAAACTTTGGTGAGACTGTTAATAAACATGGGTTTTTATTCTGGGATGTTGAATCTAGGACATATACCGAGTGTGACATAGAGACCGATTTTGGGTTCTACCAATTTAAGATAAACTCGCTGGATGATTTAGATAATAATGTTGAAGTTTTAACAAATATATAAGATGGAATTACACGAATTAATAACATTTTTATTATCTTTGCCAGATGAATTTAAAAAATATAAAATAGTAAATGGTGAGTTTGGTAAAATCGATGAAGATTATTTCTATAGGGTTGATAAACCTATATTAAGTATTGAAATTGATGAAAATACAAAAGAAATAGTGTTTTTAGATAAAACCAATGAAAAAATTAATAAAGATGGAGATACCTAAGGACTTAAAAGATGAAATTTGGGAATATTGTAAAGTAAACGATATTCCGAATATTAGTGAATTTAATCTTAAAATAATTAAACAGGGGTTTACTGCTGAAAAATACGGTAGCACACCATTTAAAACTAAAGAGGTTATTGTTGAAAAAGAAGTTATTGTCGAAAAAGAAGTTTATGTTGAAAAAGAAGTTTATGTTACCGATGATGAAGCCAACACCAAATTAAATAGTCAAATAGTTGAATTACAGTTAAAGTTTGACAATCAAACCATTGATTTAGTCGAAATCACTAAAGAGCGAAATGTGTTAAAAACTAACGTTGAAGCACTTGAAAAAGAATTAAAGTTATTAAAGGATAAAAATAAAGATATTTATGGTGAATAATAATAGTATAGTCGTACCAGCAAATGGTAAGATAAAGGTATATTGGAATGATAAACCTGAACATTATTCTAGAGAAGCTAGAAATAAGGTTAGGAAATTCTTCTCAACGAAATATGGTATTCCATCGCAAAATGTAAATGTGATATATCAACCCGTTAAAGTTAATAGGGATGGTGAGACTATACAAATAGAAGGTGGTAGTATAGACAATATAATGACCATTAAATATCAAAGGGAATTATTTAAAGAATGGTTAAGTAGAGAAAATAAAGATGTTGATTTTAATAGATTAATTGATTTAGATAATAAAGTTAATGCTGAATTAAATATTGAATTAGAGGATAAATTACACAGAAAATATAAAATCAAATGGATGATGTTAAACAACTTCCTATCCTTTGGTGAAAATAATTTCTTTCCCGTTGACAGGTACCAGGGTTTAACCGTTGTTAACTCAGACCCAGCAAACCAAGGCGGAAAATGTATTAGGTACAACACTAAAATTAAAATTAAGTATAATCTCGATGAAATAGAGAAAAAACTGGGTTTTATACCCGAAGAATTAAAATAATTATTTAAACCTCTTTACTTCCCTGATTAAACGGTTATATTTATATATAAATAATTTAATTATGGGAAAAGTATATAAATTTTCAAAAGTGGAGTTAAATGATATTGTTAAAATGTATGTTAATGAATTTCAATCAACAAATAATATCGCTAAAAAATATAATGTTGATACTGGTGTTATAATAAAAAGATTAAGGGATAATAAAATTAAAATTCCTAAGCGCTCTGCATATTCCAAAAAATATTGGTTAGAAAGGGGAATGGATGAAGATTTAATTGACCCTCATATAAAAACACTTAGACCCGTTAATCCCGAATACTGGTTTAAGTTAGGTTATTCAGAAAGTGAGGCTATTTTACAAATAGAAGGTCAAAAATTGGTTTCAGAAAGGGGCTGTATAGCTAGGTATGGAGAAATTGAGGGGAAGCGTATTTGGAGTGGAAGGGAAATAAAAAGGAGTGAAAATAGTAAAAAGGGTAGTGCTAATTTACAATATTGGTTAAATAAAGGTTATTCTGAGGATGAAGCTAAAATAAAGCGTAGTGAAAGACAATCTACATTCTCAAAAGAAATTTGTGTTAAAAAATATGGTGAGGTTGAAGGTTTAAAAATTTTCACCGAAAGACAGAATAAGTGGTCTAAATCTTTAACCAATAATGGAAATCTTAAAATAGGGTATTCTAAGATATCACAAGATTTGTTTTATAAATTATTAAAACAATATAAAATAGAAGATAGGGATAAAATTAATTTTGCCACACATAATAAAGAGTTTAAATTAAATAAATCTGAATCAGAAGGTGGGATTTGGATGTATGATTTTACTGATATCAAAAATAAAAAGATAATCGAATATAATGGTGACCAATATCATGGAAACCCTAAAAAATATTTAGCAGAAGATTATCCACACCCTTTTAGAAAAACAATCACCGCACAAGAAATGTGGGATAAAGATAAACGTAAGTTAGATATTGCCAATAAAGAAGGTTTTGATGTGTTAGTTATTTGGGATTCAGAATATCGTTGGGGGAATAAAGAAAAAGTAATAGATAAATGTAAAAAATTTTTAAAATATGGTTAAAGAAATTGAGATAGGTAAATTAAATGAAATTTACAAAAAATATGGTGATTTAGGTTTTGAGGTGGACACACCATATGGCTTTCATGATATTACATGGTGTGGTATAACCGAAGAAAATGCCGAGGTATATAGATGTGAACTAGAAAATGGTTTGTATGTTGAAGGTGCTGATTATCATAGATTAAAAAAAGAAGATGGGGAATTTGAAGTTTTAAAGAATATTGAAATCGGAACACCTATTCAAGTTAGGAATGGTATTTCAAATGTTAAGTCAATTAAATTATTAAATGAGCGAGACACTTTATATGATATTCAAGTAGATAAAGTTCATCAGTATTATTCAAATGATATAGTATCACATAACACGACCTTAACAATTGATGCAATTAAATTCTTATTTTTTGGTACAACAACCAAAACCGATAAGAATGAACAGGTATTCAATCAATTTAGTGAAAACAATGACCTTATTCTTAGGGCCATGATTCAAATTGAAGGTGATGACGAGATAATTATAGAGCGTTTTTTAAAGAGGAAGGCTAAACGTAAGGGTGGTTGGACCATAGAGAATAAATTAAACTACTACATAATCTTACCAGATGGTGAAGAAGAGTTAATGAACGATGAAGATGCCACTAAAACGACAAATTTAATAAAAGAAACCGTTGGTACCGAAAGTGATTTTGATTTAGTGGTCCTAGCCACATCTAGAAATCTTGACACCCTTGTTGATTCTACATCTGGAGAAAGTGGTAAACTATTAACTAGATTTATAGGTCTAGAGGTGATATCGTTGAAAGAAACCGCTGCCCGTAAGATGTATTCAACATTTTCAAAAACTATGAAGTCAAACATTTATGATGTTGAAACTTTAGACGAAGAAATTAGTGAGCATCAAGGTAAAATAGACGAGTTAAATAGTCAAAGAAAAATTTTAGATATTGAGCTAACTGACCAAAAGGAAATTCAAGTTAAATTAAACGAAGAAAAAATTACCCTTATAAGTTCAAAGGAAAAAATAGATGCAAAAATATTAACACTAAACCCATCTAAATTGAATCAAGAGATTAGCACCATAACTCAAACGGGTGTTGGGTATAAAAATGAGATAGCTGAGTTAAAGGTCAAAATAAAAAAAATCGGTGATATAAATTTTGATGAGGATAGAGATTTTGAACTAAGCAAAGAAAAAACATCCGTAAGTAGTGATATAGCTGTTAAAGAAGCTGAAATAATTAGATTAGACAAAGTAATCGATGATTTAATAGCTGGTGGTATATGTCAGGCTTGTAACAGAGCCTTAGAGGACGTTGATAACACCGAACACATAAACACTCATAAATTACAAATAGGTGCATTAGGTGAAGCCTTAATGTCGTTAAGGGTTAAATTATCATCTATCAATATTGAAATTGAGAAATTAAGTGTTGCAAAGGTTAAAATTAATGAAAAAAATAAATTAGAATTAAGAAAGGATAGGGTAGAAGTTGAAATTGGGTCATTAAGAAATTCACTTAAGACTAAAAATGACGACTTGAATAAGTACAATGAAAATGTAAGTGGTATTGATAAAAATGCTAAACTTGATAGTGAAATAAGTATAGTAGACACTAAACTTATTGTTTGTGAACGTGAAAAAGAAAGCATCAATAATAAAATACAGTCAAATGGTATCCTAAAGGAAAGTAACAATAAGGATATTACCTTAAAAACGGATTTAATAAAAACCATAAATAAAGAGTTGGAGGTTGATAAAGTCTTTAGGGTGTATATTGATATGGTCGGTAAAAAGGGTATTAGTAAATTAGTACTTAGGTCGGTACTACCTATAATAAATAGTGAGATACAAAGACTACTTGACGATATCACCGATTTTGATGTTGAAGTTTTTGTTGACGATAAGAATGAAGTTAGATATTTATTAATAAAGGATGGGGTTGAGAAACCATTAAAATCTGGTAGTGGCTTTGAATTGACTGCCGCAAGTATTGCGTTAAGATGTGTACTGGGTAAAATGTCAAATCTACCAAAACCTAACTTCATTGCATTTGATGAGGTCCTAGGTAGGGTTGCACCAGAGAATATTTCAGCCATGAGACCATTATTCGAAAGAATAACCGATATGTTCGATATAGTCTTCTTTATAACTCAGAATGATTTAGTTAAGGATTGGGCGAATCAAATTGTGACGGTAATAAAGGATAATAATATCTCTAAAATAAAAACTTTATAATAAAATATTAGTTTAAACATTAGAATATTCCTATCTTTGTAGTATAATAATTAGAAAAATAAAAATATATGAATTTTAAAAACTATTGCGTAATAATCATGGGTGAAACCAAGGGGTGTAAAATCGAGATTGTAAAGATTGCCGAGGATACACCAAGATTTTTAGAAGCTAAGGGTGTGACTATTGCCACATTTTTAAGCGTTGCGGAGCCTGGTGAAATAACCGAATACTTTAAAACGTTTAATAGAAATTTCATGGTGTTCGATTTAAATAAAAATTCTTCTGGATTTAATTTAACTAATAAGCAGATACAGGAATTATTGTTCGGACACTTGGATAATGAAGATAATGGAAGTATTGAGTTTAAAAATAAGACCAATGACTTAATCGATGATATTAATCGACAAAGTAGGGCCAATGCTACCAATAGGATTAATAAACCCAAAAAAACTAAGATAAATCTAGAGAGTAGAATTGTTAAACCTAAGACACGTTATATAATATCCGAGGATATGACAAAATCGGAAATCACTGAAATTATTAATCAAATACTCGATAAGGGTACTGATAATTTAACCAAATATGATAGAGAAACATTAGCAAAGTTATCAGAGCTTTCTGCACAGACAAAATAACCTAAAATAGGTTAAAACATAAATTAAACGTTAAAAAACACCTTTTAAACGGTTTTTTTTAAAAATAACCCCTAAATTTAGTTTACTTTTGGGATATATTACGTATGTTATATATCCCATAAGAAATAAATTATTTAGGGGCTTTATTGGTTATTTATGAGTAAAAAATATATTAATTTTAATGACGATGAAAGTATTTCAAAATACTTTAAAGACGTAAAGAAAACAAAATTACTAACTCCAGAAGAAGAAGTTGAGTTAGCGATACAAATAAAAAATGGTAGTCAAGTGGCAATTGACAAGTTGGTGAGTGCTAACTTAAAATTTGTTGTATCCGTTGCAAAAGAATACCAAGGACAAGGGTTACAATTAAGTGATTTAATTAGTGAAGGTAATCTTGGTATGGTGAAAGCGGCAAAACGCTATGACCATACTAGAGGGTTTCGTTTTATATCTTATGCTGTTTGGTGGATTAGACAATCCATAATGCAAAGTTTAAACGATAACTCCAGAACCATTAGATATCCATCTAATGTTATAAACAAAATATCATTAACAAAGAAAAAATTTGAGAAATTTGAGATTGACAATTGCAGACAGGCCGATTTCACCGATTTTTATGATGACTCATTGGTTGATTTTAAATCCCTGGCCAAATGCTCATCATTTAATGAGATAATCAACGATTCTGGTAGTGAGATATCTGAATTGTTGATTGACAATGATTATGATTATGACGATATATTCAATGAGGGTGATGGTATCATAAAAAACGAACTAGTTAATATGTTAAGTGAACTTTCCGACAGAGAGAGGGAAATAATTAATTGTTATTTTGGTATCGATAAGGATTATGATAGTATGACATTAGAAGTTATAGGTGAAAAATATAATCTAACCAAGGAAAGAATACGCCAGATAAAGGAGAAGGCTCTAAGAAAACTTAGACATAATGCCGATAATTTATTCGATATAATAAATAAGTAATATTTATTACTAAATTTAGAACATGAAAAAAGTATTATTATATTTAGTTTTATTTATGGCTGTTAGTATGGCATCCATAGTTGCGGTTGTTTCCGTTAGTGGATTATTAAAAGTTTTTACTGGTGCTGGTATGTTGGGGCTACTATTCTTCATTGCGATTGAGATTGCGAAGATAGTAGCCACTTCTGCGATACATACCTATTATAAAAAAATAGGTTTGTTGTATTCCTTGTTATTATCTATTGGTGTCGTAATATCCATGATAATAACCTCCGTTGGTATTTATGGGTTCTTAAGCACCTCATACCAAGAATCATATGCATCAATGATTGGTATAGACAACCAAATTGAGTTAATAGAGGGTAGTAAAACCCTCCTTATTGAATCTAAGGAAAATATCAATAAAGATATTGAACTTAAAAGAGGTAGGATAACAAAAATATTGGAGGTTAGAGCGCAACAAGAAGATAGATTGGTTGCGTTATATGATAAAAATTGGGTTACCACAGCAAGAGGTACTGAAAAAATAATATCGGAGGCTAACGAAGATATAAAAACTATTGAAGATGATATAAATGAATTAATTAATAATTTAAACGTAATTAATGATAGTTTAAATTCTAAATCATTGTCGGTAATCGAATTAAATCAAGATAATAAGGGAGCCGCAGAACTTAATTCATTAAAATACCTATCGAGTGTAACTGGTAAATCAATGGATGAGGTTATGAAATGGTTTATATTGTTATTAATAATAATAGGTGACCCTATGGCCGTATTATTGATTATAGTTTTTAATAAAATAGTTAATAAAAAAGATGAGGGTGAACAAGTTGACCCTCAAGTAGAGAAGCCTGTTGGGGTCGAATATAACCCCATTACGGTAAGTGAGGGAGTAACTGAGGGAGTAACTGAGGGAGTAACTGAGGGAGTAACTGAGGGAGCAACTGAGGCTGTAAATGATGCGGTAAATGATGCGGTAAATGATGCGGTAAATGATATAATATCCGAAGATGATTCCGAAGTTGAAATAGAAGATGATTTTACGGAAGAAACTACAGCAACCCCAACAGAGTTAGCTAATAACAATAGAATAACCAGGAATGACATAAAAGAAATAAGGGAAAGAGGGTTTTCCGTAGATATTCCAGATAGAAATAACAATAAGATAGATAGAATCGGTGCCAATAAAGAAATAAGAGACGGTAACGGTGATATTATCTATTACAAAAGAACTGGTGGTAATCCAAATGATAATAAATAAGTCAGATTATAGATTAAGTGAATTAAATTTTGTAAAAAAAGAAACTAAAAAAAATAGAATAATTATAGGTAATTCATTCTCGACCAAAATGAATCATTTCATAGGTTGGACGACTAGGTGGTTTGGTAGTTACAATAAATGTGCGAATTATACCGTTACGTTAAGTGGGGAAATTATAGAACACTTCCCACCTAAATATTATTCACAGTTTCTAAATAATTTAGAATTAAATAAAAAAAGTATATCGATAGTTTTAGAAAATGAGGGTTGGTTAGTGGATAACCCACTGAATAGTGGGCAATATGTTAACTATATTGGTGAAGTTTATGGTAGGGACGATAATGTGGTAGATAAAAAATGGAGGAATAAAAGATTTTGGGCACCGTACAGTATACCACAACTTGATTCAGCAACACTATTGGTTAGAAAATTATGTACGGACTTTAATATACCAATAAATGTAATACCACATAATATAAGTTTCGATGAGCCCGATAGGTTTAGTGGGGTGTTATATAAGAGTAATTTTAAAAAATATTACTCAGATGTAAGTCCAGCTTGGGATTTTATAAAATTTAAAGATAAAGTCGAAAATGATAAATAAAATATTATGTTTTTACTTTACGTAATATTTATTAATAAATTCAAATACAATGAGTAAAGAACATGAAGTAACCAAAACAATGCTAAATATCATAAGAGATAATGAAGCCAAGCGTAGAACATCCATTAACGAAAATGATAATGATATAATCGATTTAACTGGTGAAGAATTAAAGGGTGAAGAAAAGAAGTTCATGGAGATAGTATATTCTGGGGTTAAATTCGGACCATATAAAATATACCCGAACAGTAGTAATGTTGTTTTCAGTGGAGAAATGGATAATGGTATCGAGTGGCAATTTTCAAAAGTTGATGGGGTTTATATTAACCTTCCAAACATTGAATTGACCGATGAAATTGTTGAGTTAACTAAAAAATTAAAAGCTTATTTCGAAAATTGGGATATCGAATGGGGTAAAAAATTAAATACCGAATATAAATCAAATGATAGATAAGGATAAAAATAAAAATATATTAATACTCGTACTAATTTTATTTTTAGTGGGGTTTATTGTATTTGGTGGTAGAACTATAAAGTTAAAGACAAGTGAATTAAAAGAGCTTAATTTAAAAAATGGTTTATTAGTTAAAAAAAACGATAGTATTATTTCCATCAACATCAACTTAGATAAGGAGATACAATCGATTAATAAAGTTATAAAGGTTAAGGAAGATTCATTAACACTCGTAACAAATAAAATAAAAATCTTAGAAAATGGAAAAAATAAAGTGGGTTCTTTTGTTGGTGGTCTTGATATTAACGGTGTCGATAGGGCACTCACAGAATATCTCGAAACAAGACAGGATTAGTATATTTATAAATTCAGAAGGTGACACCATCACCAGCATGTATTTTAGTGATAGTAAAATTTTATTGGAGGATGTTTTAAAATACAAGTTTGCCGATAGTATGATTGTGGAGTATAAAAAAAGTAGTCTTATTAATAAAGATATTATCTCCAATCAAAAAAGTAAAATAAACCTACTTAAAACCAAAAACAACAATCTAGATAAGGTAAATACCAATCTAAATCTATTGGTTACCAATAAGGAAGAAGAGTTTATTATTTTAAAAACTACAATCGAGGCGCAAAGGAAAGAAATAAAACGTCAAAAGAGACAAAAAGTTTTCGGATTTATAGGTTCTGGTGTACTGATTGTTACTGGTGTACTAATATCTAACTAAATGAAAATATCTTACAAGGGTGATTCGGAGGGGTTAAGAATATATTTTAACGGTATATTACAGTTAAGAATCCCAAGAAATAAAGATGTAATACTTCATAGTTGGTTAAAAACGGACACTAAATTATTTTATATAGAAATAAAATTTCCGAATAATTCAATTATAGTTGAATATGAAGATAAAAATACTTGGGAAGAAGTATTAAGGTTATTAAATAAAAATATATGAGGTTACCAAAAAATATAGAATTAAAGCAACAAAATAGGTGGGTTATTGAATTTAAAAATAACAAAGAAATAAAAGAGTGGTATTTAATTTCAGCTGAAAGACCAAAGTTTAAAAGTTACTTTATTAATTTCTTAGGTTATAAAACATATGATATAGATTTAGTATTTAGAGAATCCGTTGATATTAAATTATCAAAAATACTATTAGACTTATTTAAGTATAATACCAAAATCGATTTTGATATCATAATGTTAGACGGTTATGGTGAACCATTAGAAAAATGGGTTATAGAGAAAAGTGTGATTACTCAGATAGATTTTGGCTCAGTAAATTATTTTAATGATGATGCAACTGAAATAACAGCCACCTTTAGACCTAAGAGAATCAAAATAGAGTAAATAAAGATATTATAAAGACCCTTAACGGGCCTTTTTTGTTTTATCTAATATTTATTAATAAACTTAATTATGAAAGATTTGATTAGACATAGATTAAATGAGAACGTCACTAAATCAGAGGTTAAAACCCAGATTGAGAAGTATGTCGATTCAAATGATTTCAAAAGTAAAATTGAATTGATAGTTAAGGATAGAATTAAGTCTGAGAAGATGTTAGAGGATAAAATTGTCGAGATTACAAAGAATGTTCTAACGCAATTATATAAGACATTGTGGACTAAGCGTGGCTTCTGGTCTTCCACATTATCAAACAAAAGCACATAATATGAAAAAAATTAGAATTAGTGAGAGACAAGCCAATATTCTTAAAAATATGGGTGAAGATGTCCCTAAGAATAAATCACTTAAAATTACCGAGGCACAATACAATAAGATTCTAGAAATGGAATCTATGGATTTAAAAACCGAGGATACGATAGCTGGTGTTAAAATGCCAGCAAACAAAGTTCCAAGTAAGGCCGTAAATAATGCTTTTGAAAGTGGTTTGGATAAAGGCGTTAAAAAAGATATAGGTAAACTATACGAAGAGTTCATTAATGAGCTTTATGGGGTAAATGAGGGTGGTGCTAGTAATACATATGAATCATTAATTAAATTAATGGAAGTTGCTGGCCTAATTGAAAACAATAAAATTAAAAAAGAGAAGTTCAATAACGATAAGACCAGAGTAAAAGAAGTTATTAGTCATGGACTTAATGAAATGATGAACGGTGGTTCACATTATAAGGTTATGGAAACAATCGAAAACAAATTAAACGAATATGGGGGTTATCCAGCTGGTGCTGAGAATGATTCAAGCGCACCATGGAACCAACCAGACATGGAACCAGAAACTGACGAAGAATATTTAAAACCTTCGGAATACCCATTTGAAATGCTTCATTATAATGAAGAAAATGATGGATTTGCTTTATTTAAAAAAGATGGTAACTTATTCGTTCATATTGCCATGGAGCATGATGGTGAAATACTAAATGATTTCTGTTCGGATGTTAATGGTATAGATGCCGAATGTATTAACAATTATATTAATTACGTAGCAACACAAGGTGACCTACAAATCGGATTAAACCCATTCAAGGACATATTAGCAATAGTTAGACCAGAAAATAAAGATGAGATATTAAAATACTATGGTGACGATAAAAAATTGGTATCTATTTTAAACGGTGTAGATGAAGTAACTACTGCCGCATCTTCTGGTAGTTTTGAAGCTCCTTTGACTATGGGTAGTAAATTTAGGTCAAATGTTCCAGAAGAATTAGATGAGGTAACCACTACAACTTCAGTTGGTGGTGATAGTGGTACGTTCGCTTATGATGCGCCAGCTGGTAATAACAGTGATTTTTGGACTAAGGGTAATAAACTGAATAAGAAAATGAATGAGAATATGGTAGGTCAATCCGAAGATAGAAATAAGTACACAATTCTTATGGATATGTATAAGAAGGCCAATCCAAATAATAAGTTAGTTCTAAAACCAAAATTAATGGCTGCTGCTAAAAAATTAGGGATATCTTTAGACCTTAGTGAAGATGCACAGAAAGATACACAATACCCAGGTGGTGGTTTTGTAGACTTTGATGACTGCGTTAAATTAAATAATAATAAAGTTGCTCAGAACGGTGGTTGCAATCAAGGTGATTCAGGCGTTGTTAAAGTTAAGGGTAGTTCTAATTCCGTGGTGGCTAAAGAAAATGTTTACGAAGCTATTGCCAAAAGAACTGGTAAGACAGTTGATGAGGTTAAAACTATAATAAGTAAAAGTAAGTAACTTTTAGTAAAAATATAATATTTATATAAAAACATTAATAATAATGGATAAGAACATGATTAAAAAATATCTTAAAACTACTTTTTTAGCTGAGGAAAAAAAACATATTGGTTTAACTAGCACTGAAAAAGTACAAGCGGATAGTAAAAAGTTCAACAAAGAGTATCAATCTGAGGTCGGTAAGAAAATGACGGCTTATGATAAAGCCAGCAAAAGCGATGAGAAGAAAAACTCAGAATCCGTAAAGAAATACGAAAACGATTCGGAACAAGAGGAATATCATGATGACTATGAAATTCTAAATGGTCAAGAAATGATTAAATATGATAATGACCCTGGTGAAGTATTCAAGGAAAGGGCTATAAAATCTATTGAGGGTCATTCCAGTATGGGTAATGGCCCAGGTGCAAACGCTGAAGCTACATGGGGGGCATCTAGCGATACTTTTGGTAAGGACCTAATAAAAAGGGTTAAATCAAGGGTCGATAAAGAATCCGATGCTATGCAATATGATGGTATGGGTGATGTCGCAATCCCAAGAGGTAAAAATAAAAATAACAAACCAGTTGCCGTTTCTGAAAACGCACAAAAGAAAACTATTAAGGAAGGTCTTTCTGAGAAAGGTCAATTAGTATTAGCTAAGTGGGTTGAACAATTAGGGGCAGATGAAGCTGCGGTTAAATTAATAGATAAAGTTAGTAATACTGGTATGGTTTCACACCTACCAGATTCAATGGCTTACGGTAACGGTGTTAACCTAGTTTCAAAATATTTAACAAGTGGTAAATATGATGCCGCATATAAATCAGCAAAAACAACCGCTAACAAAGTCGAAAAAGCTGCTGGTGGTGGTATGTTTGAAAATAAAATTAATGAAAATAAAACAGATAAAATGAAAAGACTTAAATTTAAAAAAGCGTTCAACGGAGTTGGTAATGCATTACAGTTAATACCAGAAGGTTACAAAGTGGATAAGAAAGAATTTCAAATGACCGATGGTAATGAAAATTACGAAATAAGGTGGGAGGGAACAGTTAACGAAGGTAGGGCTGTAATTCTTAAAGCTGGTGATAAAACGATGATTAGTGAGAACATGGCACACATGAAACACCTAATGGGTTATAAATCACAAGATACCCTTGGGACTGTAAAAGGTTCTGCTAGGTTAGATGAAAATGCAAAATTTGCTGACGTATTTAATAAAACTAAAGCTCTTATAGAAAATATGGCATCTAAGGATGTTATTAATGAAAATGCTACTGGTGTTGCTGGAATGGGATTTGTTGCTGACAAACCTAATCCAAGTGAAGTTAAACCAGGTACTGAAAGCGGTCACGCTAACGCAGAAGGGCCAATGGTAATGGCAGAAGAAGATGAAGACTGTGATACAGAAGAAAAAGATAGGTTTGACGAGATATTTGAAGGTCTTGATGATGAAGATGATGTAAATGAAGGATTATCAGACGAACAAAGTAAAAAAATGGATACCGATAAAGATGGTGACATTGACGGTGAAGATTTAAAAAATCTAAGAAAGGGTGGTGTTGACGAAAATGACAACCAATTGCCATCACCTCCAGATGAAATTCATTTTGATAAAAATGACCCAAATAGTAAACCAAAAGACGTTTACAATAAAAAATAAAGAAAATTCCCTAACTGGGGATTTTTTTTTGTTATATAGATATTTATAATAAAAAGGTTATGTTATTAAGAATAGGTAGTAAAGGACCAAATGTAATACTTGTACAGGATTTTCTAGGTCTTAAACAAGATGGTGATTTTGGGCCAAATACTGATAGGGCTGTTAAAAAATGGCAAAGGAGTATGAATTTAAAGGCCGATGGTATTGTTGGTCCAAAGACTTGGAATATGATGGCGATTGCGACAACCGATGCCCGTGAATCAATTAATGTTTCAAATGTACAAATAGAAAAATATTATCTACCCGTTGGTGAATATGTAAAAGGACCCACTAAAAAGGAATATTTATTCATACATCACACCGCTGGTTGGGAGAACCCATATAATCAAGTAAATCAATGGGGTTCAGATAGAAGGGGAACAATAGCCACTGAATTTGTAATTGGTGGGCAATCAGTTAAATCCGATGCTACCAATAAACATGATGGTACAATATTACAGGCTTTTCCAGAGGGTGGTTATGGTTGGCATTTGGGTAGAAATGGGTCCCAATATATGCACACACATTCAGTTGGGTTAGAAGTTTGTAATTTTGGGTTTTTAATCGATAAAAAAACATATGTGGGCACAGATGTTGCAGATAATCAAATCACAACATTGAAGCAAGCATTTAGGGGTCATAAGGATTGGCATAAATATTCTGATAACCAAATAAAATCCTTAGGTAAATTAATAAAGTATGTTGGTGATAGAGATAATATCGATATTAGATGTGGTTTAATTTCCGAAATAAAGAAAAACGGTGTAAAGGGTTTTGAATATAATGAAAACGCTTTTTTCGGTAGGGTGAAGGGACTATGGAGCCACACAAACACCCGTAAAGATAAAACGGATATGTATCCTTGCCCTAGATTAATCGACATGCTACTGAGTTTATAAAAAAATAAAATATTATGTTAGACACTAATTTCAATAATTTACCAGTGAATGAAAATAGTTTGGCCATTGTATATAGTGCTAACGATATTGATTACGACTTAGTATCACTATTTAATGATTTTTCACAATCGTTACTTATGTTAGTATTTGAAACTTACCTTGGGGATGACATAACATCAAGTGAGGATAAACTGAATCACTTCAACTGGTGTTGGTTACAAAATATTGAAAATTTTAAAAAGGAAGGTATTGTATTCAGTGAAAATACCACACTGCATGATTATTTTTTAGAATTTTTAATTAACTTTTTCTATTTAATCGATAAGGAAAATGATTTAGAGGAAATTATAATGGCAATTAGGCTTATATGGACATCTATTTTTTCTTACGATAAAGTAAAAACCAACTTAGAAGTTGACAACTTCCTTAAAATCTACAAACTAATGGAAGAATCCTTAAAAAGTGTTTAATAAATACATTTATGGTTGACTTTGTGGTTTATATTATTATATTTGTTTAATAATAATAATAATGAGAAACCCTTTTACTGATAAAGAAAGAAAAATAATGGACCTACTTGTTGAGGCGCATAATGAATTCACGCTATTAGATAAAACACATACCTCAGAAATATCTGAGTGGTTAATTAATTTTCATAATTTACAACGTATATTAAGTAGTAGGGTATTACGTAGGGATTACCCTGAAACATTTACATCAATATAATTAAAAAATGAGAACAATAGGAATAGTTTTAAACGATTTGATTAATTCAAAATTAAAAGAAGAAGAATCTTTAGAAAGATTAATCAACAGCACTGATAGTAATTTTACCGAAACTGTTAATAAAATTAAAATAACATTACGTGAAATATCTATATTGAACGAAATGATTACTACATGGCGAAGTTATAGTACTACACCTGAGAGTGATAATAATATTGGTCCTAATATGGACCCAAAAAATAATAATTAAAAATATGGAAAATTATAATAAATTAAAAGTTTTAGTCGAATCTATCGGTGATGATATAATTAAATTCGATGAAAAAGGGAATAGTACGGCTGGTACTAGAGTAAGGGTTGCAATGCAAGCCATAAAGAAATTGGCCCAAGAAATTAGGGTAGAGATTTCAGAAAAGAAAAAAGGATAAGGTATGTTAGTCGATATAATTAATAAAATATTACTTATCATATTATTTATGTGTATGTTGAACGTATTTAGACACGCCTATTACTTTATACAAGCTTGGTTTAAATCAAATACTGAAAACTCACAAAAATATAGATTAACGAATAAATCACTATGGATTCTATCATTATCGATAGCTTATTTATTGAGTTCGATATTTAATGGTCTATTTTTAAATTAAAAAAGTTTTATGTCAAAAATACAAGAAAAATTAGATTCACTACAACCCTATGTAAACGGTGTTAGGTATATACAAGGTATGCAAATAGTAGATGCGGTATTCAAGGAAAATTGGACCGTACCTAATTCTGAGATTATTGGAAAGGAATTAGTTGATAAGGAACAGAATTATTATATGTTCTTTAGTGATAAAGAAGGTATGACGTTCGATGACTTACTTGATTACGTTGAAAATATAATCAAGATTAATATTGAAAGGGAGAAAAAACACGAATTATTAAAAGAAAAGGTTAAGGAATTACAAGCGATGTTTAAAACAACATCTTTAACCAAGTTAAATAGATTGGTATTTTCTTTTTCCGATGAAGATATCTCACCATCATTAATGGAAATAGATTTTGATGACGATTTCAATAATGCGGTCGATATTAAACCAGAACCAAAATCGGTAAGCGTAAGGGAACAAGTCGATAATGTAGTACAAACCAATAACTCTACAACAATAGTTACATCAAGTGGTCAAAGTATCGAATTACCACCAAAAGCCGAAGTGGTCGATGAACAATATGAAGAATATGACGATTTACCTATAGCTAAAAAAGATAGGAATTGTGAATGTGCTGAACACGAGGCATGCTCAATATGTTTAGGATAAAAAAAAGCCCCGTTTAGGGGCTTTTTATACTTCTATTCTTTCCTGTATCGTATGTACTAACCAAACACTACCCGAAGCTAAACACGCATCAAAAAATAGGGCCAGATACTCACCATCGATAACGAAATCAAATAAGAGTAAGTTCTGGGTCATTTCACTTTCCATTGTTGGTGAATATAAAACGTATGATAGGATTACACCCCACCAAAACGATAAACACATAAAACAACCAAATAATTTACCAATAAAATGTTCCTTTTCTCTATTAACTCCCATAATTTTTCTAAAACCACTAAATATCGAACCATAAATCATAATGTTCGTTGCACCGTAAGCTGTTAGAATAAAAATAAATAATTCAACCATAATCTTTAATTTTACTCAAATATACATATATTAACCGAATAAATCAATATTTATTAATATGAAAGATATTATTAAAAACAAAGTTAGGACCTATTTAACCGAAAATGGTAAACAAAAAAATAATTTAGTCGGTGGGGTACTGATTAAGTGTAGTAAGACAAATAAACTATTGTTACTATTGAGAAACGATGGTAATAAGGAAGAAAAATGGTCTTTTGTGACTGGTGGTATAGATTCTGGAGAAAGTGTCTTAGATGGTCTTAAAAGAGAGGTGAGTGAGGAAATAGGCGTTGACCCAGACATAATTAAATATAAGTTCATAGATACCTTCGATATTGATAATAATAAGGTTCTACACTACTATGAGGGATTGGTAGATGAAGAGTTCGAGGCTAAAATAAATTTTGAACATCACGAATATGGGTGGTTCGGGGTTGATGATTTACCGTCACCACTATTCAAGGGAACTAAAGAAAAAATAAATAACCATGGATAAAAATCGTATAATATCGCTTGAGGAAGTTTTGACTAAATTCAAAACACATAATGATGAATTCATAAGTGAAATCAACCGTGAGGAAGATGTGGAAAATTTGGGTTCTATAAATTCTATACAACAAAACATCAGTAATGATATTAAAAGTATAAAATATAGCACAGATTTAAAAAAGAGTAGTTTTATAAACGAACTTAAATCTGGCCTGGGTGAGGAAGTTAAAAAGAACCCCAATAAGATAACCAAGATTGAAAAAACGTGGTATCAAAAATTTTCATTACAAATAAAAAATATTTTTACAAGGTTTTAATATGAAATACGAACAATTGATAGAAAGCATATCGGAGATATTCGATAATGACAAAATATACAAGAAAGGTCTAACATTGGTATATGAACTCGATGAAAAAATACATGAAAAGATGGATGAACATCTTTTCTATAAGGCCAACCCAAGTAATACTAAATTTACCCATAGGGATATGGTAGAGGTGGTCATAGGTGATATAAATGTTAAATTTATAAAAAAAATATAATAATACTTGCATCATTAAAATATTATTAGTATTATTGTACTATAATATATAATATATAATAAATTATATATAATATTATATATAATATATACAATATGGAAATTACTTGGAATTATAATTTTTTAGAAACAATTGGTTTTATAATTACTTCAATATTTGTTTTTTTGGTAATATTGAGGGTACTTGTAATTTTATGGTTGTGGGTTAATTTTAGAAACTAAATATAACAAGTGAAAAAGGGTTTGTAGTAACAGTTGGAATCCTGAAACCCTGAGGTTAAAAACCAATACCCATTAAGCTCGTCAGTAACCAACTTTTATTGTTATATAAAAAAAAATTAAATTTTACTTGTTTTATCCAAAATAAGTTACTATATTTGCACTCAACAATAATAATCAAAATTTTAAAGTTATGAAACTAATAGATGCAATGAGAACTAATGATGCGTTCACAGAAAATGGTATGACAACAAATTCAACATCCTTGAATTTATGTGTTGATTTATTCTTTAAAATCGGAGCCTTAAGGGGTAAGGGCAAAAGAGATAAGATAAATGCATTTTCAAAGGCGTTCGGTGAAAACCCACTATTGGCCATGAAAATATTATTTTGGGCTAGGGATATTAGAGGTGGTGCTGGTGAAAGAGAAACCTTTAGGGAAATTGTTGTTTATTTATCAAATAACCACCCAGATGTGTTAGGTAAGAATTTAAACTTATTTTCCGAGTTTGGTAGGTGGGACGATTTACTTGTTCTAATAGGTACTAAATTAGAAAATGAAGTTTTGGTTATTATAAAATCAGCCCTTGATAGGGGTGATGGTTTATGTTCCAAATGGCTTCCAAGGGGCAATACAAAAAACAGGGAAAGAAAATTATGGGCTAAAGCTATAAGAAACTACTTAGGTCTTTCACCAAAAGAATATAGAACCTTATTAGTTGGATTATCAAACACTGTTGAGCAATTAATGTGCGCTAAGAAATTTGATGCAATCACATATTCTCACGTACCATCTAAGGCTATGTCCGATTATATGAAATCATTTTCGAGAAATGATACCCAAAGATTTGGTTCTTATTTGCAATCAGTCGAAAAGGGTGAAGCTACGATTAATGCTGGTGCGGTTTATCCATATGATATAATAAAAAGTTTAAAACAAGGTAACTCAGATGGTGCTAACGCACAATGGGGTGCACTACCTAACTATTTAGAAGGTAATGGCGAACGTTTACTCCCACTTGTAGATGTATCTGGTTCAATGACCTGTCCAGCTGGTGGTAGTAAATCGGTTACTTGTATGGACGTTGCAATATCTCTTGGGTTATATATTTCAGAGCGTAATGTTGGTGCATTTAAAGATGCGTTTCTAACATTCACGAGTCAACCTAAATTAGAGGTCCTTAAAGGTAGTTTAAATGATAGGTTCACTCAATTGAGTAGAGCTGACTGGGGTGGGAGCACTAATATACAAGCCGCATTTGAAACAATTTTAACTAAAGCCAAGTCTAGCGATGTGCTACAATCCGATATGCCTACCATGTTATTAATTTTAAGTGATATGCAGTTTGACTTTGCAACTGGTAATAATGGTTGGGGGGTTTCTCATCCAGTCTGGAACCCAAGTGCTCAACAAATGGTTGAAAAAATGTATGCCGATTCTGGTTATAAAATGCCAAAACTTGTTTACTGGAACTTAAATTCAAGAAATGATAACAGCCCCGTTTCTTTTGATAAACAAGGTACGGCACTTGTTAGCGGATTTAGTGTTTCATTGTTAAAGAACCTTTTGGGTGGTAAGGATATGACACCATTATCTATGATGATGGATATTGTTAACTCTGATAGGTACGATAGTATTACAATATAAAACTAAAGAATGTATTCAGCAATCTAAAACATATAAATTGATACTGATAACTGGGGTCCTCTGGCTTGCCCCTAAAAAATAAGTAGCCTAAGGTGGTGTTGATAACACTTATAATCAATATTCTTATTGGGTTTGAATTAAATGCCCCCACATTCTGGTTTTAAAATTAAAAGGTTTATACATTAATTTGTATAAACCTTTTTCTATTACTTGACTATATCAAAAATAATAATTAAATTGTACTTATAATAATGATATAAACACTTAATATGAGAATATTGATAAAGGAAATGGATGAAGATGGTGTTAATAATATAACATATCTGATGTCGGAAACTAATCAAGCGATTAGTGCGACTGTAAATAATAAAATGGAATCAACTAAAATTGTAAATAAATTAATTAACGAAAAAATAAAACCTTTTTGTAAATTGAATAACCTTAACTACATAGATAGAATTTCAACACTAAAGTATAAAAATAATTAATATGGAAAAAGGGTATCCACTAATAATAGTATTTTATCTCGATAGGGATACAATAACCAATCATGATATTATGCCTCTGATAGCTAATCAGGTAAATGAAACATTAGCCTCTAGGGAATCTAACGCAATAGCCTTCTTTCTACCGACCGATGTTGAGGAAAGGGTAGTATGTATAAATCCATTACAAGTGAGTGATGTTGATATGTCAAAAATAAACACAATAGTTCAGGACCTTATTAAAAACTTTGATATAGGTCAAGGTGGTGATGAGGGAAAGAATGATGAATATTAATAATTGGTGTGTTTATATAATTGAGGTTTCCAATGGCACCTTATATACGGGGATAACAAATAATATTGATAAACGAATAGATACACACAATAAGGGTAAAGGAGCAAAATACACTAGAAATAAGACCCCCGTAATATTAAAAAAACACTGGAGCGTAGAAAACAGGTCCGAAGCGAGTAAAATGGAATATAAGATTAAACAATTAACAAGGGATGAGAAATTAAAACTCATCCTTTCTTAATTTAGGGTCTGGTACTCGTTCTCCTTATCTTTTCAATGCTCCAATCCGTGTTTTCAAGAATGATACTATACATTTGTGGTATTGTTGCCTTGGAAGCTGTACCCATAAATATTATACTCTTAATTTTATTCTTACTACACGCCTTAGCTAAAGCGTGGTGTAGTCTTTGAGCATCTTTCTTGCACTTACATATAACCATCTCAAATTGGTCTTCATTATATAGAACAAGTTTATTGTTAACTACTATCAACTGTTTTACCGTTGTTTTCTTATAGGCGTGTAACATCATTGGTTTAAGTATTTCATGAATCGTAACCCTATCAAATACTGGGTCCCGACCATACATCCAAAAAGTTTCCTCTATTTCATAATCACTGTCACTAAGTACCGTCCATAAATCAAATATCGGTTTTTCAATATAAAGCTTACCCAAACCATCTCTGAGTGTTCGATTTTCATCAAAATCTTCCTTATCCTTAACCACCAATATCTTATATTTAATCTTATTTATACCATGACTATTTGTATATTGTTTTGGGAATATAACATTATTGTTCTCATCGATTAACCTCCTAAAGTTATCAAAAGATGCTTCTTTAGTTTTACTTCGGTGAAGTGTTTTTTTATATCTATTATTTATCGTTAAAATGACTCTATACATAGGTATAATATACGTTTTTAATGTTATATGTAAATATGTGGTTAAATGATTTTTGAAATACCTTGCATCTATAATTAATTAATAGTATATTTGTACAAACGAAATTAATGAAGGAATATTTTAAAACTGGTAGTATTGGATTAGGAATCTTATTATTTATAATTTTTCTATTTATGAAATTGGTTGGTATTGGTTCAGTAGAACATTGGTCTTGGTATTCGGTTTTTTTACCGTTATGGTTACCAGTAACAATTTATGTACTACTATTCACATCAGTCATTATTATAAATTTTTTAAAAGATGTCGGTATTGAAATATTTAAATTCATTAAAAAATAAATTATTAATTAATTAAAAAAAGTAAATTATGGCTAAGTACGAAAATCCTTTTGAGGATACATTGGAAATTTTTGAAGGAGTTATTAAAAAAGCAGAACTTAATGCTCACGTAACTATTAAAGTCTTAACTGATAACAGCCTTAAAAAAGTAGTGGCTAAAGCGGTTAGAGCAAATGATTTAGTTAAGTATGAGACTAAAAATGATGTATATATCTTCGTAAATGAAAATATATTTGAACAATTAACGGAAGAGCAACAAGTTATGGCTGCCGATGAAGTTATTGCTGGAATCCATTATGATATGGATAAAGATAAGTTAATTATCACACAAGAGGATATTAAAACATTTTCTGGGGTTCTATCAAAGTATGGGTATGATAACTACGAAGTTCTTCAAGAAAGTATTAGAACTCTTTTCAGTGTTGAAAAGAACGGAGCTGAGGTATAATGGGTATTGATGAAGTTGCTTATTATAATTCAGAGGCAATAATTGGTATGGCCGAAAGAATTAATTTCGGACCAGTTGTTGCCTATGATGCCAGTAAAATAATAAAAATACTTACAGAAGGTGGTATGACACAAGATGAAGCTTTAGAATATTATAATTTTAATGTTTCAGGAGCTTGGTTAGGTGAGTATTCCCCAGTATTCATATATACCGATGAATATTAATTTAAAAAATAAATTTATATGTTAGATTTTTATAATGAATTTAAAAAATATGCTAATAACCACATGGGGATTAGCAGCATGCAATTACATTATTGGGAAAAATTCGCTATAACTTGTTCTCTTAACTAATGTTGGATATATTTATTATATAAATACTTTAATGTGGGTTACATATATATGTTAATAGATAAGAGAAATGGTAAAAAATATGTTGGAAAACATAATGATAAAAAAAAAGATTATTGGTCATCTGGATTAGTCCCTAATAGAATAGCTAAAGTTCATGGTGCAATTATATTTGATAGGGTTATACTTGAAGATGATATAAATGATAATAATTTAAATGATAAGGAAATTTATTATATTAAATTAGAAAACTCGTTTAATGATGGTTATAATTCGACTAAAGGTGGCGAGGGCGGTAATCATTGGGTTTATGATAAAACAGATGAAGAATTAAAAGAAATTAGATTAAAACAGTCTAAAAAATTAAAAGGTAGGGTCTTTAGTAAAGAAACAAAGAAAAAAATGAGCGACTCTGCCAAGGCTAAGTTTTTTACTAAGGAGCATAGGGAAAATATAGGTAAAGGTACTAAAAATAGAGGTGGGTTTCCACATAGTAATGAGACTAAAGAAAAAATAGCTAAATCTATGAGTGGTCGTAAGTCGCCAGAACATTCTAAATTTATGGTTGAGAACAATCCAAAAGCTCAGAAAGTTTCTATAAATGGTGTTGAATATGATACCATAAAAGAAGCTACTAAAAAACTTAACATAAATAGAAGTACTGTAAAATATAGATTAAATAACCATAAATTTAAAAAATGGTTTAAAATTAAAAAATAAAAATATGGATTATTACGGAGAATTTAAAAAATATGCTATAGGGCATATGGGTATAAGTGGAATGCAACTCCAATCGTGGGAAAATTTACAAAAGACATTATATAGTAACGTACAAACCATTGGGGTACCAATGGGTAGTATGACACCATATATATTAGAAGAGAGGGAACTACGTGTTACACAGCTTGATATTTTCTCCAGAATGATGATGGATAGAATTTTATGGGTCGCTGGTGTTGTTAACGATAATATGAGTAATGTTGTAGCCGCACAATTAATGTTCTTGGATAACCTAGAAACAAACGATATAACGATGCATGTCGATTCTCCAGGTGGAAGCGTAAAGGCTGGTTTAACCATGGTAGATGTTATGAATTATGTTTCATCCGATATAGCAACAATCAATACTGGTATGGCAGCATCAATGGGTTCAATCCTATTGGGTAATGGGACCAAGGGTAAGAGATTTAGCCTTAAACATAGTAAAGTGATGTTACACCAAGTTTCTGGTGGTGCGGAAGGCCATGTTGCGGATATGAGAATATCCCTAGAGCAAGCTGATAAGTATAATGAAATATTATTTGAAATGTTAGCTAGTTTCTGCGACAAAACAAAAGAAGAAGTTCTTATCGATTGTAATAGAGATAAATGGTTGACATCAGAAGAAGCTTTAAATTATGGTATCATCGATGGTATTATTATAAATAAAGCTGCCTAATGGTTGTTTCCGTAATAGGTAGTAGAACCTTTAAAGATTTTGATAGGCTTAAGATGATATTGGATGCACTTAAGCCTACTAAAATTATATCGGGTGGCGCACTTGGTGCTGATTCATTGGGTGAAAAGTATGCGGATGATAATGGTATAGAAAAAAGTATTCATTTACCAGATTGGGCAAAATATAATAAATCGGCTGGATTCATAAGAAATCAATTAATTATTGATGAAGGTGAAGTGATAGTGGCTTGTTGGGATTTAAAATCGAATGGCACGGCTGATTCAATTAATAAGGCTAAATTACAAGGAAAAGATATTTATATAATATATTTTTAATAAACCTTGAATTATTAAATGTTTTTCACTATATTTGTATATATTTATTAAAACAATTGGGCGTTTTACGGAATTGATTATGGATATTCGTAATTAGTAAGGAAGTGGAGTTAGATTGGAAGCTCCTAAAATCACTATCAAACACTTTTTAAATGGCAACGAGTTTGACATTGACAAAAATTTCCTAGATACCGCCACCTTGGGTGTTGGTATGGGAGAGGTAGCATTAGCCTAATTTAATGTTGATGGTGATAAATCACCAAATAATAGTAATCTATTAATCATGGTAATCTATGAGTGGGACCAAAACCACTATAAAAGTAAGGAAGAATTTCGGATAGTTTGATAAATTATGACCTAAACTTCTAGAAATCTTTTGAAGAGTTTGTAAGACATGGGTTCGACTCCCATAACGTCCACTTTTAAAAACCCACTTTTAGTGGGTTTTTTTATTAAAGTAGAATTATAAAATTAATTTACAAATATTTATTTAAAAATAAATTATGAATTTAAAAAAAATCATTAAAGGTTCGCTTAAAAAATATATAAACGAAGGGTTGGGAGATAAGTGGGTAAATGGTGCTGTTACTGTAACACTAAAACAATTACTTTATTTAACAAAAGATACTCCAATCAAAAATATTCCAACGCAAAAACTATCGAAAATAGTATTAAATTGGGATGGAAATACAGATGAAATTGAAAAAATAGAAAAATCTGATTTACAATACCCTGTTTTAATTATCGTTAATGATAACAATCAATTTAAATACATATTAGATGGAAATCATAGGGTACAAAAATCAATAAAACATAATTTACCATATGTCAAATCGAAATTAATAAAAATATCTGAATTACCTAAAAATTTTCAATATGTGTTAAGTTAAAATATTATTTACATCTAATGTTTTTTTTGTTTTAAACTTGACATTATGATTTTAAAATACTATATTTGAAGTATAAGATTTAAAAAAATTAAAATTATGTCAGAAAATAGTAAATTAGTAGTAGAAAACAGTAAAATTAAAGTTCATTATACAGGTAAATTTGTTGATGGGCAAGTATTTTATTCTTCAAAAGCCGTTGAAGGATATAACTTTGAAACTAAAGAACCACTTGAAGTTGTTCTTGGTGAGGGAAAATTAATCCCAGGGTTTGAAAAAGCTCTTCAAGGAATGTCCGAAGGTGAGGTTAAAACAGTTTCAATAACTTGTGACGAGGCTTACGGACAACCAAGAGAAGAACTTATACAAGAAGTAGAAAAACAATACCTACCAGAAACAGTTGCCGCTGGTCAAGTATTACACACTCAAAATGCTCAGGGTCAACAAATGACCGTTGTTGTAGTTGAAGTTAAAGAAAATTCAGCATTATTGGATGCTAACCATCCACTATCTGGAAAAGATTTGGTTTTTGATTTGGAATTAGTTAGTGTTGAGTAAATTCTTTTGAATTTGTTTTTTTAAGCCTCCTTTTGGGGGCTTTTTTAATATTATAAAGTATTTATAATTAAACAAATTATTATGAAGGAATTTATTAAAGATATCTTCACAGAAGATAAGGACGACAATAAATACTCGTCTAAAAAAACAATGGGGCTAGCCAGCGGTGTTTTATGTTGTATTGCTTTTTTATTGGATATGTTTACATTTATTAGTGTAAACATAGACATGTTTGAATCTTTATTAATTTTTTCAGCGACTATGTTAGGTGTTTCGGTAGTAAGAGGTTTCTCAAAAACAAAACAAAGTATTACTGATGAATCCAATAAAGATAATCAATAATAATTAATAAAGCCAGATAATTCTGGCTTTATTTTTTTACTTACTAGTCGGTTTATTAACGGTTCTAACTGGTGAACTCGTCTTAACGGTAGTATTAGTAGGTTTCGGTTTATTCTTCTTGCATCCACAGCCCATTATCTTTATATTTTAATTAATTGTTATATACTAATAAATATGTTTATTTATAAAAATAAAGTGTTTCTATTTATTTTTTTTTTAATATTAGTATTTTTATATAAACAATATATGATGTTTAAAAAGCATAAGGTTACATTTCTTAACGAATCTTGGAAGATAGTAAAAACTGATGTTTCAGTTAAAGCAATACCAAGAATACATGAAATAGTGTATTTAGTGGATGAACTAAAATACTATAGGGTTGTGAATGTTGTACATAATATTGATAAAAACCACACTATTTATGTCATAATTGAAGAATATGCTGATGATTATGCATTAATTGAAAAAAAAAGTAAAAAAAACTTGACATAAAGAATAACATTTACTATATTTGTACTATATATAATAAACAAAACTTTTAAACCCACCATAGTTAATAGGTGAAAAACCTAATTAAAAGACACATTGCGGGGTGGAGCAGTGGCCAGCTCGCTGGGCTCACACAGTTTTAAAAGACTGAAAAATATTCGAACTAAAATTAATTTTTAGGGATTAGGTTCGTTTATATCTTTTCATACTATTTATTAGTGTGGATAAATATAATAAGAAAGATTTAGAAAGATTAATTTTAGAGCAGAATAAAAGTTATACTGCTATTGGTAAATTGTATAACGTTTCTGGAAACGCTATTAAAAAAGCGGCAAAGAAATTGGAAATTTCCTTACCAACACGAAGAAAAGTTAATAAAAATGAAAATTTTAGTCACGTTGGCTATAGAAAAGATAGTTTAATTAATAAAATATCTGACATTAATTTTATTTTTATTATAAATAATTCTAAAGGGTGGAAGGAAATTGGTGAAAAATTAGGATACAAAAGTAAAGTTTCTTCAGATGTGAAGGATTCTATTGAAAGACGATGCTCAATGTTAGGTGTGGAGCTAAAATTAATCAAATCAATAGGTATATCTTCTTTAACAAAAGATGAACTCTTTAACAAACGTAAAAATTGGCAATCCGCAAGGAGTGCCATCCAAAAACACGCTAGGAGTGTGTTTTTTGAATCTAACCCTTCACCAAGTTGTGCAAATTGTGGTTATTTAAATCATGTTGAAGTGGCTCACATAAAAGCCGTTTCAGAATTTGATGGATTTACAACAATAGGAGAAATAAATTTATTATCAAACCTAATGGGATTATGCCCTAACCATCATTGGGAGTATGATAATAAATAATTAATATAACCCAGAGGTCGGAGGTTCGAATCCTCCCCCCGCTAAACAACCGAAGTTAATCTACTTGCACGTAGTGGTTGTTGCACACCTAAATTAGGTGACTAAAAGATTAACGCATGCGTCACAGATAATATCTTATTAATTATAATTAATAAGATATTATCTGTGACGTTTTAGGTTTAACGTATTTTTATCTTGCCTCCAAAGACTCATCATATTCATGGTGGGTCTTTTTTTTGCTTGAACTTATGGAAAAAAAATACTATATTTGTTTTAAATAAATAAATATGGAAAAAATTAATTTCAATAAAGTACCTAACTTAATAGGTCTTAGTGGTAAGGTGGGTTCTGGAAAGGATACCGTAGAAAGAATTATACAAGCATTCATGACCAGGGGTAGGTATCCAAACACGAATGAAATACATGGTAGTTTAGGATATGAAATGTTAAATGACCTTGAATTAATAAAAAGAGTAGTCAATGGGTCGGAGTGGTATGGTGAAGAGACATACTTAAATAAAAAATTCGCAGATAAACTTAAAGACATTGCTTGCCTTATATTAGGGTGTACTAGAAAAAGGTTAGAGGATAGAGAATTTAAGGAGAAGGAATTGGCTGATATTTGGGATGTTTTTAAAATTGGCCACACCAATGAAATAAATGACGGCACCTCTTTGGTCGATAGTGGGATATTTGTTAGTGAAAAAGAAGCCAACAAATTTATTAAAAAACATAAATTAAATAACACTACACACGTATATAGGGTAAAAATGACCCCAAGGTTATTATTACAGTTATTGGGTACTGAATGTGGTAGGGAAATCATTCACCCAAATATTTGGGTAAATAGTTTATTCAGTGATTTTACACCAATACATACCGACCACGCAATAGGTGGCTTTGAATACCCTAGGTGGATTATAACCGATGTTAGGTTTAATAACGAAGTTGACACCATAGAAAAATTTAAGGGTGTTAGAATTAGGGTAAATAGAAGCAAAAGAACTTCTGAGGAATGGCAAAAACAATTCCCTAAAATTATTATAATGGACCCAGACGGTTGGGATAGAAAAAACTTTACATACTCTTGGGGTGAAGAATTAATAACACTAAGTGAATTTAATAATAGAGTATTTTCCAGCACATGCATTCAACAATTAGGTGATTTTAACAGTAAACCACATAAATCCGAAATAGAGTTGGATAAGTATAAAAAATGGGATTATGTCATTGAAAATGATGGTACGTTATTAGATTTAGTTAAAAAAGTTTATGATATGTTATTGGATTTAGGTAAAAATACTTGATTATTAAATAAAAGAAGTTTATATTTGCACCAGATTAATAAAATTATTAATAATAAAAAAGAAAAATTATGACAACATTAGGTATTTTAACTATTATTTTTGCAGTTGCGATGTATGTAACAACTAGGTTTATGAACCTAAGAACAGAGGACGTTGAACGAAAAACTACTTATGGTAGTACCATCGAAAAAGCACATCCAAAATTCTTAACTTCATGGACCCTTAAAAAAACAGTACTTTCAATTGTTGGTGGAATATTGATTATGACTATTAGTGGTCTATTCTTCATCAATAAATCTGGTACTGCAACTGCCGTACAATATCTTTGGGGTGGTGATAATGCAATCTCGACACAGGGACTTAAATTAAAGTATTGGGGTAAAACTATACCCATTTCATTTGAAATAGCCCTACAGGATTTAATTCCACAAAGAGATAGGGAAGGGAATATTATCGAAACCGTAAGGGAATAAGGTATTTATTACAGAACGGCACAAAGGAGAGAATTTGCCGATGCGATTAAAGCTGATATTGCAGCATCATTAATCGTATCAATAGATTACGCAGATACAGAGGGCTTTTTAATTATGGCCGATAAAAACAGGTCCGAAGCTAAGTTAGTTTATGCCCGTGTATACCCAGTATATGACCAAGCTTTAAAAAACACATGTAAGTTAATGGATGCCCAAGATTATATTTCAGGTGCTTCCTCACAATTCGATTACTACTTAAAAGACCAAATGGAGAATGGAATGTACTTAACAGAAGAAGTTTATGAAGATATAATCGAAACACCTATCGTTACTTCGGATTCCACTAGAACAGTAGCAATTGGAAGAATAAATAATGAAAAACGTGAAAAGAAATATAGAATTAGGACCAACTCAGCTGGTGAACCTGTAAGGGACACATCAAACTCACTTAAAAAATACGGTATAACCGTACAGCAAGCGGCAGTTACCAATATCGATTGGGAAGATAGTTTTGACGAAAGACTTAATGACCAAAAAGAGCAAGTTGCGCAAACCCAATTAGAGAAACAAGAAGCTGAAAAAGAATACTACGCAACCCAAAAAGCAATTGCAAAGGGTGAACGTGAAAAAGCTGAAACTAGGGTTATATTAGAAAAGAAACAACTTGAAGTTACCATTGCGGCAGATACTAGAGCTAAAGAAGCCTCCTATAAAGAACAAGAGGAAACCAATCTACTTGCCGCATCATTAAAGTCTGCCGAAAGGATTAGAGTAACAGCCGATGCAGAAGCGTATGAAATCCAAAGAAAAGTTAGTGCTGGTATTACTCCAGAAACACGCTTACAAATGGAATTGGATGCGAGTGTTGCTAGAGTTAAAGCACTATCAGGACCAAACGGATTAACCCTACCGACTACTATGTTCAACGGTGGTACACAAACTAAAGGTGGTGGAGAGTTAGGTATATTTGAATCAATTATAGGTGCAAAACTATTAAGTGGTGAAATAGGTTCCGAAAAAAAATAAGATAATTATAATATAAATTTAGAAACCCAATCAAATGATTGGGTTTTTTGTGTTTTGAATATATTTATCGTATATAGTTACATTTATGGATAATAAAAAATACATAGTTAAATTACTTAGAGAAGGTCCAATCAATGAAGTTGATTGGGAGGGTGATTTTTCGGATACACAAGCTAAGTGTGTTACACCACAATCGTTAGCTGATGATATGAATAAGGAATTGGGTAGACTAAACCTAGCATCCAAGGATAGGGATAAGCGTGGAACCAAGGATGTTATTTATACTAGGAACCAAATGGAAAAAAATCTAACTGCCGATGGTGAGTTAGATGTTGCAAAATTTAAAAAGTTAATCACCACCCCACCAAAGACTATATTTGACCAAAACCCAAAGATGGAGAAATCGGATGATGGTGGTGAACAAATGACAGTAAATACTGGGTTACCAGCAATTAATGGAATTATATATGATAATGATAATGGAAAATTCTACCATATAAACACATGTCCAGGTGCTGGCTCATGTCAATTGATATGTTATGCCAGAAAAGGGTTTTATGGTATGAACGATGGTAAGGTATTAAAATTAATTAGAAGACTTAATCTTTTAATGAACGACCCCACCGAATATTATAATATGATAATGGATGAATTGGAACCATTGGCATTCAAACTCAAAAGACAAGGTAGGCGTAGCGGTTCGGTACCAAAATTAGTTATGAGATGGAACGATGCTGGGGATTTCTTTAGTCAAAAGTATTTTGATATAGCAGTAAAGGTTACTAAAGATTTGTTCGATGCTGGATTCGATGTAAAATCATACGCATATACTAAACAGGCAAAATTCGTAAACCTGGCCAGTGATGATTTTATTATGAACTTCTCAAAGGGTTCAGCACCAAAAGAGTTAAGACAAGTTGATTTGGAAACAACCAAGTATTCCGATGTCATACCTAAAAAATTATTTAAGGGTTTATTTTACCCAAAAGCGAACTCATATAAGAAAGATGAAGATGGGTTACCCATTTTCGTTGATGGTGGTAAAGAAGAACTTAGACGTAGAGTTGCTAAAGAATATGATATAGACATAAATCGCTTAAAATACCATAAAGAACTACCATCTACCGAGGGTGAAAAGTTTCAATATGATGTTATCGTGTTACCAACGGGTGATACTGATATCAGTGCACAAAGACAGGATGTACATAAAACATTTCTAGCAATACATTAATATGAAATTAGTTCCGAAAAAAATAATATAAAGTTAGAAACCCAATCAAATGATTGGGTTTTTTCGTGTTTTGAGTATATTTATCGTATATAGTTACATTTATGAACAATAAAAAGTATATAGTTAAGTTACTTAACGAGGGATATAGTAAAAGAATTCTTTTAGAAGAACTTTCTTTATTAATTGAAAAGGAAATTTCGGTAGGTACTAAACTTAAAAAAAAATTAGATAATATTAATAAACCATTTGCTGATAAGTTATTACAATTCTTAAACTCAAATAGTATATCAGATAAGGTAACTATAGACTCTATAGACTTCACCGATGACGATGATAAAACTTTAACGGGTTACTATAAAGATAGAGATGGTAATGCTAAGGTTAGAAAATTCAAGGTCGGTAAATTATTGAACTATTTAGGTATTGGTACACAAGAATTCAAGGGTTATGAATTAGAGGAATTAATCGCCCACTTAAAGAAGGGTACAACCGAAGACTTTAAGGTTGTTGAGGGTGATAAAATATTATGGGCCTATCACTGTGAAAATTATGATGAAGGTGAAACAATGGGTTCATGTATGCGATATGAGGCAGCACAAGCCTACCTTAAGATATATACTGAAAACCCAGAACATGTTAAGTGTCTGGTATTAATTAATCCAAATAACAATAAGGTTCGTGGTAGAGCATTATTATGGCACACATCGGAAGATGTTACATTTATGGATAGGGTTTATTTAACAAATAATGAATATAAAAACTTATTCTTACAATATGCGGAAGAAAATGGTTTCACAACCAACACCAATGGTGAGGTGGATTTAGATTATTGGGAGTTTGAAAAATATCCGTTTATGGATACATTTGAGTATCTAAACAAAGATAATGGTAAATTAATGACCGATAGTGACGATAATTATGAAACCGTAGCGTTAACCGATACTGATGGGGGTGTTTCAGAACCTGGTGTAATGATTGAACTTGGAGACCGTCAGGGTGAAATTGTAAATGAAGATGAAGCTTACTATCTATCTTATAAGACACCAAATGGTTATATAGAGGGTTATGCCCACGCTGATAATATAATACATATAGATGGTGAACTCTACTTAGATGACGATTGTGTAAAGACATACAATAATGAAACGGTGTTTAAATATAATGATGATGAAATGATAGTTGAATTAACCGCAGGAGTTTATGAGGGTGATTATGCTAAATTTGAAGATACCATAGAGTTAGAATATAATCATTACGGTGAAGGTCAATATATAACTATGGAAGATGATTATGTTGATATAGATAATGAACTTTATGAAGTACCACATGCATTTCATGACGACACCATAGAAACCTATGACGGTAAGATAATAATAAAGGATGATGCGGTGACCCTACACGAAAAATTCTACGATGAATATAAATATGGGCATCGAGAAGACTCAGTTAGGGTTAACACAAAAAACGATAGTAAAGTTTGGGTTTTAGTTAATGATTTGGATAAATTACAGTCTGAAATAATTGAAACTATAAACACCAAAGTTTATGAGGGGTTAATAGGTAAGTTGGTTAGAAAAAAATTAAGAAATAAAGATGAAATACTTAATTAAAAAATTATTAAGGGAAAATGTTGATAAACCCAAATTTAGATATGAGGTTGAACATTTAAGTTCATATGGGGAACAACACAACTATGAACTTGGATTTTATTTAGGTGAAGAGATACTAGGTATAACACAATATACCCTTTTTGAGGGTGAATTAACCGTAAGTAATATATTTATTAGACCAGAATTTAGAAGAAAGGGTTACGCTTCTAGAATGATGCAATATATAAAAAATGATAACCCAGAATATCAATATAAACCATCAATGAAAACTGATTTAGGTGCCAAATTTAAACACAAGGATATTCAGGGTGATTTGACTAGCGTTAATGAAACACTGATTACCGAAAAATCAATAAAGGCAATTTCATCATCTGACTTTAATATTGAAGGTATAGCTGAAAATTGGTTAAATAGCACACCAAGTACTGTTGTTGGAAATTTTAAGTATAAAATGCAAGACGACTATTATCTATCACCAGAAGAAAAAGAAGAACTAATGGATGAGGATGATATAATAGAAACGGAACGATTTAAAAAATGGTTGTTATATGAGGTCGAAAGTAAAATTGATGATGCAATCTATGATATAAAACATAAAATTACACCAGATGGTTACATTAGACTTTGGCGAGTAATGACGGTAGATGATGATTGGTTAGATAGATTACCTCACACTGGTAACAGACTAGGTGTGTTCTGGTCATTTGAAAAAGATGCTGCCGAGGCACATTGGGGCGGTAAAGAATCCAATGTTGTTAGAATTGAGTCGGCCATTGGTGAAAAATATATAAACTGGGAACAAACCATAGAGTCGAATATAGACCCTAACCTAGGTGAAGAAGAAAAAGAAATTACCCTTTTCAAAAATACTCCATTAAAGATATTGGCATTAGAGGTTAATGATAAAAAAGTTGATTTAGGTGATATAATAAACAAAACCTATAAAGCTTAAAAATAATATTTGTTTATTATATTATTTATATGTATATTTGTATAAATATAAAATATTATGAGAGTTAAATTTAACTTACAGGTTCCAAAAGACATTATAAAAATCAAGGATATATTTGTAAGCAATGGTTATAAACTATTTGTTGTCGGTGGTGCCGTTCGTGACTCATTACTTAAAAAGTCAATAAAAGATTGGGATTTAGCTACCGATGCTAAACCAGATATAGTCGAGAATATGATGAAGACCGCTGGTCTTAGAACATTAGGGACTGGAAAAAGCTTTGGGGTCATAAATGTATTCACCGATTCAGATGAATATGAAATCGCTACATTTAGGTCTGATTTAGGTTCGGATGGCCGCAGACCAAATTCTGTTGAATTCACGAATATTGATACCGATGTTATGCGTAGGGATTTAACAATCAATGCATTATTTTATGATATCGAAACTGGTGAGGTTGTTGACCTTGTTGGCGGTATTGATGACTTGAAGAACCGAGTTGTTAGGACCGTTGGTTCAGCCAATGATAGATTCGGTGAAGATAGACTTAGAATACTTAGAGCAATTAGGTTCGCTGGTAGATTTAATTCAGATTTGGATGCTGATGCTGAAAAATCACTCGCAAATGATGCCAGCTTAGAGGGAATATCATCTGAGAGGATTAGAGACGAGTTTTTAAAGGGTATTAAGACCGCTAAATCGATTAAATACTTCCTAGGGCTACTAAATCAATACAATCTATTAGATTGGATATTTAAGGATATACAGAATGTTGATACTGACTTTCAAGAGGAAAGGGACCCAACTGTTCTATTGGCATACATGTTAAGAAATAATGACCCCAAACAATTGAACGGTAAGTTGAATAAATTGACGTACTCCATCAATGAGATTAGGGGAATTGTTTTCTTAGTAAATCTAACAATGTTAAATGTTAACAATGTATATGAACTTAAGAAGATGCAGAATAATTCTGGTGTTAATGACGAACAGATTAGAAAATTCTCAAACTTAGTTGGTTTAAACACTGAATTATTTGAGTCATTTATAAAATTCGAATTATCAATTGGTGGTGCCGAGGTTCAAAAGTTAGGTATTGAAGCTGGTCCAGAAATGGGTAGAATGATTAAAAAATTAGAATTACAGAATTTTTTAAAGTATTTGAATTAAAATATTGGGTAATAAGTTGTCTTAATACATTTTACCCAATATTTATTTCTTAAACACTAACAATATGGACAAAAAAATAGTTTGCAATAAATGTGGCTGGAATTGGAAGGAATCCGAAACGGAGGAACACGATAAGTATGTCTGCCATGAATGTGGTAATGATATGACAAGTATGTTAAGTGAAAATATTAGAGGTGTTATTAAAACATTATTAAATAATATTTTAAAAATTAAACCCAATTATGAGAAAAAAAGATAAATTAAAAAATATTCTAAAGGCCAATATTTTAACAGAGCAACGTTATCTAAATAATAAATCACCTCTCATTAATGAGAATAATGCTTTAGGTGAATATGATTATGGTAAGTTGGACCGTGATTATAGTGGTATGGGGCAAGATAGAAAAGATAAGTTAACCAATTGGGGTAAAGAAAGGCAAATTGGTAACGGAATAATAGTCAAATCAAGGGATAATGATAGCGAACTATCGATTATGCCAAATGATATTGTATTTTACAACTATCCTATTTATAAAGAGTACCAAAAAAAGATGGAAGCATATTCAAGGCAAAATGAACCCAATGATTACCCATTTTCAACGTTTTTAAAATCGAATCAAATGCTACACTATTTTGATTTGAGTGCCAAGAATTCAGTTTTTATCAATATAGATAATAATCCGACAACGGATATTAAAATACACGTAACGGGTGAATTAAAACCAATGAACGATAAAGATTTCCCACCATTATCATTTGATATTAAACATATTAACCTATCTAACGATAACGGTGATAGAAAACTATTACCAATAGATAGAAAAGGTACCAATATACTAACCAAAAAAATAAAAGAAGTGTTAATCAACAAATTTGGTAAGTACTCAATGCCAGGAAGAAATGAAGGTGATATATTCATTAAAGAGATAAATGTCCACCCAAATGTATTTTTATCTTAAAATAATTTGCAAAATACTTGCTTTATATAAAATAAGGTAGTATATTTGTAATCGAATAAGGAATGACTTCAGCAATAAAAAAACTGAACTTTTGATTCAATCTAAGCCATTCTGAAAAATAAAGTAAATATTAAATATTATGATTGAAAAATAGATAAATACCAGAGGTCCATAGTATTCTCCATATACTAGAAAAATTAAATTAGCCGTAATGGCCTTATAATAATAAAATTTAAAATTAAAAAAAAATGGAAAATACAAAATTAGATAATTGGACCAAAAAGATTAATGATTACGTTGAAAAAACAGAACAACACCTATTCATTAATAGAAGTAAAGAGTATGTTAAATTAATAAAATTTAATCACTCAGATAACAACTTAGTAATTAGAGTAGAGTTTACGGAAAATACCGCTTACTTAAAAGTAAGGAAAATAAATGCCGAAGACTCAAACTCATTAAATTGTTTAAAAAATAATTTATTTCAAAGTTGGGATAAATGTAAAGCAATTAAAAACTTTAAAAAAGCTAGGGTTTTATCAGTTAAAATTAAAAATATGCTCGAAAAAGAGTATAGTACGGAAAAACGTTACAATGAAAATTTAACTTATTTAACCCGTGAAATAGAAGATTTAATAAAAAAAGAGAATTTTTTTGAAAAAAACTTGACAATATAAAATACTTTTACTATATTTGTCATATATATATATTAGTAACCGACATTAAATTGTCACAAAATAAATAAAAATGAAAACAGGAAACATACATATGAGTTCGATTAATATTTGGAGACGTAATTCTCCAGGAGGTTCGGGTATGTCTAATACTGTACAAGGTGTGATTTAATCATTTCTTATATAAAGGCAAAAGCTCGAATCGAAAGGTTCGAGCTTTTTAGTTTAAAACGTTTTTATTATGGGCGAATTAGTTAGAAGTTTAGGTAGTGAAAAGTTAAATGATTTTAAAAAGGACTTTGATTTGATAGTGGATAAGTATAGAATGATTGCCGATGCCACTGGATATAAAGGAGAATTAAGATTTAAAAAAGAAAATGGTAAAATGGTTGTATTTGTCAAATTAGATTAAACATGGTGTACGTATTATAACGGTTAGTAAGCTAGATTGTGAGTCTAGAGAATGCCAGTTCGACTCTGGTCGTACACCCGCTAGACAATGTGCTTATAGCTTAAATGCGCAAAGCTTCCCGACTAGGGGAAAGATATCGGTTCGAATCCGATTAGGTACACAAAGGTAATACCACCTAAAAGGTAATATGGTTGTGGTCTGGATGACCCGCACCCCGTTAAAAAGGGTGAACGCATGTTCGGTTAGGGTTCGAGACCCTTTCACAGCCCAAAAGAAATTGTTCATTGACATGATGGTTTACATACACAGGTATCATATAATGGTAATATGACGCCTATTAAACACTGGTTAGGTTATGGTAACCAAACACTCTCCAAAAGTGTAGGATAGAGTTCGATTCTCTAAACCAGTGCGAATAAGTATAATGCTACAACTTCGCAGTTTACTATATTTTATTATATTTATAATAAAATTATAATATGAAAATATGTGACTTAAGTAAAATTGAAATGATTGAGTTGATTGAAGATTCTAAATCAATAAGTGATGCATTAAAAAAATTAAATGTTAATTCTCGTGGTTCTGGTGCGTATAAAACATTTAGAAATCACTGTGAAAGATTGGAAATAAATTTATATGAAATAAAATTTAAATTTATAAAAATGGATAATAACCAGGGTGTTAAACGCACATTAGATGAAATTTTAGTGGTGGATTCTACATATCAAAATATATCTAGGTTAAAAATTAGATTAATTAGTGAAAATATATTAAAATATAGGTGTGTTAAGTGTAATAATAATGGAAAATGGATTGGTAATAAATTAATATTACAATTAGACCACATTAATGGTATTAATAATGACCACAGAATAGAAAATTTAAGATTTTTATGTCCAAATTGTCATAGTCAAACTAAAACTTTTGGTGGTCTTAATCAAAAAAGAAGTAATAAAAATAATTAAAACTAATAATTTGGAGGGGCAAGCCAATTGGTGGTGGCCACAGTTTTGAAAACTGTTCGGAGTAACCAGTCTCGTAGGGGTTCGACTCCCCTTCCCTCCGCCAAAATTCCTAAGTAGCTCAGTTGGTTTAGAGCAGGGTGCTGTTAACACCAAGGTCACAGGTTCGAATCCTGTCTTAGGAGCAAATAGTAGGTACCGCTGAGGTGGCAAACTGGGCTGGAATCCCAGGGGTACGTTAATTTGTATGAGTTTCGACTACTCTATCTACTGCAAAATTAATTGGAAGATAGGTAGATATGGTTTGCTGCGCTGGATTGCTAATCCAGTCTTCCCGAAAGGGAAGTGAGGGTTCGAATCCCTTGTCTTCCGCTTGACTTTTTTGTATTTCTTGTTATATTTGTAATAAAATGTAAATATGGCAAGAAAACAAAAAACGATACATTATCTATATAAAACTACATGTTTAGTTACAAATAGATATTAAAGAGCGTATTTAGTATTTTATGAGTGAACGGGACCAAAGTAACTTTGGTCCCACACCCAAGGGGTGTTAAAAATAATATATTGCGCTGTACCGAGCCACGCTGATAACGTGGATATTCGTAAGGGTGTTGAAAATGAGGTTTCAAAATCCTCCAGCGCAACAAATACAGGTATAGCTTAATGGTAGAGCGACCGTTTCGATACGGTAGGTAGAAGTTCTAGACGGTTCGATTCCTCTTGCTTGTTCAAAATAAATTTAATAAAAGTTGTATGATAGATAATTTTGTCGTATATTTGTAAAAGAAATCAATATGAAGAAAAAATTTGATATGTTATAGGTTAACTAAAACCTATAACAAAATGAGTAAAAAAAAAATTAGAAAGACCATTAATCGTGAGAGGTCTAAAAACGCCACGACTAATAAAGAGTACAAAGTATTATCATGGATAATCGACCCAGGTACAAAATGGGATGAAGATTATTGGATATGTTATCCAAGACGAAAGAGGGGAACTTCTAAGTACTGGAAAAAACAAATAAGCAATAATAGGCGCAGAGAATGTCGCAGTTGGAAGTATAACCGTAAAACACAATATAAAGATGGGAAAGGGTAAGACAAAAAGGTTAGAGACATATCATGCGGCAATTGCTAAAATGAAAGAGTTAGACATATCACTAGGTTGTGCAATGAGTTTATTAAAACATGGTTATGGTTTACCATGGTCGGATTCAAGCTCACCAACTGGAATGTCACAGAAATGTAGTTATGAAGCATATGGAACGTGTCAATATCCCTGTAACGGGGATTGTTAAAATTTTTTCGAGGTAGCTTAACGGTCAGAGCAGTTTTGTGGGGGTTCGATTCCCCCCCTCGATACAAACAAATAAAAATTAAAGTTATGAGTAAGAAAAAAGTACATATTTTAGTAGATGGTCAACATGATTACGTTGGTAAAACAAATAGTGAGAATACCAAACTTAAATATAGTAAAAATAGCAGTTGGTCTTCACATGTTAGAGGTACAAAGGTTGGTGAAATCTTAGATAACGGAAATGGTGTGAATATTAATTGTAATGACATTAATTTAGATTTGGATTATTCTGATTTTTTTGATTTATACACGTTATTAAAATTAAAAGTTGAAAGTAATAAAAAAGAATTTGGTAAAGTAAAATTTTTAAAAAATAGGTAATAAAGGTGTTAGGTATAAAGGCTGGTGAAGCAGTTGACACAAGGGTACACAGTTAGGATAAGCAATTAAGCTCAACTTCATATTGCTGTGTGAAGCGTTAATTTTATGTTGAAGATGTTTGAAATAACATTGGAGTATTATTAAAACCCAGATTCCCGATAAATTATACCACCTATATTTGGTCTTGTAGCTCAATTGGTTTAGAGCACTCCGCTCATAACGGAGAGGTTTTGGGTTCGAGTCCCAATGAGACCACTAAATAAAATGCCTCTATGGTGTAATGGACTAGCACATAATTCTTCTAAAATTAGAGTCCAAGTTCGAATCTTGGTAGGGGTACTGTAGACACGTTTTTGTACTTTTAACGTTTTTCTGGATATTTATATTGAAAGATATAGATATGGCGAGAAAAGAAAAAAAGTATCATTTTATATATAAGACCACAAACGTATTAAGTGGTCGTTACTATATAGGGATGCATAGTACATCAAATTTAGACGATGGTTATTTAGGTTCTGGTAACAGACTTAAATTAGCTGTTAGAAAACATGGTAAAGAGAATTTCATTAGAGAAATACTTGAATATTGTGAATCTAGAGAAGAATTAAAGAGACTAGAAGGAGAAGAATTAAAGAGACTAGAAGAGGAAGTGGTTAACCTTAATGAAATAGCTAAGGTTGATTGTATGAACTTGAAAGTTGGCGGTCAAGGTGGTTTTGTGAATGATAAACATAAGCGAAAGTTTATTGAATCAAGTAATGTTGCTAGAGATTTACATATTGAAAGGTTGAAGAATGATAAAGTTTATTATGATAAGTTTATAATTCAACAAAGGAATCATTTTAAAAAGTTAACTAAAGAAGGTAAACTTACGTATGGTAATTTTGAAGGTAGAAAACATTCTGAAGAAACTAAAGAGAAAATGAGAAAACCTAAAAATATGGGTTCAAATAATTCTCAATACGGTAAGTGTTGGATTACCAATGAGGTTGAGAGTAAAAAGATAATGAAAGGTGATTTAATTCCAGATGGTTGGAGATTAGGTCGTAAATGTTAAATATTTATTAAATTAGTGAAAATAATGTCCTAAAAAGTGGGGATTTTTTGTTTTATGTAGAGATTTATAGGTATAGGGGTAACTCTTATTTATAACAATAACATAAAACATCTGTAATGAATAAAAAATTAAAATTATTTATCAAAGAATTATCAAAATATGAAAAATTTATTAATATTTTATTAAAAATAATTAGTATTATAATTAATATTATATTTAAATAGTAAAACGGCAAGTATTTAATACTATTAAAAATTTAGGGTAGCCCTAAGGTATTAAGTTTAAAGGAAATAAGAGATTGCGCAAGGCTAGCAGAATGGATAGTCAAATTAGCTTGAATAGTTCAGTGGTAGAACGTCCCAAATCCCAGGGAAAAGAGAGTACTTTGTACGAAATAGCACAGGTTCGATTTCTGTTTTAAGCTCTAATACTTGTGTTGCAACGGATATTGATTTAGGTTCGAAACTAGGTTGATATTAAAATCAAGTGTTTTGGGATGTAGTGTAATTAGGATAACATGGCTCTTTCTTAGGAGCAGACTGCGAGTTCGAGCCTCGTCATCCCAACAAAATTAAATAATTCGACCAATAACATTAAATAATATGACTTATGAAAAAAGAATACATCCATTTATATAAGGCCGATGGTACAGAAAACAAAGGTCACTTTTGTTATGGTTGTGATGAATTTTTTCATGACTCAAATTATGCTGTTACAACACATAAGGGTTGTAAGGGTCAAAAGAGTTTAGGTATTTGTGTTGATAGTAGGGAGTTTGGTGAATTACACCCATATAACCTAGAAAATAAAAGTAAGTGGGAGTTAATTAGTATTATACAGACTCTCAGAAAATAAAAATTGATAAGTGGTGGAATAGGTAAAATGTTATACACATTGCGATACTTAGTGGAAAAGAACGTAGGCTCATATCCAACGTCAAGTGGGTTCGACCCCCACTATCGCTACTTAATTTATTTGGCTCCATGGTGTAATGGATTAGCACCTAACGCTACGAACGTTAAAGTCTCAGTTCGAATCTGGGTGGAGTTACTGTTAATAACTAAAAAAAGTTTTATGAGAATAATTAAAAGTTTTAAAGAACCACAAACTATTGTTATTTGTGGTTTAGATTATGATTACGGTTTTGAACCATCAGCACTAATTACAGATGACGAGTCTGGTTTTGGTATCAGGTCCAAAGGGGGTATAATCTTAGACGTATTCAGTTACGGGTTTGTCTATATTCTAACTAAGGATGAATTTTATGAATATTGTAAAAATAACCAACGTTATAGTGATAATGATAACATAGAGAATATGTTTATCGTATTGAACAATTTTGTTGGTGATGTTGGGGTGACGGCTGTAAACCATCAGGGTGACGAGAACGATGATTTTGAACTGGATGATTACATGCAACACCAATTTGACGATAATTTGAATCTATTAGTTGAGGTTCCATCTGGTTATGATGTAACACCAAGGAACTTCAAAAGTGCGTTAGCTTTAATAGAAAGTGAGGAAACTACCTATATAAAAGACAAATTTTTACTAAAAAAGACTATATTCTTTGTTGATGCTTATGGTAATTTTGATTTTGGTAGAACAGAATTAAGTATAGTTGATGATAACACAAAATATAATGAACATACAAATTATATAGGTTATGATGAATTAAATGAAGATGAAGATAATAATTTACGGGCCAAAGATGGTTATAACTTAATTGTACAAACATATAGTTATTCCAAACTAAATCATGGTGATTATATTGATATTGAGAAAACATTAAATGATTATAATAAATTAAAAACCACTTTTTAGTGGTTTTTTTTGTTTTATAAGTTTTTATTCACTATATTTGACCTATAAATGAAAATTATGTCAGAAGTTAAACAAGTTATAATAATTAGAAAAGATTTGGACATGAGTATCGGTAAACTTGCGGCCCAGGTCAGTCATGTTTCCATGTCATTTATATTAAAACAAATCATGGCACAGGGAAAACACAAAAATAATGTGAATATGTCCGATGATGCCCTTAACTGGTTAAAAACAGGTCATACTAAAGTTTGTCTGAAAATAGATAGTGAAGATAAGTTATTAAATTTAGTTAAAAAAGCGAAAGAAGCTGGACTTGAGGCTCACGTAATAATAGATAAGGGTAGAACGGAATTCAATGGTACCCCAACGATAACGTGTGCTGCAATAGGACCTAATAAATCGGTCGAAATAGATAAATTAACTAAACGTTTAAGATTATACTAATGAAATATACTGTTCAAGCTGTACTATTAAATAAAACTGGTCACGTATTAGGTGTTTCCAGAAAAAAAGACCATAATGATATGGGACTTCCAGGTGGAAAAGTGGATGATGATGATGAATCATTGGAATCCGCCATTATAAGGGAAGTTAAAGAGGAAACTGGGTTAGACGTAGACATGTCAACAGCCATACAAGTTTTCAGTATGCATCGAGATGGTTATATGGGGTACACTTACCTCATAAAGGATTGGAGTGGTGAAATATCAACCGATGAGCCTCATGTTGTTAAGTGGTGTATTTATCAGGACCTATATTTAGGTTCCTTTGGTAAATGGAATTTAATGGTTTTTGAATCATTGGAGAGTATGGGAGTAAATATTAACCTTTTTGGAAACGAATAATTATGGAAATTAAAGAAAAAATAAGTTTTGATAAATTTTTAGAAATTTCAAAACAATTAGATATTAGAGTTGGATTAATTATAGGTGCTGAGTGTATACCTAAAAGTTATGGGATTAAATTAACAGTTCAATTTGGTGATTTAGATGGTGAAGAGGTAACAAAAACAGCTTTCACTAATTTAGGTAAAACAAGTGAACCAGAATCTCTTATAGGTATTCAATGTCCATTCATAGTTAACCTTGAGCCAAGTGTTATAAAAGGTGTCACCAGTGAAGTTATGATTATGGTTGGTGAACATGAAGAATTTGGTTTACAAGTAAATCCAAACGCTTATATTTATGGTGCTAAATTAATGTAAGATATGAAAGCATATTTAGAAAAAATAGGTGGAGAGTGGTTGGATGACTTTGTTTATATGTCAGTTGAACCATTAAAACAGATGGGATTTACAATTATACCATTCGATGGTGATGATATGGAGAATACATTAACCAATAGAGTATTAAACTTAAGTGATGATATCGTAATAGGTTCTGTACAGGCCAGTACCGAGTTTTTTAAAGCTTGTGGTGTAAAAACACCAAAGTATCTAGGGTATCCAATGGAATTAAGTGAATACTTAGGTAGGGAGATTATAGAAACAACATTTGAGCATGTGGTATCAAAGGGTAAGTTCCCAATATTCATTAAACCTAGTGAAGGTGTTAAATTATTTACTGGTTGTGTAATTGAAAACAACTTAGGTTTTGATTTCTTGAGGGATTATTATAATGTTGAGGATGATACACCATTATATTGTAGTGAAATACTAGAATTTGTTTCAGAACATAGATGTTTCGTTCATGAGGGTGAATTGAAAGGTATTCAACACTACACAGGGGATTTTAAATTATTTCCAGATGTTAGTGTTATCGAGAATATGATAAAGGATTATGAATCAGCAAATTGTGCTTACACATTGGATGTGGGCATAACTAAGGAAGGTAAGACTTGTTTGGTTGAGGTTAATGACATGTGGGCCATTGGTTCTTATGGATTTAATTCTAAAACTTATGTGCTTATGTGTGTTAGAAGAATGAGAGAAATCCATAGACAACATAATGGTGAGAAAACCCCATTATGGAAACGATTAAAAAAATAAATTTATAAAAAAATATGAAAAATAATATAAGAAAAATTTTACGTGAGGATATCTCACATAATAGTTTAAATATTAAAATCACTCGCCCCTCTCAGATATTGATTATCATGAGAGGGGTACCGTAACCAGGTAGTGGGAAATCAACTAGAGCTAAAGAATTAGTGGGCGAGGGTATTATACACTCCACTGATGACCTTATTGAGGTTACTGGTGACTACAATGCCTATTTCAAAAGAATGGTTGAATCTGGAGATTGGTCCGAGCATGGTAAAATGCACCACAAGAACTTCCTTAATGCTAAGAAATCTATGTTAGAAGGTATAACCCCATGCGTAATCGATAATACGAACATTAAGGCTAACGAACCAAAGAAATATGTTAAAGCTGCTCTAGAAATGGGGTTTGCCGATAAAAACATTAGATTTGAGGATGTTGGTACTGGTGGGTTGTTAGCTGAAGGTCTAGCTGCTAGAAATACTCACAACGTGGGTTTAGAAACAATTAACGGTATGATAGCATCACACGGTGGTGTTGGTGAATTAACAATAAAAAAAGTTATGGAAAGTAAGGATAGAAATAGAAAAACAAAGTTTGCCTCATTGGTATTGGATGATAAGTCTAAATCAAAGTTGTTGGGTGCCGTTGGGCACTTGATACCAGAGGGTTGGAAAGTTTTCGCACACCACATGACCATTAACTTTGGTAAGGGTTTGCCTGATAACTTGCGTGGTGACTTAGGTTCCACCAAGAACATCAAGGCCGTTGCCGTTGGTTCAAGTGATATGGCTTTAGCTGTTCACGTTCAGGGTTATCATACGGATAACAAAATTGCACATATAACCATTGCGGTAAATGTAAATGCTGGTGGTAAGCCAGTAATGTCAAATGATATTACAGAGTACAAAGTACTTGAAAATTACATAGTTTTAAGTGGAATAATAACAGAGCAAATATTTAAATAGATGGAAAATAAAAGACACGAAGAGTTAAGTGATAAGATATTCAAAATGGGTTTTGGTCTACATGAAGAGGGTCAAGTTAGTGGTGATTACATTATAAATAGTATTGGTGATTTCATGATACTAATTAGTGGTTTAATTCACGACAAAGACGATGTAATGTTATTTGGTGAAATATGTGGTATGTTCTCCGCTAAAAAAATATTAGATGCCCAGATGTCATTTAGTCACCTAGCTCCAAAGGATGAGGGTGAATTAAGCGAACTATTAAATCAACTTAAAAATAAGATTGATGAAAAAATGTCGGAAGAAGATAATGATGATGATGATGATGATGATGAAAATAATGATGATTTAGGTACTAATTTGGGTGATAAATTAAAATAACAATTATGAATTGGGTAAGTGTGTTAGATAAATTACCAGCAATGGATATTGAAGATGGTGATTTTAAAAGTAGTCAAAAAGTTATAGCATTTTTTAGAAATGGTTCCGAATACTGGTGTGAATCCGTAACACTAAAACTTTACTATGAAGATGGTGAAGAACCAGAGTGGTATTTCGATTATGATGGTGAAAGGGTTATGGGTAATAAAATAACCCATTGGACACCACTAATTCTACCAAATTAATTATTAATAAAAAATGGAAATTATTTAGGTAGTTTCCATTTTTTTCATTATCTTTGTGTTAAATAAAAAAATTATGTTAAAAATAGTAAAATATATTAGAAAATATGGGTTAGATAAAGCAATATCTGATTTTAAATTAATATGTAAAGACGATGGTGAGCGAATATTATTAAAATATAACCAAATCGAATCTAATATGGGGATTCCAGAAGTACAAGAATGTAGGGGTCTTATATTAGAGAAAAAAACATTAAGGGTTTTATGTTTACCCTTTTTTAAATTCTTCAACAGTGCTGAGGGTTATGCTGCCAAAATAGATTGGTCTACTGCGCATATATTGGAGAAGTTGGACGGCTCCTTAATAACATTATATTCATATAATAATAAATGGTTTGCTGCCACAAGTGGTATGATACAAGGAGAAGGTGAAGTTAATAACAAGTTAGGTTCGACTTTTCACTCACTGTTCATGGATATTATGGAAACTAAGTATAACTTTGATTTAAATACATTAAATAAAGATTATAACTTTGTTTTCGAATTAACAACACCTTATAATATAGTTGTGAAACCACACGCTATATCTTCAATTACTCTATTAACTGTCAGAAATGTTAAAACCTTACAAGAAATATCATATGATGAGTTGATTCAATTGGGTCATTTGATTGGATTACCAGTGGTTAAATCATATGATTTAAACGTTACTGATAGTGGTGCCTTAATTAGGACCCTAGAGGGTATGCCATGGACCGATGAGGGTTATGTTGTAGTTGATGGCTACCATAATAGGATTAAAATTAAAAACCCAGCTTACCTGGCAGTTCACCATTTAAAATCAAAAACTGGTGAGCACAACATACTTGGGGTTGTTAAAACCAATGAGATAGATGAGTTCGGGGCAACATTTCCAGAAAGACTTGAAGAAATTAAAAAGCTAAAGGCTAATTATGATAAATTGATTAGTGACTTAAATTCGACTTGGGAAGAAATTAAAACATCTTTACCAAAGAATATAACTAAACAAGAACAAAAGAAATTTGCAATGAAAGTTTTCGAGATTTCAAAGAAAATGGGTGTTGCTGAGTTTAGTGGATTATTTTTCTCCCTTAAGGATAAAAAGGTTGAATCAGTTAGTGAATTTATGTTTAATTACGACAATAAAAAACTTTATAAAATATTATAATCATGGATAAAAGTATTACAGCAGAATGGGCCAGGAAAACCGCCAGTGAAATATTAGACAAACACGTCCTAAATCAGATAAAGGAATGTGAAATGTTAATAGTTTCTAAACTTAAAAGTAATCACCAAAATAAAAATAGCGTAAATATCTATATCAATTTAGATAACTTAACTATTAAGGAGTTGGCAAGTAGGGGTTTTGGGGTTAAAAAAAAATTACCATCTGACCCAAGAGAAAAGATTTATTATGAAATAAAATGGTAAGTATGTCCGAAATATTGCAGAATGAGTATTATTCGGCACTAGTTGTTTTGATATCTCAAATAATTTTTATATTTTTAAGAACTCTTAATGTAATATACACATCGGAACGAAGAATGCTCGCCTCAATTATAACTGGAAACGGTATTGGGCTTAGTTGGTTGGTATCTATGTCAATAGGTGCCAACTCAATTATGGAAGGGCAATTAATACCGATATTAGCATTTTTAATCGGGGGTACAGTAGGAACATATTTTGGAATAAGAAAAGAAAGTAAAAAATAGAACAAATGGGTGATAAAATAATGACAGTTGAGGAAATGTATAAATTAGAAAATTTTAGCGTAACAGATGCTGAAACTATTAGACAAATTTCGTTATTTTGTATTAGAAATAATGGACATAACGGATTAGCAGATAAAATTCACCCAATGTGTCATTATATGGCTTTATATCTAGAAATTATTGAAGTTTATAATATTGAACCAGAAAATAAAGAGTATTTTGTTGATATTGAAACGAGTGAATTTAATTATGATACATTCCCATTATATAACCCAGATATGGCTGATAAAATAACGGAAAGAGGTATCGAAATCCTAGAATTTTTAAAAATCAAAATAAAAAATATATGAAAAAAATAGTAGTTATCGGTGGTGGAACATTTTCACCAGTTAGAAATCATTTATCACTATGCGCACCAGCTTTTGGTACAACGGCTAGGGTTATGTCGAAATACTTAACCAGTATGTCGGATTCAAATAAGTATGAGGTTATTACACATTATACGAAGATGGCCTTTAAAAAATCAAAATTGGTTACCAATGAGGATGTTGAATTACTTATTGATAATTTAATATTAGATGAAAACGTAAAAACAATTGTTTTAAACGTTGCATTCTGTGACTACAATGTAATTGACGATGAAGCTGGATTCCATGGTGAACGTCTAAAAACATCCGATGGTGATATTACACTTACTTTAACACCATCTAAGAAGATTATAGACAAGATTAGACTTACTAGACCAGACATATTCTTAATTGGCTTTAAAACGACTACAAATGCATCTGATGAGGACCAGTTTTTAACTGGTTTAAAGATGATGAAGCGCAGTAAGTGTAATTTGGTTCTAGCTAACGATACTGTGACTAGGAAAAACATAATCATAACACCAGAAGAATCTAAATATGTATATAAATCAAGAGGTAAAACTCTAAAAGAATTAAGTAGGATAATACTTGATAGACATGATTTAACCTATAATAGAACTGAATTGGTTAATATTAAAAACGTTATAGTTGATAAGAGTGCACCACAAACATTTAAAGAAGTTTTAAAGTACTTGGTTGATAACAATGGTTTTATAGTAAATAATGGTAATGGGTTTACTCCAGGTCATTTCTGCTATAAAACATCGGATAAAAGTTTTATTTCTTCGCAAAGAAAAGTGAACCATAATGATGTTTTTATAAACGGTATGACAAACGTTGCGGTAAACGATAATGTATTCACCGCTTACGGAACTCATAAGCCATCAGTGGGTGCTAGGAGCCAATGGATGATGTTCGAGGATAATCCAGGTTATGATTGTATTATTCACACACATACACCGCTAAAAGAGGCTAGTGAGGTACCAGTGGCATCACAAAAGAAATTTCAATGCGGTAGTTTAGAATGTGGTATGAATACAGTAAATAATTTAGCAAATTTTGGGGATATAAAGGCTGTGTATTTAGATAAGCACGGATATAATTTAATGTTCAAATCTAGTTCTGATTCACAGGAAATTATAGATTTTATAAATGAAAATTTTGAACTTGGCATAAAAACCACATAAAATTTAAAATTATGAGAATATTAAAAATTGATAGTTTACCAAATGCAAAGCAATGGGTTGATAGAGACCACATAATGTTGCACGCTTGTTTTCAGATATTAAAAGATTGCGTTGAAAAAGAAAATGTTGATACCGATTGCAACTATGAAGCACACAAGGACTTTGTAGATGAAGTAAGATTACTTTACAAATGGTGGGTTAAACGCAAAAAAGATGATTCATTTGATAATGATGACGAAGATAATGAGATGCTTAATAGGTTGATGAAAATTAGATTAGCACTATGGACGTAGTGTTAATACTGACGGTTGGTGTGTGAGAAGGTTTGCTTTTAATAAACTTTCAAATTACCACCGAACTTGATAGCAAACTTTATTATACACAGTACGGTTTATTTGGTCTAATTTTTTATTTTGGGATATTTATATATAGATTAAACTATTTAAGAATATGGAACTAAGAAAATTTATAGCAACCACGATTAGAGAATATCTTAACGAAAACAAGTATTTAGACCCAACATATAGAAAAATGATGGATATATATGATGTACCTGTTGATTTTATGTGGCAATATCGTGAGTTTGATAGATGTGGTGATGATAATTTATATGGTGATGAATATATTGAAAAATTAACCATTGATATAAAAGAAAATGGAATTAAAATACCAATAAAATTACAAATTAATAGTGGTAAGGGTTTAATTGTTGAAGGAAATCATCGATTATGTATTGCAATTAAATTAGGTTTAAAAACAATTCCCGTACAAGTTGTTTATAGTAGTTTTGGTTCAATAAATAAACATAGAGCAAAACCTATAAATTATAGTTCAGATAAATGGAGAATTGGGATATGGGATTAATCGAAGCACTTCCTTAGTATTTGTGCTAACGTGTTTGGCTATGCGTAGTTGCGTTGAGTAGAAAAATAATTTAGTAAATAAATACAGAATGAAAACAGTAGAAGAAAAAATAAACCTTATCATTAAATGGTTAAACTACCCAGATAGAGGAAATGTAGGTATGTCTATAAACGAATTAGAAAAACTAAAAGAGCAATTACGTATAGCTGATGTTATGTGTTGTTCTTTTTGCAAGGAAAAAATAAAGTTTGGCGAACACGAGTATATGCACCGAGAAGGTTGCGGATGTATGGACGAACCACCACAAACAATAGTGGACTTTGAGCGATTAGATACTGGACACACAGTTACTAATGGTTATCCGCTAGAATAACACATAACGTACCTGTATAAAAAAACATTAAAACGATTTTTTATACAGGTACGTTATTTTTAGTTTTCTTTTCGAGCGATGGTAAATTGCGTAGCAAAACCTAACGAAATGTTAAAGTTTAAGTATAAACTGAAAATAAATGCAAAAACATTAGGTTAGTGTTAAGTATATGCTTATATTTGTAGTGTTGAAAGTAATCAACGAAACTAAAACAAACATTATGACAACTGACAACTTATAACGAAAACGGAATTGAAATTACAGAAACACAATTAGAAAACAAATTAGATTCTTTAATGAATGATGAAGTAACTGTTAAAACAACTAAAGAGACTAACGTTACTGGAAGAATGGAAAGTGAAACTATTTATACTGTTGAATGTGGTTTAGAAACTGCTTTAGTAACTATTGATTCTAATGATATTTATAAAGATTACGTTGTAAGTATTTTTGATAATAGATTTAACTATGAAAATAAAATAGTGGAATTTACAAATAAGTTAGAAGCTAAAAAATACGCTTTTTCTACTTATAAAAAAATGGTTTCTAACTATCAAAAAAGAGCCAATATGTTGAATACAGAATGGAAAAAACAGAATTAAACACAGACAAGGCATTACATATAGGTGGTGTTATGTGCAGTGTTTGTCAAGGTTATGGATATACTATTGAAATAGAGGCTAATTGTTGCGGAAATTATAAAAATTACGGATGTTGTGGTGTGCCTGAACCTGTACAAGTACAAGTTGAATGTAAATGCGATAGAGGATTTGTGCCACATTGCACATAACGTTGAGTGTAAAAAATCGTTTTAATGTTTTTTACATATTGTTGTATGCAGTACGGATTAATAGAGCAAAACTAAAATATATGATTAGATTTAATAAAGAAATACAAGGTACAAGGGAAAGCGACCATTACGCTACACCTAAAAAGTTTTATCAAAAATTACGGAAATGATACACGAGCTTAAAACTTGGAACGAATACTTTGAAGAAGTGTTTATGGGTCACAAAACCTTTGAGGTTAGAAAAAATGACCGAGACTTTAAAAAAGGTGATACGCTCATATTAAAAGAATGGGACAACTTTAGAGAAACCTTTACTGGCAGAAAATTAGCGAGGAATGTAACCTACGTTTTTGAAGGTGGTTCTTTTGGATTAGAAAAAGGTTTTGTTGTAATGGCAATACAGTAGTAATTTTTATTGCGTACAACGGGTTGCGTGTATGAGAAGTTGGCGATTTTGAAAACGAAAACTTCCTACTACCACAGAACTTGATTATAAATACTAAGGTTCATTTACCCACTGAACCGCCAATTTATTATACACGCTGTTATGTGCTGGGCGGATTATCAGCACTAAATTTAATTTGAAAATAAAATGCCACCAAAATTTATAACACCAAAACAAAAAGCAAAGGATATTTTCGATAAAATGGAAGTTGATGTAAATAATTACAATAGTAATTATCCAACTTATTCCAACAAACAAGCCAAAGAATGTTCGTTGATTTTGGTAATTGAGATTATTGAAGAACTAAAGGAATTTGATACAATGGATGGTTATTCTGCTGCTCGAATAGATTTTTGGACTGAGGTCAAAGCTGAATTGGAAACACTATGATAGCCTTGCACATAACGTTTTGTGTATGGCAAGTAGCCGAAGCACTAAGATTGAATTAAAAACTGAATATTAATAGGCTATTTGCTATACACGTTGTTAGCATTAGTTAAACTTAACAAAAATGGAAAACACAAAAGGATTAGCGACAGGTGACTTAGACTGCCAAGGAAATAAAATTTATTATGAAACAAGTAAATTAAAATTACCTGACGGAACGATTGGTAAAATAATGTTTGATACAGGTCAATTAGCTGCCTACTTTGCTAAGTGGGAAGATGGAGGCTATATAGTAGAAACTGATGGTATAAATAATCACAAATCATTTTATTTACGTGACTGTGAGGTTGTCACTAATTAATGCTAACGAATGGTGCTATGGTGCGTTGCTTTTCGCAATGCATTATAGCACGTGTTGTACACTGTATGGCGGTTAAATAGAAATGAACTTTAAAATGAAAAATGAAATGAGTAATAATATTTTTTTGAGCGGTAGCAAAATTGCTGACGTAGGAAGCAAAATAAACGTGCTATCTTTATTTGATGGAATAAGTTGCGGACAAGTTGCTTTGGAACGTGCAGGAATGGATGTAAACAAATACTTTGCTTCTGAAATTGATAAACACGCTATTAAGGTAACACAAAGCAATTACCCCACTACAATACAAATTGGTGATGTAACGAAAGTTAAAGGTACTGACTTACCAAACATAGATTTATTGATGGGTGGAAGCCCGTGCCAAGGATTTAGTTTTAGTGGTAAGCAACTAAACTTTGATGACCCGAGAAGTAAATTATTTTTTGAATTTGTACGATTAATCGAAGAAGTAAAACCTAAATATTGGCTACTTGAAAACGTAGTAATGAAGCAAGAATACCAAGACGTAATAAGCCAACATTTAGGCGTTGAACCTGTAAAATATAATAGTTCTTTAACTTCTGCTCAAAACCGTGTGAGATTATACTGGGCAAACTTTGACATAACCGAGCCAACTGACCAAGGTATAAAACTTGAAGATGTATTGGAACATACCGAAATGATTGGACCAAGTGCGATACGTGGAAGAAGATTAAATAAAGCAACTATTTTAGGAAGAAGATTAGATAAACGTGGTAAACGCCAAGACTATGATAAAACCGTACCGATAACCCAATGCCTTGAAGTAAGAGCAACTAACAGAGATAAAAGTAACTGCCTTACTACGGTAGCAAAAGACACGGTTTTAACCACAATGGAGATAGGGCGACACCCTGACGCTTTTAATAAAAAACTCCCTTACAGGAATTACACTAAAATTGAAAGATGTAGATTAATGAATTTGCCCGATAATTATTGTGATGAAGTAAGCCTGAACCAAACAGTAAAAGCAACTGGAAACGGTTGGGAAGTTGGAATGATTACACACATTTTTAAAAGTATGAGTAAGAAAAAAGCGAGGGAAGAAAAAAATATTATTACGACTGATATGCACGAACCTTCAATTAAAACTGGAACGTAGCCATATTGTGTACAACGGTTTGTATATGGTTAGTTGGCTTTTTGCCAATTAATTATATACGGTGTTACCTGTTTTTTAAAATGCGTGGTTTTGCAAAAACCAAATACACAATAGTAAGAACAAACTAAAATTAAAAATATGAATGTATTAAGTTTATTTGATGGGATGAGTTGCGGACAAATAGCACTCGATAAATTAGGAATTAAAGTAGATAATTATTTTGCAAGTGAGATTGACGAACCTGGCATAAAAGTATCTACACACAATTACCCAAATACTAAACATTTAGGAGATGTTAAAAATATTAACTATAAAGAATTACCAAAAATTGATTTATTGATAGGCGGAAGTCCTTGTCAATCTTTTTCATTCGCTGGAAAACAAAAAGGTATGAGCACAAAAGATAATGTTGAAATATTAACATTAGCGCATTATTTAGAATTAAAACAAAGTGGTTTTGAGTTTCAAGGACAGTCATATCTATTTTGGGAATATATGTATGCTTTAAATACAATTAAGCCTAAATATTTTTTACTTGAAAATGTAAAAATGAGTAATAAGTGGAAAAGTATTTTAACAAATGCTATTGGAGTAGAACCTATTTTAATTAATAGCGAAAGTGTATCTGCACAAAGTAGACCAAGATTATACTGGACTAATATACCTAATGTTTCACAACCTAAAGATAAAGGGGTTATGCTGAAAAACATAATGGAATTAGATGCTCCTAAAAAATACGCAATAAAAGACGTAAGAGTAAAAACACTTATGAAGTTTTTAAGTAAAAATTATAAAGCGTGTGGAAAAGTACCAACATTGACAACTGAATTAGCACATAGTACTGGAAAGAATTTTTACCCAAAAGCGTTAGTTGAAATATTTAATGTATTGGGTTATTATAGAAGATTAACACCAAATGAAGTTGAATCTTTACAAACTGTGCCGTTAAACTATACAAACATTGTTAGTGATACAGAAAGGTATAGAATGCTAGGTAATGGCTGGACAGTAGACGTAATTGCTCATATTTTTAAAGGAATGAGTGAGCCGACCGAGTAAGTCGCCTTTTTAATTACAGGTAACAACTGTATATAACAAGTAATACCAAAGCAAAATGACCAGATTATCAGTTACTTACGATTTGAAATGGCAAATAAAAATATTAACTCATTACAAGTGGTCTACTTGTGGTAAATTATTTAATACCCAAACAGGTAGGAGAATAAAGAAGACAGTAAATGGAAGAAGTGTAGGGTACTGGATAAAAGGTAAATTTACAACATTGAATAATTTAAGAAGTCAATTAGAAAAAATACCCAAAAAAGAAATATTACCCTTTTAAAATTAAAAATTATAAAAACCACATAAAATTTAAGATTATGATAAAAGGTAAGGATTATGGTGTATTTAGTTGTATTTCACGTAGTGGTAAACCTAAGAGTGCTTGGGATTCACAAGACGAGGCTATATCTAATGCAAAATATATTAATAAAACCTATCCAGAAGATGATAAAAAATTAGTTACTTATAAATGTAATCATTGTCACCAATATCATTTAACTAGTGTTGAAGTAAAGAAACGATATTATGGGAGCTAAAAGAAAAAATAAAAGGCGGTTCGCTTTTTTACTACATAAATATCAGCAATCTTTATATATTGATAAAGATTCGACTATTCAAGCGGAAATAGAAATACTAAATGAATATTTAAAAAGTTACGGTTGGGATAAAAAGTTAAAGGAAAGATATTCCGAATCAATTGAATTTTTTAAACTTTGTATTAAGTTTGAATTCAGTGTTGATATAATAAATTTGATTATCGCCCAACATAAGAAGTTATCTCAAAAAAATAATGAATTTTTAACTCAAAGACCAAAATTAGAGGGTCGTGATAATAAAGCTGTACATGTCGGTAGTGGTGGTAGTCACTCAAATAAAATTAGATACCCTAAAAAGAACAGGTCAAGGAAAACCTGGTCAAATTTTTATAAACTATTCCCAAATCAAGCAATAGCGGATGGATGGGATGGTAAAACATCAAAAAAAATGTAGGTTATGAATAAATATGATAAAAATTTAGAATTATTTGATAAATTAAGGGATTTAAGTGTTAAGCATAATATTATTATAATGACGGCCCAACAACATTCAAAACCAGATACCATACGTAATTTAAAGGTAATTAAAAATAGATATAACCCAATTATTATCGACCATGTAAATAAATTTACAAAATAAGTTGTGTATTTAATATATTTTATTTATATTTGTGATATAAAAACTTAAATATGAAAGATAGAGAAGAACTAGTCATAAATGTATGTGGCCTTAGTGCCAGTGGTAAGAGCACCATAATCCAAATGATTCAGGAAATGTTAGTTAAAGAGGGTTTTAATATTGATACTCGTTATAATGACGAACCAATACCCACCACAAAGGGATTAATCGATAGAAAAGAATCAATTCGATTAATGAATAAAAAAATTACTATTAACGAGGTTCAGGCCATAAAAAATATAAGACAATATGAAACACATTAGTTATCCAAAAACATTACAATTTAGAAACATCGTAGCAAATGTCAATAGAATGATTACATTCGTTGGTTTAGATGAAAATGGTGATGCAATTTATAATGAAAATGTATCAAAACCAACAATAACATTTAAAGGTACGGTAAAACTTCATGGTTGTTTTAGTAAAAATACTGGGGTTATGTTAGTTAATGGTGAGGAAAAAAAAATATCTGAAATAACTAAGGGTGACGTGGTATTAACATATGACATTGAAAATAATAGAATAAATAGTGGTAGTGTAACAAACACATTTAAGTTCGACAATAATAAAAAATGGGTTGAATTAATTTTTGATGATAGAACGATAAAATGTACCGAAGACCATACATTTTTTACTCATAATAGGGGTTGGATTATGGCTAAAGATTTGTTAATTACCGACAAATTTAAAACCCTATAATTTGTATCATGAACACTTTATTAAATTTATTAATATTACTAAAAAAAATAAAATTGATGTTACTGACGTTAATTTTTGGATACCTAAAAAAATGAAATTAATTTTAAATAAAAATAAAAATGAAATTAAGGGAAATTAAAAAAATTGAGAATGAAACATCATATGATATAGAAGTTGAGGGTTTTCATAATTATTTTGCCAATGGGGTTTTAGTGCACAATTCTAACGCTGGTGTAAGTTATAATGATTCCGATGGTGTTTATACACAATCAAGAAATAACGCTTTTGGGTTTGACCAGGGTGAATCACACATGGGGTTTACTTTTCTGGTTAAATCAAAAGAACAATTATTTCTTAATATTATAAATGCTGTTAAGGAAATATATAATGTAGATACATCTGAACATACAATTACCATATATGGTGAATGGGCTGGAAAGGGAATTCAAAAAAATGTGGGAATTTCAGAAATTGATAAGGCATTTTATATTTTCGGGTGTAAGATATCTAAACCATCGGACCCAGAGTTTACATCATATTGGGTCGATATTTCCGATTTAACATTTCCAGAATCTAAAGATATTTGGAATATTCATGAATTTAAAACGTTTGATATTGATATTGACTTTGAAAACCCACACATAGCCCAGAATAAAATTATAGAGCTTGTTAACGAGGTTGAAAATGAGTGTCCAGTGGCTAAACATTTTGGTTTTAGTGGAATTGGTGAAGGATTAGTTTTTGTTGCTGATTTTATGAATAATAGATTATTGTTCAAAGCTAAGGGTGAAAAACACTGTGGTGTTTCAAAGGTTAAGACCCTAAGACCAGTTGATGAGGGTAAGGTTACCCTAGTTAATGAAGTAGCCGATAAGGTTACTCCAATCTGGAGACTTAAGCAAATGTTCAACGAAGCTACTAAGAATGGTACTGAAATAGAACGTAAGCATATTGGTACTTACATCAAGATGGTAATCAAGGATGTATTGGATGAAGATTCAGACATCATCGTAGATGCTGGTCTAGAACCAAAGGATATTAGCGGTAAAGTTTCTGTCATTGCCAAGGAATACTTTTTTGAACAAGAAAAATTGTAAATATATGAATGTAAAAGAAATATTAGATGAAATTGCCACCGAGGGTGGTAGTAACGCCAAGATGGATATCCTTAGAAAGTATAAGGACAACGATTTATTAAAGGAAGTTATTTATATGGCTTGTTCTAAGAAAATTAAGTTTTATCTAAAGCAAATCCCAGAATATGAAACACCTAGAGGTGAGATGGGGTTAGATTCGGCACTAGAAGCTTTAAGTGATATTTATACTAGAAAAGTTAGTGGTTACTCTGCGATAGGTTTCTTATCTCATTTATTATCCTCCGTAAGTGTTAATAATGCATATATTATCGAGCGTATTATCGAGAAAGACCTTAAGATTGGTATGGGAACATCAAACATAAATAAAGTGATACCAAATTTAATTGAGAGTACCCCATATCAAGGTGCTAAATCATTTAGTGATAAATTGGTTAGAGACATATTCAATAAATGTGATTACGCTTATAGTGATATAAAAATGGATGGGAGGTACGCAAATGCTATAATCCAAAATGGGGAAGTAGAATTTGAATCAAGACAAGGTGAAACTACATTTATCCCAGTAGATTCTGTTTTAGTGCAAGAATTATCTAAATTTGGTGATGGAGTATTAAATGGTGAATTGACAATGTTAAATGATGATGGTTCGATAATGAACCGATATACAAGTAATGGTATCATTGCTTCAATAGTTGATATTGAAGGCGGGGGTAAAGTTAATGGTAGGAGTGATGCTGAAACCGCTAAGAAAAAAATGGCATTCACTAAAAAACATGGTAACTATAAAGAAGCGGTTGACAAAATAAGATATACCATATGGGATTCAATCACTTTAGATGATTACTTCAACAAAAAATCTGATATTCAATATAAAGATAGATTAGATTATATATTTAATAGAACCCCAATCAATAATTGTACAAGGGTTTCAGTTGTTGAATGTAAGAAAGTATATTCTTATGAAGAAGCTATGACTCACTTTCAAGAAATTTTATTAAGAGGTGAAGAAGGAACTATCCTTAAAGCACCAACAGCGACTTGGAAAAACGGTAAACCTAACACTTCTATAAAAATGAAGCTAAATATTGATTTAGACCTTAAAATCGTTGGGTTTAAGTATGGAACTAAAGGTAGTAAGAATGAAGATGTTATATCAACATTAATCGCTGAAAGTTCTTGTGGTAAATTAGCTACAAATCCAGCTGGTATGAAAGAAGATATGATGAGATATGTGACTAATAACCAAGATAAGTTATTAGGTTCTATAGTTGAAATCAGATGTTGTGGTTTATCACAAAATAGTGATGGGGGTTACTCAACACTTCATCCATCAGTGGTTGAACTAAGAGACGATAAAACGGAAGCTAATTCACTAGAAGAATGTATTAAAATAAATGACTCCGCAATGGGTCTTAAATAAAAAAATTATTAGGATAATGGCAAAAATAGAGAATCAAGTCTTCAGACTTAGGAATTACAAAGAAATACAATTAGAAGGTTACAACCAGAAACTTAAGTTTCCAGGTGGTCAGGAATTTCACATAGTTAATGACGTATTGTATATGAGCGGTCACCCAGTGCCAATCGATATGCAGAACAAGTTGATAAAATGGATTGCGGATAACCCAAACTTATTCATTGGTGACACCAGAATATTTAGAAATCATTAAATATAAAACATGGATTACAATTTTTTAAAAACAGAGGATAAAATTACTAAAACAGCATACGAGTGGTGTTTGGATTTTAAGATAAGGGTGATGGACTTAAATGAGTGGCCCCTTAAATGGTATGACTCTAAAGAGAAGCATTATTTTCAGTTTCCCCTATTGGAAGAAGCTGAATTCTTAAATGCACTTAAGTCATGTAAGGTTAAGTATAACTCAACACCAAGAAAAACACCATACTTCCTAGAATACAGAATGTACGGTCTAGTACCATATAATATATCTGAAATTCAAAAGGGTATTCAATTCGGTCATGCCGTTGTTGAGTATAGTCAGAACGCATGTGGTATTTCTGGTCTATTTGAATTATACAATAAGTGGGCTAAATATGACAAGACATTCATCATATTAAATGGTGGAACCACCAATGAAAATGTGGATAACAAGTGGTATGGTTCATTACAGAAACATAGAGACACCCTTAAGGAAAATGATGTTCTTATATCAGAATTTAGAGAGCCAGACTTGAATAACACACTTACAGCTGTTGTTTTCCTAGTTGATGAGAGAGTTTGGAATAGGGATTTGTATGGGAATTTTGAAAAAGAAACACCCCCTTATTCTAGAACGAAACCAAGTGAAAATGTTATAAAGGAATTGGGGGAAAAGAATCAACTTAACTATGAAAAATGGGTTGAGAAAGTTGGTGGACCCAAGAATGCTTTCTTGAGGGAATTTCTAAGTCAATTTAAGTTGGCATAATAAAAAAGACCTAATATATTAGGTCTTTTTTTATATAACGATTTGTATATCCACACAAAGGTTGAAAGTTACTATAATGATTTAATTCAATAACTTCAGCTTCAGTTATCGCTGATGATAGTGGTATTATGTGGTCCATCTCCCAACCAAAATTTAATTCACCATTATATAACCCGTAATTATCCCAACTCATCCATGATTCCCATTGTGATTCTATATGGGTTTTGAATTCATCATAAGAACACCCAAGTATTTGATAAGTTTTAGATTGTTTTGAATATTTTTTATCTTTAAATGATTTCAGAATTAATTTTCTAGTATTAGTGGTTAGTCTATATAGTGGGTCATTAATTCTTCTTTCACGCTCTTTTTCGTTTTGTTTTGTTTTATTATTTTCCCTATAAATCTTGTCTTGTATACGCTTTTTAGGTTTATATTTAATCTTAGTTAATTTTCCGGATTCCTTATTATTTTTATAATATTCTCTACTCTTTAATTTTAGTTTATCTTTATTATCTAGATAATATTGTTTGCGATACTCTTTAATGTTAATTTTAGGTGAATCTTTTTTAATGACCTTTACATATCTAGAATCGGCATAAATTTTAACACAAGATTTACATATACTCCTATAACCATCTTTATGTGTTTTATCTTTATGGTACATGGAATATTCTTTATCCAATTTACATTTACAACAAATCTTATTTTTCATGATTAATCTAGTTTATTTTAATAATATACAAATAATATTTGTAAAGGTCAAATAAATTCACTATATTTGTGAAAAATATATAGTAATGGCGAATACAATTAAACTAGTTGGAGTTATTAAATTTGACCCAAAGGATAAAACTAAGAACTCACCTTTTAATTATTCTATTATAATAACTGCATAAAGGTTGTAAATTGGTATAGTGGTTTAACCTAATTACGTCTACCTCGGTTTCGCATGAGGAAAGACGTATAATATGGTCTATGTCCTATGTCTTATCAGGTTCAAGAATACCATCAGATGGATTTCCTTTATTATCCCAAGTCATCCAATCCTCAAACTGTGTTTCCAAGTGTTCTTTAAGTTGTTTATACGAGCAACCAAGTATTTCATGTGTTCTTGATTTTTTAGAATAACCTTCATTACTAAAAGAATTATAAATTCTAGATTTCACTGTTTCTTTTAAATTAAATAGAATATCATTTTTATATTTATATCGTTTATGTTCGTTCCTTAATGATTTTCTATTTTGGTGGTATGAGGTAATTTTATCTTTATTATCTTGATAATATAACTTCATTTTAGTTAATATCTCATTCTTATTTTTCTGATAATGTACTTTTTTATATGAAATTAATTCTTCTTTATTATCTTGATAATATAACTTCATTTTAGTTAATATCTCATTTTTATTATTTACATAATATTTTTTTTTAATTTCTTTGTCGTAAGAATCTCTATCCACTTTTAAAATTTCATTTTTATTCTCTTGATAATATTTTTTGCATTCCTTTTTTCTACACATTTTACATGTACCATGGTGACCATCTTTTTTCTTTTTATTTTTATGAAATTCCGTTACTGATTTTAGTTCACCACACGTACCACATTTTTTACTCACCATTTTTAAATTCTTTTTCTATTAGTATCTTAATTAATTTATTCATTGAATAACCATTATCATCACAATGTTTTTTAAATTTATTCTTTAATTCTTGTGACATTCTAATTGGCCATACCACATCTTTTTTTTCTTCTTTCATAATGTATAATATTTGTTATACAAATAAATATGTGAAATTCTTGTAGAAGTCATTTTTTTATTCTATATTTGCATCATGAATATAATTAAACTAGTTGGTGTCATAAAATTTGATGTACCAGACAGAACCAAAAAACATAAAAACCAATCAAGTTGGAAGAAGGTTGCTATGGTAATCTTTAAGGGTGATGTTCCAGAATATTATGCTTGGTTTATTAATAGGAGATTTAATTTAAAACTAAATAAACCATTAAGAGACGGTCACATTACATTTATTAATGACAGAGAATCAGATACCAACGGTAAATGGGAAGAAATTAAAACCAAATGGCACGGTAAGGAAATAACTGTTGAAATCGATTTAGAACCAAGAACCGATTCAAATGATGAAGGTAGTACTGGTCATTGGTGGTTAAGAGTCCCAGAAGAGGCTAGGGAGAGCTTACACGCAATTCGAACCGAGTTAGGTCTTGGTAGACCTTATTATGGTTTACACATGTCTATAGGTCATTGTAACGATAAAGTAATAGACCATAGTAAATACTTACATAGGTTGATTGAAAAAGGTATAATAAAATAAAAGCCCCGAATTGGGGCTTTTATTATTTTTCGATTCTAGTCTTAATTATATTTCTTATCACAACATAATTGTGACAAGCAAATATTCCCAAACAGAACCCAGCAATAATTGGCCAACCAATAGCCAAACCAACTATAAAACCACCAAGCCAACCTAAGTTGGTAATTCCAGTTTCATTAAGCCACTTTTTAATTTCTTCCATAATATAAATGTTTTTTAATAAATATTAAAAAAACTTGTGTAGTTTAAAAAATATTAGTATATTTGTAACTTAATATAAAAATTATGATAACAAGGGATAATGGTCTTAGGTATGCAAAGCTTATTCACGTATCAGTTGATAATGGTTCAACGGCACAGAGTAATAAAGTATACATCATGGAAGAGGAAAGTACTGGCAAAATCAAGTGTGAATACGGTCGTGTAGGTCAATCTATGACTACAGTGTATAAGAGTTCGCATGAGTGGAACAAAGTATATAAATCTAAAGTTAACCCAAGAAAGGGTTATACCGATGTTACAGATATGATAGTTGAATCAGTTTCAGACCCAACGATTAATTCCACCTCAAATAGTAAAACCGTTGATATTAAATGCCAAAAGGTAAGGTCTTTATTTAATGACTTAATGTCTTTTGCGAATAAATCTATTCAGAAAAATTATAAAGTTACGCAAGAATCGGTAACCGAGACCCAAGTTAATGCGGCCCAGGAAGTTATTGATAGGGCATCAGCTATGGTTGTTAAAGGTATGGATGTTAAGGGTTTCAATAAAGTATTAATCGAATTATATACGATTATACCAAGAAACATGAAAGATGTACGTGATTATCTAGCTAATTCAAGTGATACCGATGCCGATATTAAATGGGTAAACGAATTTTTAAGTAGTGAACAAGATACATTGGACACTATGGCTGGTCAGGTTAAATTACTTAAACAACAAAAATCGGTTACGGTTAATGACGATACTAAAGACACTCAAAGAGGTGATGAAATTACAATATTAGAACAAATGGGTCTTGAAGTATCCGAGGAAACTGATTCAGAAAAAATTGCGTTGATTAACAAATTGGCTGGTAGTAACGCACATAAAATTAGACAAATTTACAAAACAATTAATAATGAAACTCAGTTACTTTTTGATAAAGATTTAAAATTAGCTAAGAATAAAAAACGTAGATTATATTGGCATGGGTCTCGCTCAGAAAATTGGTTCAATATTTTACAGAGTGGATTGCTAATTAGACCTTCAGGTGCTGTTCATACTGGGAGCATGTGGGATGATGGAATATATTATGCGTCATCAGCCGATAAATCATTGGGTTATACTAATGGTGGCCGATGGGCTAGTGGTAGTAATAGGACTAGTAGTGTATATTTAGGGTTGTTTGATGTGCGTGTCGGTAAACAATTAGTTAAAGATAAACACGATTCTAGTTGTTATAGAATTAATGAACAAGTTAAAAAGGGTGGTTATGATAGTGTTCATGCTAAAAAAGGTCCTAGTCTAAGAAAAGATGAGTTCATTGTTTACAATTCAAAGCAAAGTACTATTGCGTATTTAGTTGAATTTGAATATTAGAAATTCCACATTTCATTTTATTGGTTTTGGTTTTACCCCTATAAAAATTAGTTAAAGTTTGTGGACCAACAATTATCCCTAGTTCTTCTTTTAGTGTTCGGTAAGTAGTGAGTCGATTAATTTAGATTTATTGTAATTACCTTCTTCTAATTTATTTAGAAGGTCTTTATCTAACGCCACTGATATTTTAGTTTTTTCATGTTTCATAATAATAAATATAGGTAAAACGGTTAATAAAGTCAAGTAAAAACTTGTATCTTAGATAAATATTTAGTATTTTTGTATAAAATTTAAATTAAATGGAAGAAAATATAATTAAAGCGTTATATGAAATAATATATGATGATAATGAAGGAAAATATATTATGTTAACAAAAAAATACGTCGAAGTGGGGTATTTTTATAAAAGTGAACTTAATTTTGAAAAACCTGATAAATTAAAAACTTTAGATGTGGATATTTTGAGTTCTAAGTTAATGTTCTATTGTTCTGGTGAATATAATATTAATAAACCAGAAAATAAAATTATAATTGATTTAACATGGTTTAGTACAGTTATAATTTTTAAAGAATTGGGTCGTGACCCAATTTCATTTGACGATGCTGACACAATAGTTAAAACATATATAACTTCACTAGCTAATAAATTGTGTGAAAACTTATAAAATTCGGTGATAGTAGTCAATGTACCATTACATATATAATTGAAATGAAATAATTATGAATTTTAAAAGACGTACCATATTTGGTCTAACTTGTTTCTATCTGGCTTTAATCTGGATGGCGATAGGTTCTGAACTATATTATTATCATCATTCATCGGAGTATTCAAAATATACTATCGAGATTGAATTAATGAATGGTTCAAAGGATACTATTGTGGTCAGTCAACCTAAGGATATACACTTCCAAATTAATTGTCATTCAAGTAAACGTGAATTTCAGGATTGCGACTTACAATATGTTTCTGGTGATTTATTCATGGGGATAGGTGGGTATTGGAACACTCAGATAAGTGGTGTGATTAATTTTAAAATTTTAAAACAGGAATAATAAAAATTTTTAATTATGAAATTTTACGAAAATAAAGTATTTCACGCTTGTATAATGGATAACGAATTCTGGATAAGGTTAAAATTCTTATCTAATAAAAAATTTGATGGGTTTAGAATTATCAGAACCGATAAAAAAGTATTAAGATTTTCTGAAAGAATTAAAAAAGTTAAATCAGTACAAATATTTAATTATAATTTTAAAAGATTAAGACCATTTAAAATATAAATTAAAAAACTAAACTTTTATTTGTGTACCAAAAAATAAATTAGTATATTTGTATAACTTAAATCAATTAAAAATGGTTGAAAAAGAAAAATTATTAAAATAATAATAAATAAAATGAAAATAGTCTTAAAAATAATTTTAATGGTCTTAATGTTGGGCTGTACACCAGAAGATGGTAAAGATGGTATAGATGGTTTAAGTTGTTGGGATTTAAACGCTAACGGTGATGGCGATACAAATGAGGACATCAATGGTGATGGTCAATATAATACTCTTGATTGTAACGCCCCCCAAGGAGTTCAAGGCCCAGAAGGTACTGATGGTCCACAAGGCCCAGAAGGCCCAGAAGGTACTGATGGTCCACAAGGTTCACAAGGTCCACAAGGTCCACAAGGTCCACAAGGTCCACAAGGTCCACAAGGTGATAATGGTTTATCAGTAATATATAAAGAAGAACTTCTACCATCCGAAATCACTTGTACTGGTCGTTTAGTTTCGGTTACTTGGGGTTTTGACGTAAATTTAAATAAAATTATAGAATCATCGGAAGTTAAGGGGGTATTTAGATTTTGTTTAATTAATATCAATTCTAAACTTGTAAGTATATCAAACAAACCAACACCCGAAGAATGTCCTAACGGGGGTAATGTAATAATATTCGGAATAGATAAAGATAATAGCGACACGTTAACAGATGGTGATGAAGTCGTATTTACATCGAGGTTATGTAATTAAAATATATAATATTAATTTATTAAAAGATATCCGAGAAATAAAGTCAAAAAGATTTTAATCTCCAATGGAGTATCCACTAAAAGAGTTAAGTGATGAAAAAATTAATTAAATACGAGGGCCTATCCGAGAGGGGGTTAATGTCATAGGGGGCGCAGCACTAAAAAATACGTTCACAAGACGTTACGAAAGAAAAGAGTTTGAGGAAGTTTGTGAAGAACTTTTTCAAATCATGTCTTTTACGTTCGATAAATATGACATCCCAAGATTCTACCATAAAAAAGAAACCTTCGGAGATATCGACATTATCGTATCAATGGAATCGTTCAACCAAAACATGAACGAATATATCAAAAAGACTTTTAACCCTAATGAGATTTTTCATAATGGAAATGTTTGGTCATTTGATTACAAGGAAATCCAGGTTGATTTCATTACTTGTGCACCAGAAGATTTTGATTCAAACTATCATTATATGGCCTTTAATGACCTTGGAAATTTTATTGGTAGATTAGCGCAATCAATTGGTTTAAAATATGGGCAAGAAGGTCTTTGGTATAACCATTACAGTGATAATAAAGCCACCAAGACCAAGATTATCATAAGTAAGGACTATCCAAAGATATTTAAATTTTTGGACTTGAATTATAATAGATGGATTACTGGTTTCGATACCCTAGAGGATATCTTTGAATATGTAATAACATCCAAGTATTTTAACGCACCAATGTTCCAGTTAAGCGAACTCAATAAGATTAACCGAGAACGTAATGTTAAGCGTAAATCTTATATGTCATTTCTTGAATATATCGATGGAAAGGATTCACACCCCGAATATGATAAAGGTAGGATTAAGTTAATTAAGAACAATATTATCAATGTGATTCGTACTGAATTTCCATTAGCTAATATTGACCTTCACTTAGCTGAAATCGAATATAATACCGCTAGAAAAAAGTTAATCAGCCTTAAATTCAATGGTCAAATCATCAAGGATAAGTATAACCTTAATGGTAAGGATTTAGGTGAAAGTATTATTAACTTTAAACTTTACGTAGATAAGGTTCATGAGATAAGTTTTAATGAGTTTATAGTAGCCTCATCAATTGACTATATTTATGGGACTTTTGAACAGGCAAATAATATTGTTAAATAAAGGGGTTGCCAGATTTCACCAATAATTGAAAGTTATCGTGTAATTTTTGGCAATCAACCACGAATGATTTCACTTCCTCATTGGTTAGTTCAAACCATTCACCCTTTGCCCGTTTATTTACGTATCTGTTATGCAGTGCACGTTCTATTTTATTGTTAAATTTAGATTGAAAGGTTTCTATAACCGTGATTTCGTTACCGTTACCTGTTTTAAGACTTTTCAATCTTTTATCGGCATTACTATATTTTGTGATTCCTATTTTATGTAAATCACAATCACCGTTATCAGCTCTTAATAAATATACTATTCCCATGTTTAAAATATAACCCTGGGATAGTAATTAGTAAAGGCGTAACTTAAATATTAATTATGAAAATTATATCTAAATTTAAGGATTATTATGACATAGGTATGTCTTTGGGTATTGACAAATCAATACATTACGTTAGGACCTCAAATAGTGAAAGGGCGAGTAAAGAAATGGATGATTTATTATCACCCCCTGGTTGGGTAACATTAAAACAAAGTTATTCTTATACGGATAAGAATACATTATTTAATGGTCATAATTTAGAATCCTATCACACCAGATTCTTATTTTTTTGTGGTAAAGTATATCCAGAGGTAATTTATACCTATAAAAGCAAAAAGAAATTTAATTCTGAGTTAATAACCAAAAGAATAATAGGGGTTGACGAGTGTTTAGAGTTCTTCAAAGAGATAGAATATGATTTCAAAGTAAATTGGAGTAAGTGGAATAGAGTTGAGTTATTTAATTTAGTTATTTCATCATTAACTGATAAAGTAATTCTTGATGAACATATTAAATACCAGTCACCCACACTATATTATTATGAAACGGGGGTTTGGGAAGTTAATATTAACAAAAAATTAAGTGATATCGATTTTTATAGGAAAGTCGGTGAGTATCAGGCATTCCAAGAGATAAGCATGTTTCTAGGTTCAACATTAGTTGACGTATCAACCCCAAAGATGCCAGTAGGTGACGATAAAGTGATTATTAACAGCAAGGGTTTTGACCCTAAATATGGTTTCAGGACCAGACCTAAAAAAACAAAATAATATGGAACAACCAGTTAGAATTTTTAAATGCCCATGTAGGGGCAACAAGTACAAATTGGCTGGAAAGCCAAACGACAATCCAACGCTAAAAGAAAAATGGGAGTGGTGCGATAAGCATCTTTAAAATATAAATGTATGGAAAGATTAATTGAACTAACAAAGAGACATAAGGTGATAATGGACACTAAGAATATTATTGTCTCTATTTATACTAACGCATCAGGATTCCTTTGGAGTATGTGTATGGTGGATAGTGGAACCGATTTAGGTTATTCCGAGTTTAATGGTAATTGTGAATCTTCAGGTTCATTTATAGAATATGAAGATGCCCTTGAAGATGCTTTGAATATGATAGACCTATGTGATTTGGATAAATTCAGGAGTGAAGTTACCGATAGGTTCCATTGGGGCAATTATACACACCATTTAGACTCCAATTATAGAAATAAATAAAAATAATTATAAAAAAACTTGACTAATAAGAATACTTTTACTATATTTGCTTATATTTAATAACAAAGGGTTAAACCTTTAATAAAATAAAAATAAAAATGAAAACAATTAATAACATACTATCTGTCCTTTGTTTATGTTTACTAGTCTTAGTGAGCGTGTCGGGCTGTGGAATTAATTGAACTAAATTTTAATTAATATACAAAGTCCGATACTGTAAAGCATCGGACTTTTTTTATGCCTAATTGCCAGAGTGGCCGAATGGGGCGGTCTGCAAAACCGCTAGAGAAATCTCACGTTGGTTCGAATCCAACATTAGGCTCAAATAGTGAAATACCTTTATAGCTCAGTTGGTTTAGAGCAACATTTTTACAAGGTGAAGGTCGGGGGTTCGACTCCCTCTAAAGGTACAAATTGGGCCAGTGGTGGAACTGGTAGACACGCAGGGTTTAAGCCCCTGTGCTCCGTAAGGGGCGTGAGGGTTCGAATCCCTCTTGGCCCACAAATTGCCCCTATAGTGTAATAAAACCATGCATAAAGCATTAGTTCGAGTATTTATAATTAAAAATATAATATGAAAAATTGTGAAAATTGCGATAAATTACAAAATAGTTCTTATGGTTCTGGGAGGTTTTGTGATTCTAAATGCGCTAGAGGTTTCTCAACTAAAAATAAACGAGGTGAAATTAATAAAAAGATTAGTAAAACCTTAACAAGAGAAGACTCTTTATTCAATAGAAAATGTAGATTTTGTAGTGAAGAATATAAGAGTTATAAAAATAAAAATGTTTTATATTGTAGTAATAAATGTAGGGCTAAATATAACTGGAGTGATGAAGACTACCGAAAGCGTCAGATAGCCATTATTAGAGAGCGATGTGATAATGATGAAGAGAGAGAACGACTTAAGGAAATAGGTAGAAAAGGTGGTTTTGGTAAAAAGGGATATACTAAAAATGGTGTTTATTTTGAATCTAATTTTGAAAAAAAATGTTTTGAGTTTTTAGATTCAAAATCAATTAAATTTATACCACATAAACCAATACCTAATTCTAGTAAAATTAGTGATGTTTATTTAAATGATTTTGAATTATGGATTGAATTAGATGGGGTTGATAGAGAAAAGAGAAAAAAATGGTTAGGTGAAAATTATAAGTATTGGTTAAATAAATTAGAAATATATAAAAGAGAGGGGATAAATGTAAAAATAATTAAAACTTATGATGAGTTTGTTAGATTTATAATAAAATTGGGGGTACAAAATTAATGATTATGTATGTAAAAATTTACGGTTTTGGTTAGTGCAAATAAAAGCACATCAAAACTATGGGAAGACACAAAATAATTGTCGAAAACACAACAGATAGTCGTGTGTATAAAATGACTATGAGAAAAGTACATTTACACTGTGATTTTTGTCCACCTAATAAAGGGTGTAATGGAAAGAAATATGGTATAGATGATAACTGGAAGAATTATAAAAATAAACAGTGGGGTTAACCCCCACAAATTGCCCTAGTGGTGGAACTGGTAGACACACAGGGTTTAAGCCCCTGTGCCTCGTAAGGGGCGTGAGGGTTCGACTCCCTTCTGGCCCACATATTATGGCTTAGTGGTGGAATGGTAGACACGTTTAAAATAGCTCAGTGGGTAAAAAAGCGAACGGCAGAGCATTGGTCCTTAGAAGGCCAGACCTTTAAGGGTTCGAATCCCTTCTGAGTTACAAATTATTATACACTAAAGTAGCCTTTCATTAATGTGTACCGTATTTATTAATATGAGAATAGATATATTAGAAAGAAAAGATGAAATTAATGGGTGGATTGATATTAATCAATCTAAAGCGTTTATATGTAGAGAATTAAAGTGTAAACCAGAAACATTAAATTCTTATTTAGATAAAATGGGTATTATTTATGGTGGTAATAAAGGTGGTAAAAATATTAAAATTAGTAACGATAGAAAAACAGCTCTAGAATATTCAAAGTCAACATGTGTTAAAAGTAATTTATTAAAAAATAAGTTAATAGAAGATAATGTAAAAAAACATAAATGTGAAAATTGTGACTTACATATGTGGATGGGTAAATTAATACCTATAGAATTACACCACATTGATGGTAATAAATATAACAATAAATTTACTAATTTACAGATTTTATGTCCTAATTGTCATTCATTAACAGAAAATAATTCTGGTAAAAATAAAGGAAACTATAATAAATAAGAAACCAATGCTCGAAAGGGCGTGTGAGTTCGAATCTCACCTAGGTTACAAAGGATGATTACAGCAAAAGAAAACGGATAAAAAAGCGAATGGCAGAGCATTGGTCCTAAGAAGGCCAGACCTTTAAGGGTTCGAATCCCTTCTGAGTTACATTAAAAGGTTGGTATTTACCAGCCTTTTTTGTTTTATAAAGTATTTATAAATAAAACAAATGCAGTTAAGTATAATGAAAAATATGGAAGCCGCTGAATACCACGGTTCCGAATTTGGACAGGATGTGGAACCTAAGGGTACATATGTGTTAGAATGGGACCGAAACATCAAACTATTTCCAGGTTGGATAGGTGGTATGGCCAATTTAACCAAACCATTATACATTGACTTAGATGAATACAATAACCCAATTGACTATAAGATGGATTTATCCACTAAATTTAAGGCAAAGGGTGCAAATTTAACTAAAAAATTAATGTCACAAGGTTATGATTCAATTATAACTAGAGATAAAAAGTATGGCACTGGGGAAATAGTATTATTTCCTAATTCAAAATTTATGTTGGATATAGGTGAGGGTAAATCAATAATTATAAAATTGCTCAAAGAATCTAATTTATATGAAAGATAATATAAAAAAGTTACTAAGTGAATCCTTGGTTTTTGAAGTACTAGAAAACATGATAGGTGAAGATTACCCATCTAGCTTTAATATGGATGAGTTTAAAAAACTAAACTCTTTTAATGCTAGGATAAGATATTGTCAAGAAAATTTACAAAGAATATCATCTGGTTCTGGTAGGATAGTTTATAAAATAGATGATGAAAAAGTTTTAAAGTTAGCCAAAAATAAAAAAGGTGTCGCTCAAAACGAAATAGAAATATCACACTCACAATATCACGATATAGAAGATGTGGTTGCACAAGTATTCGATTATCATCCACAAGACTTATGGTCGGAAATGGAGTTAGCAAGAAAAGTTAGACTTAATGACTTTAAACGTATAACTGGTTTTAGTTTTGAGGATTATTCTTCGGTACTTCTTAGTTATAGTGATAGGGATAAACCTAGACCCACATATCCTAAGGTAGACCCAGAATTATCTGATGCCATGTGGGACGATGAGTTTGTTAGCGGTATTTTGGATTATGTGGGTAATTACGACTTACCCGTTGGCGATTTAGTTAGATTAAATTCATATGGTATTGTACAAAGAAATGGTGAAGATACTATTGTAATAATAGATTATGGATTAGATAAAAATACATATACCTCATATTATTCTTAAAAATATGAAACAGCTATCAGAAACAAAAACATTAATTAAAAAGTTAATCAGGGAAAACCTGTCAAACGATTGTGACTGTTGTAAGTACTTTGATATGAACACAGTAAACGATTATATTGAAATTGAAAAACCACTTTACTCCATTGTGGCTAAAAGAAGGGTTGGTATCATTGAATACATATCACCAAAACAATACATATATAGAATAGCAAACGGTTTCGGAATATCTTATGAGGATGCCTTAGGTGGTGGTTATGATAAGGAAAGAGCTGCTAAGTATGCCGAGAGAATGAGAAACGGTGAGAAGGCCCCAGTTGGTTTCTACACTCACGATAACTCAAGTCAGGAAGGTAGACACAGAGCTATGGCGGCAATGATGAACGATTGTAGTCTTATTCCAGTTGTTAAGATTAAACACTTGAACAATGATGAGTTCTTAGAATATGTAAACCAGTTCAAGGACATGGACTATGACGAATTAAACCAAGACTTCATGGCGGTTGGGTATCCAAACGGTATAAGTAAGCTGGGTTACAATGACTTAAAACGTTTCGTAGAGTACAATATGTAAAAACTTTATTCAAAATTATTTGGTTTTACCGTTTATTTAACGGAGCGTAAAACCCACCCATCGTTTTTACGTGGGTGGGATGTAAGCGACTAACCCTGATTAAGGATATACTCACGAATAGTATCAGGTGATGCTTCACCTATTGAACAAACGAAATACCCATCACTCCAAAACATATCTTTGTACCAATATTCTTTACGAAGTGATGTAGAGTGTAACAACCATATTTGACGAGTAGATTCTTGTTTTAACCTACGAACTAATTGTGAAACAGACAAACGAGGAATGTATTGAATTAAGAAATGGATATGGTCAATATCAGACTCCATTACCTCAATTTCAAAATCCGAATTATCAGCTATTGATTGAAATATTTGTTTAATATCATTATTTAATTGACCTATAAGTAACTTTTTACGATACTTGCAGACAAAGATTAAATGACATTTTAAGTAATGTTTAGAGCGATTTGTACTGATGTAATTAGATTTTTTAGACATACGAAGTAATTTTTTTTGTAAGTGTTTCTCAAAATGAATGGAAACACTTACAAAAAAATTGCGTAATTGTAAAAATAATTGTATCTTTACAAAATATTAGACTATTTAATAATAGAATGAAGTTAATACATAAGTCATATAAGTTTAGAATTTCTCCTGACAATGAGCAGAAGATACTTCTCTCCAAACATTTTGGAGCAACTCGATTTGTGTTTAATCGTTACCTGAATAGTAGAAAAGAAACTTATCTTGAAGAAAAGAAATCACTTAACTACTATGATAATGCGAATGACTTAACAAAACTTAAAAAAGAAGAAGAGTTTGTTTGGTTGAAGGAAATCAATAGTCAAAGTTTACAATCTTCTTTGAGAAATCTTGATACGGCTTACAATAAATTTTTCAGAAAGCAAACCCAGTTCCCAAGATTTAAAAGCAAATACGACAAGCAAAGTTTTACCATACCTCAATCAGTATCTATTGAAGAGGGTAAATTGTGTATTCCTAAATTTAATAAAGGAATTGATATTAATATTCACAGAGAAATTGAAGGCAAACTTCTATTCGCCACAATATCTAAATCAACAACAGGGAATTACTATGTGAGTATAACCTGTGAGGTAGAATATACACCATTTGAAAAAACAAACTCAAAGGTTGGTATTGATACAGGGATTAAGGATTTGGCAATACTTTCAGATGGCAAGGTGTATGAGAATATTAAAACACTCAAAGCCAATTTAAAGACTTTAAAATACGAACAAAGACAATTATCTAAAAAAACAAAGGGAAGCAATTCCAGATTAAAACAAAAATCAAAACTTGCAAGAGTACACGAAAAAGTAACCAATATCAGGAAAGACTATTTGCATAAGGTCAGTACAGAAATCATCAAAAATCACGATGTAATTTGTATTGAAGATTTAGCTGTTAAGAATATGATGAAGAATCATAAGTTGGCACAAGCATTTTCTGATGTTTCGTTGGGTACTTTTTACACAATGCTTGAATATAAAGCTAATTGGAATGATAAAGTAGTTGTTAAAATTGACAGATTCTTTCCGAGTAGCAAAAACTGCAACGTGTGTAATTACATTAACCAAGACCTAACTCTAAAAGATAGAGAATGGACTTGTCTAAGTTGTAATACAATACACGACAGAGATTTTAACGCAAGCATTAATATTAAAAAACAAGGTTTAAAAATACTATCTGGTTCAGGAACTGACTCGGATATAAAACAAAAACGGAGTAAGGCGTTGCCATTAGGTGAGTCTATGACCTCCGAAGCCCATCCCATGGGCTCTGCCGTGGGTGGGTAGTTCACTAGAGCATTGAAACAAATTAAAAATAATTTCAAAAAAGCTTGATTATTACATTTTAATGTAGTATATTTGCAGTGTATTAAAAAATAAATGTACTTTTAAAGAAAAAGCACATATTTAATTAAAAAGGATATTAATATCCATTAACGAATAAATAATAGAAATTATGAAAACATTTAACAACATATTTGATTTTGCTATAGAAGCAGCCGAGGCGGATTTTAGCCTGGGGAGGTCGAGTATTGATAAAAGTTAAGTGTTCTAAAAAAACTAAATAACTAATTAATAAACTCGATAGAAATATCGAGTTTTTTTTGTTTTAATAATTAATGGGGCTATAGTTTAATTGGCTAAAATAGGGGTTTTGCAAATCCCAGTCCTGAGTTCGATTCTCAGTAGCTCCACTAAAGTAATAAATTATGAAAGGAATTATAGATTGGAATGGTTTAACGATAGAACAATATATCGAACATTTAGAAGAAAAATTTATGTACGATTCAAGTGGTACAGCAAAAGCCGTATTTGAATTAATAAGTGCTTACAAAGTATTAGCTGAGTCACCTATTGTAGATTGTAAACATAAATCTGATTACACACCTTGTTATAATTCACAAGGGGAACTTATGTTCAAGCAATGTGATATTTGTGGGGGAGAATTTGATTAGTAATAAGGGGGTATAGCAAAGATGGTCTATGCGTTCGGCTGAAAACCGAAAGATGTTGGCTCGGTACCAACTGCCCTCACAAAACAAGGTACCTTAGCTCAGTTGGTAGAGCACTTTGTAAAGATTAGTGTCACTTTTTTGTTTTTGTGATATTTATATAAAAAAGTATTATGAAAATCGAAAAAGAAAAAATTAAAAATTTAGTAGAAGAGGGTCTTAATAATTCAGAGATTGCTGAAATAATAAATTGTCACAGGACAACTGTTCCAAAGAAGATGAAAAAATATGGAATAGAAAGACCAGAGAGTGATAACATTTGTTTGATTTGTGATAATGAAACCACATCGAGAAGAAATAGGTGTGATACATGTAACACTAAAATAAGAAGATACAGAGCTAAAAAAGCTGGTGTTGAATATTTGGGTTATAAGTGTAATAGATGTGGTTGGTCTGGAGATTTATCTGGTTTTGATTTTCATCATATAGATGAAAAGAATTTTAATTTAGGTGCAGCTAAAATGGCGAACACAAAGTGGAAAGAAATTAAAAAAGAGTTAGATAAATGTGAGTTATTATGTGCATTATGTCATAGGTTAGAACATAGTGATTATGATAATGAAGTATTTTTGAAGATTGCCAATAAAAAAAGTGAAGATTTAATCTTCAAGGAATAATTGGTGAGGTAGCTCAGTTGGTAGAGCAACGGACTGAAAATCCGTGTGTCGTGGGTTCGAACCCCACCCTCACCACAAGTAGTTGTCGAAATGCCTTAGGGTAGTGATAATTAAGTTTATCGGCATTAGTGAGTTTTGCACAAAGTCGTGCATGTAATAAGGGCAAAAACAAATCCCTTTCCACCTACTAATTATAGCCCTATCGACAAGCGGTTAAGTCATCACCCTTTCAAGGTGAAGTCACGGGTTC